AGGCAGAGCTCGCTCAGGTGCATCTTGGTGCGGAAGATGGAAGCCGACGCGTAGCAGCGCGTCCCGTTTGTCGTGACCCTCTCGCGCAGTGCGGCGCAAACGTGCTGTTCATCAAGGGTCTGGTACATCAGTCCTGCTCCTCACGGTACGGCGACGTCGGGACAACCTTGAATGTTCCGCTGGTGAGGAGGTGGTCCTTGGCGGCGTGCTCGCCCTGGGGGAGGACGCCATGCTTGGCCACGTGCTGCGCGATGCTGGCCAGCCAATCCTCCGGGGAAATGCCGGTGCGTCCGGGGATCTGTCGGGCGAGCAGCGAACGCTTCCGCTCCGCATTCCGCACCTCGGCGTCCAGCATGTACTGCATGTTGTGTTCGACACCGGCCGGAAGGGTCTGGAAGCCCTCGATGCGATCCTTGGGGATGTCCAGTGTGGACACGAGGCCACTCACGGGGTTGAAGGCCTTGTAGACGACCTTGCCGCGCGAGGTGTTCACGCTCCCCGACATCTGCTCGGTGACTTCCAACTCCAGGTAGAACCCGGTGACACGCCAGACCCGTTCGAGCTCTTCCCAGAACCCGGCGGCGACCTTGCCCGACTTCAGAACTGCGCACTGAATCTGTTTCATTGGTCCTTCTCATGATGTTTGAACGTCTTCACCAAGGCCACCTGCGCGGTTCCGCCGGAGTTCTTGATGACGGAGCGGTAGACTTCGAGGTCGAGGGGATCGTGGATCTCAATGCTCGCCCACGACGGATTGGGGAGGTAGACACCAGACCCGTTGTTGCCGAGCACCGCCAGCGCCACTTCTTTCTGCAGCACAACCTGGCCATTGGCGGGGATGGTGATCTGGCGGTATGGCAGAGCGGCCGACGTCGCCTTGTCATTGACGTGGTTCATGTCCACGGCGTCTATGAGGCTGCCGCTGCCGGCGTAGGTGATGGAGGCGCGGCCGCCGATCTGGTTCTCGTTGAAGTAGACGCGGCCCAGGTAGGGGGCGACGAAAAAGGTCTTGTTGCTTGGCGGCCAAGTCAGCGCGCCCGTCCAGGATTCCGATGTGCTGTAGTCCTTCACCAGCATACCGGCGCCGCCGTAGGCGGTGATGGGGGCCTCGAAGATCCGGGCAACGCCGATATTGGCGCGCACCGGATCTTCGACGATGGGGACGATGTCGGTGCGGATGACGTACTCGCCGGATTCCGTCGGGCTCACGCGCCTGTTGACGACGGGGAGACGCGGGCCATCAGCGGTCGATGCGGTGTACTCGCTCATTTCAGTCCTCGTGCGGTTGAAACTATCTTGAAGCAACCGCTGACAAACTTGTTTTTCGTTGTCGGGTCAAAATCGTCGAGGATCTTCCACGCCCCTTCCTGCAGTGCGCCTTCGTGCAGCGCCAACCCGGAAAGGATGTCCGTTCTGATACGCTCTTGCAGCCGTTCCGCAAGTTCCACCCAACCGACTTTTTGTAGCGCATCGTCGATCGCTTTGGCAATGTCGGTGAACGACGCCGTACCTGCGGTCAATGCCGAATACAGGTTCTCGGCCACCTTGTTTTCTTTGCGCTCTTCTATCATTTTCACAACCCTCGCGGCAGTGGCCTCGTGCTGGCTGGCACGGATGACATTGACGATCTTGGCCGGGACACCATCAGTGTACCGATACACGGGCTCCAGCATATCCTTGTGGTAGGCCCAGGCGCACTTCTTCGAAAGCCTCTTCAGCATCACTTCCAGATCCACCAGGGACAGCGGGAACATGCTGAAGTCGACGCTTGGGATGCTGAGCCGCGATGTCGAGCACACGAAGAACATGTTGTCCGCCGTGTACTCCAGAAGTCCGAGCAGGCGCTCGCGCTGCATGAAACCGTCGTGCACGGATATTGTCACACCGCGCTTCTTACCATCCACGCGCCGTGTGACAAGCGAGTTCAGCACTTTGTCGGCGCGCATCCGCAGGTCCATCCAGCCGATGAACACCGACTGCAGCCCCATCGCCTCCACGCACAGCTTTGCGACATCACGCTTCAGGCACCCGGCGGGGCCGTGAAGCTGGATGATGTCGACGCCGTGCAGGCGGTCGGAGTTCATGGCGTCGAAGACCCGGCATGCTGCCGGGTACTCCTGGATTACGGCGTCCATCAGAATGCCTTCGGGTTTCTCGCAGCTTCTTCGGGTGTGCGAATACCGTAGAAGAGCAGGTTGAGATCCATTCGCACACCTTCAAGGATGTACATCGGGCAGTCGGTGTCGTGGAGCTCGTCCTCAGCGGCGCCGCACTCCACGCACTTGCCGTCCTTGGTGCGCAGATGCTTTTTGAGCCGCTTGCTGGCGCGCACGAAGTTGGCGGTCTTCCCGATGACCCGTTCTTTCAATACAGCCACTACAGCACCTCACGCGCGAACGAGGTCTGCAGAACAGACTCCCCGTCGCTGTTTACGAATATGTTGATGACCCTGTCGGCACCGATGGCGGCGGAAAGCGCCGGCTGGTGCGAGATCATGATGATGTTTCTGAAGAAGCTCTTCATGTGCGTCGAGAGCAGCAGCGCCAGGGCCTGCACGCCCTCATTGTCGAGACCGGAGTCGAATACCTCGTCTATGAAGAGCGTGTCCGTACCCGGCGCCATAAGGGAGAACGCGAGAGTTGTGGCGATGCGCACGCGCTGCCGCTCACCCGATGAAAGCTGCTTTACCTCTTTGTCGTTGACCTTGATGGTGATGCCGTCCTCATTGGCGCCAAGCTCTAGCTGCATCGTGGAGATCTGGCTGAGCAGGAAGTTGCAGAAGTCGTTAAGGCGGCTCAGGAAGATGTTGAAGTACACGCTCGGCATGACCTCGTTCATCACCACGTTGGCCTGCCGCAGGCGGCCCATCAGGCTCTCAATGGCGGTGATGGTTTTGGACTTCCGCGCGATGGTGGCGTTTACGTCTTCGAGACGCGCAGCGATGGTGCGGATGTTCTTCAGCAGCCGCTGCAGGTGCTCCCTGTGGTCGGCGACCTTGAAGAGTTCCTGTGCGCGCGCATTCGCGACATCGTACTCGTGGACGCTGTCACCGAGCAACTTGATGCGGCTGTCGAGGCCGGTGATCTCAATTCCGAATGCCGCCACGGCGTCGATGACACCCTGGATCTCTTCCTGCGTCACCGCGGTGAGCTTGCCCTGCAGGCGCTGCTGCAACTCCTCAAGGCCCGCCTTCTCGCGTGCAATGGTGGCTTCGAGTTCACCGCGGCGCTTCTCCAGCTTCTGCTGCTTCTCCGCGCCTGTGACGATGCGCTTGCCGCAAGCCGAGCACACCATGACTCCCTGGCAGGACGGACACGACAGCGCCTCTGCGGCGTCGTTCAACCGCTCCAGCACACCTTGCAGCTCCGTCTCCGCGACAACGATGGCGTTCTGGGTGCGCGAGATCCCGGAGGCGGCATCGGCGACGCGCTCATTGTGCTTGTACGCCTTCTGCACCCAGTCCGTGCCCTGCTTGACGCGCGTGCGCTTCAACTCAACATCTTCCTGGTCGCGCTGCCGGTCAAGGATGGCCTGATTGTACGCGTCGGGGGTCATGGGAAGCCCGACGGTGGCCTGGGCCATCAAGGAGTCGATGCGCCGCTTCTCGCTGCTGGCGGTGCTGCGAGCTTCGATGAGCGAGGTCTCGATCTCCTCGCGCAGGATGTACATGCTGTCGATGTCGTGGCTGACCTTGATCTTCTTGTCATTCAGCGTCTCAAGCAGCCGCTTATTGTAGGGCACGCACTTGTTGCGCAGGAAGTCGACCTCGCGAATGAGTGAGGTCAGCATCTCCTTGCGCTTGAACTCCTGCACGTCGACGAAGTGGGCCTGCTCCGCAGAGAGGAAGGAGAAGCTGGTGGCGAGCTTGACGCGATCCATGAAAGATGCGTCGCGAACACTGTACTCCTCGCCCTGCTGCTGCACCGACGTTCCACCCTTGCCACGCTTTATCGTGGTCGGCTTGCTGTCGATGGTGCAGTTGATGGTGACGCCAAAAGCAGCACCGGAACTGGTTCCGTTGCGCTGCAGGTCGGACTTGCGCAGGTTCGGCACAGCGCCGGTGAGGGCGTACTGCGCGGAGTGCCTGATGGAGGTCTTGCCGGCGCCGTTGGCTCCGAGCAGGACAGTAAGTCCGGGCTCGAAGACGAAGCTCAGCTTCTTCCAGGATCTAAAGTTTACTGCCGTCAAGCTCTGCAGAGTCAGCATTGCGCACCACGCTTCTGATAATCCGTTTCGTGAGGGGTTCTGTGCTCACCATGTCAAGGCACTCGTCGACGCGCATCGTGTTGTTCTTGATGTCCTCAATCACCAGGGCGATGTCCTTGTACGTGGCTTCCTTCTTCTCCGAGCGCGTGCGCGTCATGGCGAAAGATGTGGCGTCAGGGGCGTCGGAGTCGGCGGTGATGTTGAGTTCGTGCCGCACGTAGGAGCCATCAGCGTTGACGACGTACGCGAAGCGGTTGTTCTGGTACTCGTCGCTCCACGTGCAGGGGTAAGGGGAGCCGACCTGGATGAGCTTCTTATCTTCCTTGGCGATCTCCGCGTTCTTGTGCAAGTGGCCGTTGAAGAGCAGCGGCGCATCCGGCATGCCGTCGAGGCTCAGCGCCCATTCCTTGTCGCTGTACGGGTTGAGCTCAACGATGTCCTTGTGCATGAACGCCATGCGGTACTGCCCGGCACCCCAATCCTTGGAATAGTAAGGGAGGAAGAGGCAGTCGTCGACGACGGTTGGCTTGCTGATGACGTTGACTCCAGCCAGCTTGAATATGTCCAGCAAGGAATAATCGTAGCCCTTGATGGGGGTGTCGTGGTTGCCGACGATCAAATAGATGCTGCTGAACATCTTGAAAATGGCGGCAATGGCCATGATCTGCTGGATGCTCACCATCGTATTGCGGTCGTAGAGGTCGCCGAGGACGACCAGAGACTTGCACTGCGATTTCACGGCGATGACACGCAGCTTGCGCATGAGGATGTTGAATTCCTCAATTCGTGTACGCGGCAGCCGCTCATGCAAATGCGTGTCAGTGATGACAAGAAGTGGAAACATCGAACACACCTACTCTCAATCAGCTACAGGTAAAAGGGGTGCTTGTTGCCCGCAAGCTACAGGTGGTTTCCCTGAATGTCAAGGACAGTTTGTTGACAATATCTCACAGCACCTGTATTCATACGGGCAACACGAGAAACCGAGGTTGAGAATTTATGAAAAAAGTTGAAAGCTACCCCGTCACATGCGAGGTGCTCTTGTACTCCGCAAAGGAGCTCAAGGCGCAGTTCGGCATTGAGAAGGCGGTGCTGGATCTGTTGGAGCGCAACGGCCTCGTGCGCCCCGTTCCCGGACAGGGCGGCGCGCTACACCGGTACAGCATCTACGATGTCAAGATCGGTCTGGCCGCCATTGCGCAGAGCATCCCTTTGGAAGTGGTGTCTGCGGCCGAGGCCAAGCGCGGCCACGACCTATCAACTGCAGATGGGTGGAAGGCCGCCATCCGTCGCGCCATCATCGTGAACCGCAACATGCCCTCCCAGGCTCTGGCTGCTGCCATCTACGCCGCCATCGCCGCTGCGGCTGATGAGGTCGCGCTTAGCCAGGTCAAGATCATCGTCCCCGGCATCGGTCAGTTGCTGCGCGTCACGCAGAAAGCGCGTGTGTGCGATACCATGCTGACGAAGCAACCGATGCTTATACCGGCGCACGAGGTGTGGAAACTCCGTGTCTCCGCGCGCCTCAAGAAAGCTGTACGCCAGCAGACAACCAAGAAAACCCGAAACAAGGAGTAAGCAATGGCTCAGAAGCCCGCCAAAACCGCTAAGCCCAAGAGTGGCGCCAAGGTTTCCATGTTCCCCAAGGCCCATCCCGCCCCGCAGCCCGTGAAGGCGCCCATGACCGAGACCGAGATGATCGCTCGCGCCGCCATCCGCAGCGCCGCCGCCATCAAGGGCGCCCGGTGCGTGGACAGCAACTTCCTCATCGGGAAGCGCGTCAATGGTGGCCTGCAGGACGTGTTCACCATCATCCTGCAGCCCGTGCAGACCCCTGAAGGCGCCACCAACATGCGCCTTCAGCTCATCCCCTTCGTCCCGCCGTTCTTCATCCGCGACACCTCGCGCCCTGAGATCGGCGACCGCCACCTCATCGAGGTCTACGACGTCCCCGACGAAATCGCCGACCACTACCTGGAGAAGCTCGAAATCGCCGCTAAGGCTGCCGCTGTCGTTGCACCGGTTCTTGGCGCGAGCGCTCCGGCTGTTGCGGAGTAGCCGTCATGGCCCTCATCCGCAAGAAAGACATCACGGAGAAGCTCCTCACGACGTCAAAACGCCGTGAACGCATCGGCTCGCACGCCGCTGCCGACGACATCGTCACCGACGTCTTCAACATCATCATTGCTGAAGTCATGCGCGGAAACGATGTCGCCATCGCAGGCCTGGGGAAGATCCGTGTGAAGACCTACAAGGGCCGCAAGTGTCGCAACGTCCACACCGGGGCCGAGATGTTCGTCCCCCCGACGCTGAACGTGAAGTTCGACGTCGAGCCCGCTGCGAAGCGTGAACTCAACCGCGTCCACTGCAGCGGCGTATTCTCGAAGTAGCCCATAACGGGCCGGGGACGATAAACCCGGCCCACACCTCAGAAAGGAGTATACTGATGAAAATCACCAAACAGTCTGTCGTCGTGTTGGATTGCGCTTCGCAGTCCCCGGCCATGAACATCGAAGCTGCCGCGCGCACCTGCTACAAGAGCGAGGATCGCATCACCGAGGGCTCGGCCGAGACGCTCCTCGCTGCGCTCATCAAGCGCAAGCATTTCCCGATGCTGGAGTTCGCACACCTTGCGCTGTGCATCCGTGACCACAACCTGCACTTCCACCTCTCCAAGGCTATGGCCAGTGGTAAGTTCCTCGGCCTGCGCATGACGAGCAACTACGACGTGGTGGAACCGCGCGTGGAGAACTTCGGTCGCAAGGACATCGCCGACGAGTTCACGAAGTTACCGCGCTTCGTCATCTCTGGTAGCATCCGCGCCATGATGCAGCTCCTGGTCGGCGCTCGCGAGTTCGCCAGGAACGACAACGACCACAAGCTCATCACGCGCGCCGAGCGCTACCTCGGAAGCGAGTGCGGGTTCTTGAAAATCGTCGACGCGTACGATCCGGGGTGGCTGATGTCGGCCGCAACCATCATCGCCCGCGATGGGGCCTTCGAGCCCATCTCCCTTCTCAACCACGACCCCCGTACCTGGGAGCAGTGCAGCGACGAAGAGATCCGCGCCCACACCTACGCCGTGCTGCGCTTCATCACCGACCGCGGCGTCACCCACGAGATGGTGCGGCACCGCGTGTGCGGCTTCGCCCAGGAGAGCACGCGCTACGTCAAGTACGACGACGCCGAGTTCATCCTGCCGGTGTGGTGCAACGACGAGATGATGCGCGTCCACAACGAGGGCGGAAACCTCGAAGAGCTCACCGCCCCCATTGCGGATGTGATGTGGCTGCACAACTGCACCACGAGCGAATGCGGGTACGGCGACCTCGCGGCGCAGAAGTGGCAGGCCCAACAGGCTCGCACCGTGCTCAACAACTCCCTGAAGACGGAGATCGTCGTGGCGGCGAACCTCGAAGAGTGGGGGCACATCATCAACATGCGCAGCATCGGTGTCAGCGGCCCGCCGCATCCGCAGATGCAGGACCTGGCGCGCAAGGCCCACATCCTGCTGAGCGAGAAGTACGGTGAGTTCGTCCCTGCCGTCCCCGCTGACGGGCTCGTGTTGCAGCGCAACACCGACAAGGACTCCCTCACCATCCAGGCCGCTTACATCTAAGCCGTAGCGGCCGCGCACCCATCAACGCCAGTGTCTGTGAACCAGACACTGGCGTTTTTGATTGGTGTGTAGTCGTAGTCGGGGTTGCCGCTGCGGATCTCAGAGATGACCTTCCTGCGGAACGCCAGCATGCGCTCGCCAAGGCACGAATTCACGAACGCACCCTTGAGGGCGCGCGTCACCAGCGTACAAATGAACGCACCGCGATTCCGTATGCCGTCGTCCAGAGCCTCCAGGGCTATCTGAAGGCACGTTTCCCGTGACAGCGCACCGGTGTGGTCGGCAACGAGGTCGGAGAAGACCTCGCGCACCTTGGCGACTTTCTGGCACTGAGAGGGGAGGTCGGCGAAGTAGGCGTCCGCGCGCACTGCCCGGCGCGGGGCCTGCACCCCAACTGTGGGCTCAAGGGCGTTTTGGCTTTCCTGCCTTTCTTCTTCAGAAACCACCACGGCTGTTCCCGCCCCGCCTAATACGTGGTGGTTTGCAGAAGAAGGGGAGGAGGCGTTAGCCTCCGACTCTTCTGATGCAGTCTTATAACTGAGTCTAATATAGTTGTGTAACGTCTGTTCAGACAGTGTGTTTATCTGCCCATGTGATGGGTAAAAAGGCTCTTCTGACTTGTGTATAAATGCTCCATCTATGTCGATCAGTTTAGGGTCGCGGAACGTGAATCTAAACACAGGGTGCTTCAGTTTGTTTTCCGGGGTATTCTTTTTCAGCACCTTTATGACGCCGTTGTACTCCAAGTCACGCAGACGCGTTTTGATGCAGCGCAGCGATATTCCGAGGTCGGCGCAGATGTCTTTGTACTTCGGCCAGACATCGCAGTTGCTGACATCGTGGTCTGCCAGATACGCGAACAGCAGCTTAGTGCCCGGTGTGAAGTTCGTCAGCAGCATGAAGCGCGGCAGGCGCATGAAGCGAAAAAGCCCAGTCGGGTCGAATGGCTCTCCGAACTTGAGATCCTTCGCGGCGGCGTTGTTCGTGCACGCCGCCCAGATGGGATGCCAAAGCAGGGTGTAGGTGAAGCCGGTTCTGGTAGACGTTCGCTTTGCGGAGAACAGCCCCATCTTGCGCAGGTTCCCCATCGCGACACATACGGTTTTGTTGGAGCGTATTCCGCAGAGCTCGTTTATCTTTATGAGCCTGGGGTGGCAGGTGCCTTTATTGTTGGTGGCGAGGCTCAAAATTGTGGAGGCTACCAGGATTTCGTTTGACCTCGAAAGTTGCTGAGAGAGCCCTTTCGGTATGGCGAGAAAACTTGAAATCTCCAAAACTTTTTTCTTGCTTTCTGCGTTTACGAACGGTATAAGCATTTCCGTAAGCTCCTGGGGTTAGGGGTTTTCGCCATGAGGGCGGGAGGCGGTCGGTCGCTTTCCGCCCTTCCCTGTATCTGGCGTCCGCTAACCCTTACGGACACCGTGGCGACTACGTTGGGCACATTTACATACTTGATAGGCACTTTGTCAACCTTTTAAAAAATTAATGTTCGTCGGCTCATCTAAAATGGTGTTGACAACTCCTCGTACACGGCGTAAATATACGGCTGTTTTGTTGATGTAGCCACTTTCGGGCTGTAGGAGTTTTCAAGCAATGAGCAACCTTCGCGTCATGGGGATCGACCCCGGCGTCACCGGCGGTATTTCCTTGTTCGGAGTCGATGACGGCAGCTACGCCGTGATTGCGATGCCGCACTCCAATGAGGAAGTCGCACTCACCATCCAGCGCTTGTCTCGGCGCTGGAACATCGTCATGGCCGGTATTGAACGCGTGCAGAGCATGCCCAACAACGCCGCTGCCGCGATGCTCAGTTACGGAAAGCATAGCGGGTTCATCGAGTGCGCGTGCCTGCTTCTCAACATCCCCCTGCGGAGCTTCGTCCCGATGTCGTGGCAGAAGACCGTCACCGGACTTCTCGCTGAGCGCCCGAAGCCTCCAGAGAAGAAGGGTGTCGCGAAAGCGCAGCTCGCCGACATTGAGAAGGCGCACAAGGCTGCGCTGGCCGCGCACCGCAAAGCCACCAAGGCGCGTAGCATCCAGATCGCGAAGTCCAGGTACCCGAACTGCGCCCGGCAACTCGGCGCGCAGAACAAGGACGGCCTCGCGGACGCTTTGCACATCGGGCGCTACGCGTTGTCGCTGTACCGCGAGGGGTAAGCTGTGAGCCGCTTCGAGACCATTCATGGATACACATCCATCAGAGATGAGCTCTTGGAGTGCTGCATGTGCACCGTGTTATCCCGCAGAGTTTCTTGGAAAGGCTATATCAACCCAATAATACACTCTGAGATTACAAGTATGACGCTGTCTCCGAGTGGTGAGACTTTGTACATAAGCGACGCTCTGTACGATGCAATCGAAAGTACGCATCTCGGAATGTGGGCGTGCTTCATTCCAGGTACAGACCGCGACATGAAGGGGCTGATACCGAAGCCGCGGCGGGTGTACAAAGAGATACTGGAAAAGTTGGATAAAGAGTTCTGGACATGATCGACGGCAGATACAAACAGGAGGCTACATCAGATGAAGATTGATCCCAAGATGATCGCGGCGCTGCGCCGCACGTACAGCAATCCTTTTGACACTGATGGCCGCGGTGATGTTGTCAGCACCGGTGTCGCCGGGCTCGACCTCATCATGCAGGGCGGGTTCAACTTCGGCAGCGTCCACGAATGCTTTGGCTTGTCGAAGACCGGAAAGTCGCTCATCATGCAGCTTTGCGCCAGGAAGGCGCAGCAGACCTACGAGGACTGCATCGTTGTCATCCTTGACCGCGAGAACGCCTACGACCCCGCGCGCACTCTCAGCCTGGGCCTGGACCCCGATCGCACCGTCATCATCCCGTCGCGCAAGATTCCTTTCGTTGAGGACTGCTATATCGCCATCCTGGAGACCATGTACATCATTGAGGCCAGTGTTGACGGTGACAAGAAGAGTGAGAGCGAGGACGAAACTTTGGATGCCGGCGCCAAGGGCGGCAAGTCCTCGAAGGGCATCGGCCGCAACTTCCGCAAGACCAAGAGCCCGCACATCGTCTTCCTCATCGACTCCATGCCGGCGTTCGCCGAATCCGAGAACTACGTCGAGGACATGGGCCGCCGCGCCAAGGCGTGGCATGCCGTGTTCCGCCGCCTCATGGCCGCCCTCGACCCCCGCGTCATGATTATGGTGAGCAACCACATCATCTACAAGCCCACCGCTTACGGCGACGGCGAGTCCAAGACCACCGGCATCGCCATCAATTACTACCGCGACTGCGGCATCAAGCTCTCCAAGCTGTGGAAGATCTTCGACGCCAACGGTGTCGTCGTCGGGGAATGGCTGGGTGCAGAGACCGACAAGACCCGTCGCGGCGCCATGTACGCCGCCACGATGTTCCCGGTGTTCTTCAACAGCACGCCGACCAGCTACTTCACCGGCATCCTCCCGTACTGCCAGTACCTCGGACTCGCCGAGCTCGCCAACAAGACGGGTTGGGAGAAGGACCGCGGCAAGAAGAACATTTGGCCCAACTACCGCATGTGCGACAAGGCCATCAGCGAGCGCGACCCTGCGGCGCTCGAAGCGTTCTGTAAAGAGCACAACGTCTTTGAGCTCATCAAGGCCAAGGAGTCCGATGTCTACAAGAGCGTGAAGGTCGCTCCCGTCACAACCCCGGTGGAGGAGGTTGCGCAGAAATGAGCAAGCACGTCGACCTGCGGGTGCTTGAATACGACGCGCGGTTCCTCGCGGCGCTCAAGGACTTCTCCGACGACTACGTCGACGAGCCGGAGAGTAGCATCCTTGCTGTCGCAGAGCCCGACGTCGCCGTAAAGGTGTGGCAGTCCGCCAACCGTTGGGTGGACAGCGGAGCCGCCTGGGGGAGCAACATCCCCGGCATTGCTGTTGACTGTGTGGGGAGCGCGCTTGCTGTGGCCATTGAAGCCAAGGTCATCAACATCCCGGCGGCTGTGCGCCAGGTCGCGATGTCGGCGCGTTCCCGCAGCGGTGAGCTCACAGAGTCCGCCTCGGTGCTCAATCGACGCATGCAGGCCTTCTTGATGTACACGGCGATGAAGTGCACAGCCCCTGGCGTTCTTGTCGTTCCGGTGGCGAACCCAACTAAGGTGTACCCGCTGGACATCTTCATCACCCCTTACACCCTTGTCGCCAACGGGCACGTCATCATGCCGCACGCGATGGTTTGTGTGCGTGAGAACAAGTTCCTCACGGCCAACCAGGGTACGGGGACGCTGCAGCTCGTGGAGATCGACAAGGCCGACGGGCTGACGCAGAACTTTGAGCTCCCTGGCGACGATTTCGTTGCCGCCTTTGTCCTGCGGTTTCGCAGGATGGTGGCTGACGACATGTACATCCTGCACAAGCACAGGATTTTGTCGACAGCCCTGACTTACTACGCGGAAATGCGAGGTCTTAATATTTGAAGGTTCGTCAACTTTCGTGTTGACAATCTGTCGAAACGCCCGTATCTTTTCGGTCATCGGATGAGTGCCTGATAGTTGCCAGATTGGATAAACACTAACCGCAAAGAGAGGTCATCATGGCTGGTTGGAATGGTGCAGACGATTTCAAGAAGAAGCTCGGCGGCAAGGGCGAAAGCGTCCCCTGCATGTACAAGATGTTCGGCATCGACGGGTGCCCGCATTGCGCGAAGGCGAAGGCGCTCTTCGACGAGAAGAAGGACGATGAGGGGCGTAAGGTCTACTTCAAGAAGCAGATCTACGCGCTCATCCACATGATCGAGTGCCCCGACACCGGGAAGAACAACAAGATCCTGCTTTCCGCGCTGCCTTCGCGCCAGGTCGAGCACGTTCTCAAGAAGGTGCAGGAGACCGATCCCGATACCCGCTGGAGCACCCCCACGGATCTCGCCACCGGCCGCATGCTCGTGCTGAGCAAGGACAAGGGCAACGACGAGTACCCCGTGTACGGCATCGACATGATCGACAAGGTTCTCCCGCTCGACCCCGCGTGGTGGGAAGCGACCAAGGTTGCGCTCCCGCGCGTCGATGACTTGCTGAGCCTGCTGCGCGCGGTGAAGACCTTCGACGCCGCGAACTGCTTCTCCCCCACTGCGGACATGAAGGAAGGCACCAAGGCCAAGTTCCGCTTGCTGCCGGTGCCCTTCGATGAGAACGCCGTTCCCTTCGGCTGCTTGCTCATGCACTACGTCCCGGCGCTCACTCCCTGGGACAAGGCCTGGGCGGACGTCCAGTTCGATCCGCAGCGCCACGCTGAAGTGCTGCGCGCCATCGGCAACCAGGGTCCGGGCTGTGCCGAAGACGAGGCCCCCGGAATCGGCGGCATGCCCGGCATGCCCGGCGCTCCCGGCCGTCCCTGGTAAGCATCCGTTTTAAGGGGGCGGCTGCATACGTGGCCGCCCCCACAACCCAATCTTCAGAAAACAAAACAAAAGGATGAACTCATGAGCACGCGTACTTGTGGTAATTGCGTCAATAAGGCTGTTTGCGGCGCTGTGTCCGATGATGACACCCCGGAAAGCATGATGTGCGAGGACTGGACGGATGCTGCCGCCGCTGGCCAGCAGAATGTGGCCGCCCAGGCTCCCGTGACCCCCGCTGCGCCCCCGGCCGCGCCTCCCGCTGCTGCGCCCCAGGCCCCTGTGGCTCCTGCTGCGCCGCCTGCTGCGCCCCCGGCCGCCGCTCCTCCTGCTGCGCCTCCCGTGCAGACGCCGCCTCCTGCCGCGCCGCCTGCCGCTCCCGGAAACCGCATGGCCACTCCCCAGGAGTTGCCGGATACGCCGCCCCCGGCCGCGCCTCCCGCCGCCACTCCCCCGGCCACCCCGCCCGTGCAGACGCCTCCCCCGGCTGTGCCACCCACGGACAACGAGTCCCCGGACATGGAATGGAACCCGTTCACCGCCGAAGTCATGACGCGGTACGTCAAGCCCAAGGTGCTGCGCCTGCAGTTGGAAGCCCAGCGGCTCGGCCTGGACCTTACCGGGATCTCCGGCGCCAAGGCCTTGCACGAGACCATCAAGAGCTACCAGCCCGCGGCCCAGGCTCCGGTCCAGGCCCCTGCTGCACCTCCCGTGCAGACGCCGCCCCCGGTTCAGGCTCCGGTCCAGGCCCCTGCTGCACTTCCCGTGCAGACGCCGCCCCCGGCCGCCGCTCCCGCACTGGTTCCGCAGACGTTCAAGGATAACGCGGCTGTCGCCATGTCCTTCAAGAACTGCGGCGGCAATGCCGCTGCTGCGGCGCTGTTCGGCGTCGGTGACATGCTGCACGCCCTGGAGGTGCAGATCGCTGAGATGCGCGGCGCCTACAATGCCGCCATGCGCGTCCTTGAAGCCGGCGAGTAGACACGCGGCCACAGCGTAGAGTGATTCAACGGGGCTGCAGGGATTTGTTTTCTTGCAGCCCCGTATAAATTTCAGAGGGTGGCGCGATGGACGACGACAGACGCAGGTTGCTTGAGGGTCTCCTTACGGAGATCGTGTCCGACCTGGCGCAGCCTCCTCAGATAGTTCCAATCCCGACGTCAGAGCACGAACTCGTACTCATCAAGACGTTTGTTCGCAGAGACACAGTTCGGCTGCTCAACGCCCTTGCGGAAACCTACGGGGTGAGGCGGGCAAAAATGGTGAGGTGTATCTTAAATGCCGTGGGGAAATACTTGGACAAGGCAACTCAAGGAGTCGATAGAGCGGCATTACTCAGCGACGTTCGGTCGCGAGTTGGTAGTGGATGCGGTGGCGCTGGAGGAGTTCCTGCAGTCGAAAAAGCTGAAGACTGAGCAGGCGGCGTTCGCGCACTTCTGCCGGGTGATGAAGCACTACAAGGACAAGTATGCTTTTGTTCCGCGCTTCTCGCACTTGCTGTCGGCGAAGATCCCCACTGTGGAGACCACGGGGTGGGAGGCACGGCTGTATTCGGACTTCCCTGGGTTCTCCCCGGTGGCGTATGTCCCGGCCAAGTCGGCGCTGAACGGTGACGTGGAGTACAGCGGCCTCTTTGATGCCCACCGCAGTGCATACTTCTTTGAGTTCGCCTGCAGGATCTCGGAGCACCCGCGTCCCTTGTACTGCTACAACGCTGCGTACTTGGTAGAGCGCCTCATCTTCTCTCTGGCCAAGACGCGCAACCAGACCAGGGACCGGCTTCCTGTGGCCAGAGCAGTGGCGGCGCACGGCATCCTTATGGGGTTGCGCAAGAGCTCGCGCGACACCAACAAGACGTGGCGGTACGTGCACTTTTCGAAAGCGCTCGTCCGTCATCAAGTAATCCAGCTTTTTGGGCAGTATTTCAACTTCTGGGAATTGCCCAAAATGCTTATAGACTCTGAGTTTGCTTCACAGATTTTGAATTGCAGGTTGACTCCTGCGCACAGACAAGCTATCTACGATGTGCTTTCCACGTATGGGTACACGCACAGGGCTTACCTCCCGTTCATCATCAGAACCAGAGGGAACTACATCCTGCGGTTGGCTTCCGAGAAGTCCGCCTGGGAGAAGATGAAGCCCGACTTCGTTTGCGAATACCCATTTTAAAGTGTTCAACGTAACGGAGGCATGATGGGACCGGAATTCATCGCGTATGCTGTTCCTGAAACAGGGGATGACCTGTTTTCAGAGATGATGCGCTACTACTGGCAGTTTACGCTCAGCGACCGCGTCATCAGTGAGGACTTTGCTGCACGTTTCAAGGACGGGCTCATGAACGGCGCCAGGTCGCTACGTCACATACCAGAGGGCGGTATGCGCGCGGCAGTGCTGTGGTTCCGCTTGCTGTACGGAGAGCTTGATGGATAGCCCGCTAGACTTTGTGAAAGATCAGAAGTGGGAGCACCGCATGGAGGGCGACCAGATCGTCGTCAAGGAATGCCCGCTCTGCCACTCCGACGATTTCAAGTTCTACATGAACGTGAAGACGGGCATGTGGGATTGCAAGCACCTTAACAAGCACGGGGGCAACCTCAAGTCGCATGGGAACATACACGGGCTTCGTAAGGCGCTCGGCCTGACATCCGACGTGAAGACGGCTGCTGTGGATGAGAAGTTCCGTCCGCTCGGCTACAGCGAGCACAACATGGTGGAGCAGGCCCACCTGCGCCTGATTGGCAACCCCATGTACAAGCAGACGCTCATGGATGAGTGGAACATCACCGAGGAAGCCATCCGGCATTTCAAGCTCGGCATCAAGCAGCGCCACGACAACCGCATGTGGCTGGTACAGCCGCACTTTGTCGACATCGGTGATGGGGAAGGCGAGCGCCTGTACTGCATCAAGTACAAGACGTGGTTTGGTGAGAAGAAGGAGTTCGCGCGCGAGACCGGTGCGGCGTCGGTGCTTCTGAACGAGAGCCTGTTGCATTCCAAGGAGCCCATAAAGCAAGTAGTGCTGTGTGAGGGCGAGAAGGACGGCATCGTGGCCTGGAGCAACGGTGTCAAGAACATTATCGGCATGACCGGCGGCGCAGGCACGCTCAAAGGGCGCTGGTTCGATCTGCTGGAGCGCGTCGAGGAGATCATCGTCGCGTACGATGGTGACATCGCTGGTGCTGAGGGGACGCAGAAGCTCATCCAGCGCCTGGGGGTGCACCGCGTGAAGATTGCGGAGATCCCTGCCGGTGAGGACGTTGCGGACGTTGTGGCCAAGTACGGCCCGGAGCGGCTGCAGACGATCCTGCGGTCGGCCAAGCTGCCAGAGATACCGAACGTCCATTCCATCGCCGACGTCGCCATGAGCATGCTCACGACGGACCCACCACCGGTCATCCCGACGTACTCCATGCGGCTCAACGACATCCTCAATGGCGGCTTCCGGTCCCCGCAGCTCATCACGCTGACGGCACCGCCGAAGATCGGCAAGACCAGCTTCGCCATGTCGCTGGGCCTGGACTTCGCCTGCCGCGGCATCCCCACGCTCAACTACTGCATGGAGATGAGCGAGGAGGACATCACCACGATGGCTTGCGGGATGTACCTCGGCGTGGGGCGCAACCCGACGAAGGCCGACTACTGGGCGTTCACCCAGGAGGCCAGCCTTCCACTCTTCTTGGGCTTCAAGTCCTCGATAACCGTCGAGGCCCTCATGCAGACTTTCAAGGACGCCTACAGCCGGTACGGCCTGGGGATGATAATCTTCGACAACATTCACTATTTGGTGCGTAACGTCTCCGGCCGTGAGGGAAAGGTCGAGGCGATGGAAAACGCCTACAAGTCGCTGAAGATCATTACCATTGAACTGAAGATACCCATCATCGTCATCGCGCAGCCCAAGAAGATCAACGTCTCCAAGGGTGCAGACATGAACTACTACGACGTTGCGTGGTCGAGCGCCGCAGCATCGGACTCCGACACCGTTGTCATCCTGCATCGTGACCGCAGCCAGGACAGTGACCGGTCGTTCTCACAGAGCATGATGGTCAAGACGGACGCAGGGCGCTTCACACAGGGCGGCCGGGCTTTTATGCAGTATCGCGAGAAACACGTTTCGTTCCGCGATTTGAGCTACGGTGAACAAACCAGCATGGAATCGTAGGTGTATGTCATGGTTGTGACTGAAATAGCAGACAATGTAATTGTATTTGAATTCTCACGTGGCGATCATTGGACGATAAAAAAGAACATGCGTGTGCGCGTGAAGATGCACGCGCTCCCCGTGGACATCGTAGCAGCTTTCTTTGGCAAAGACACCGATTGGCTTAATGCGAATATGGAAGAGGAGCACTACTGCAACGGCAGGACTCCTCGCGAACTCATCGTTGCTTGCAATGATAATAAGGTCTGGGGGTGGTGCGCTTTCGGCAACGAGTTCACAGAGAGCCTTGTGCATCTCTGGTACGACTTCAACGCGCCTTACGACAGGATCGCTGAAGACGTCATGGAGATGATAGCGCACGAACAAGGCCATCTGTATGGTACTCCGCTGACGCGCTACGCCGAAGAAGAGAAGCGTGCGCAGTCTTACGGTCGCATTGCCGTGATAGCTAAGAAGATCACTGCGGTGCTGGTGCACGAGCCCACGGGCTACGAGAACATGGATTGGAGCGACCTCATGTTCGCGCTGAAGCAGCACACGGAGTTGCTCGTGGATCTCGGCGAGGCCGGTGTGCACAACTACAGCACGCAGATTGCGGGCATGACGCGTGAGCTGCAGCGCCGGGTAGGTATGGAATGAAATCCGAAGACTGCCTGAAGTGCAAGTACGTCACCCAGATCAGCGTTGGGACACGCGGTGACGCCACGACGTCCGGGCTCCTCATTGCCACGGAGTACCCGCAGAAGCGCGATGCCAAGAAGGGGTACCTCTTCGCTGGCAACGACGGCGACATCCTTTTCAACACCCTGCGGAGGCACATCGACCGCAACAGTTGCTATGTCGTACCGATGATCCGCTGCCAGCCCCCGGAGCGCAAGTTCCCCGACTCCCCTATCGCGCAGAAGTGCTGGAAGCTGTACGGCGAGGAAGCGTTTAAGCAGTACACGGGGCAACTCATTCTCTGCGTGGGGTACTGGGCGATTCGGATGCTCACTGGCCGCGAGATGAAAGAGGTGCACGGCAAGGTCATCGACTCCGGTGGCCGCCGCTACGCCTGTATCGAGCACCCGCAGATGTACGTGAAGAAGTTCGTGAAGTGGGAGAAGACCGAGGCCGGCTACTATGCCCCGGCGGCAGGCACCCTGGAGCGCGCAGAGAAGGCCTTCAGGCAGAATGAGGGGTCGACTATCGCCGCGCTCTACAATGACTTCTCCGACATCAGGATGGACGACAAGCCGGAGATACCTTTCACGCGTGTCGTCAGCATCGACGAGATGGTCAACCGCATTGACGAGCACCGCGGGAACATTCTCTTCCATGACTACGAAACCATGAGCACAGTTCCTCCGGCGCAGGCCAATGGGCGCACGGCGCTGGATTGGTTCTACGGCGCCGACTACGTGCAGCCGATGTGCACGGGGTTCACGTTCTTCAACAATATTTCCGAGATCGGCTACCGTGAGGGTCAGCACACTGTAAACTACGACCGCAACAAGGTTTGCGTCCTCACGGTTCCTCTCGAAGAGCGTGTCGCCAGGGCGATGCAGCAGTGCAAGATCATGGCCTTCAACGCCAACTACGATACCGGCGTCACGCTGGTGAACACCGGTATCCGGCACGACATCTATGCCGACCCGATGGACGCCGCCTACGTCGTCAATCAGGCCCGCAAGAAGTACAATCTGGCCAGCCTCGCTTTCGAGCACGTCTCGGAATTGGCATCCTGGGCGGGGTCCATCAAGACCGGCGGAAAGAAGTCCAAGGGTGAGAACTACGCCAAGATGTTCCGCCCCGACTTGTGGAAGTACTGCGCCGGTGACTGCGTCATCAGCATGATCCTGTTCTGGAAGTGCCTGGAGAAGATTTATCAGGCCAACCAGGACTTCCTGTTCTGGACGATCATGTGCGGCACGCGCACCATCCTGCGCGACATGGAGGCCCGCGGGGTCAAGGTCAACTACGACGTGCTCCCGCAGATTCAGGAAGAGTTCGGTATCAAGCTCGTGCAGACCGTCGACGAGCTCGAAGTGCAGCCGGAGGTGATGTGGCTGCGCGAGCAGGGCACGATGTGGAACCCGAATGCCAGTGGCCAGATCCTGCGCATCTACAACGACTACCTTAATGCGGGCCTGGAGGGCACGGGCAAGGAGATCCTGAAGGCGTACAACGAGAAGGTGCACGACGAGGGCCACAAGTTCACCAAGCTCATCCTGGACTACCGCAACTACTCCAAGCTCAACAGCACGTTCGTTGTCGGCCTGAACAAGCGCCAGCAGAACGGTATCGTGTACGCGTCGTTCAAGACCAACACCACCGACACCGGCCGCAGCTCGTCTGGTGGCAGCGACACCGTCGGCCTGGGGAAGACCAACCAGATCAACATCCAGAACATCCCTCGCGGCTCCTCGATGCGGCGCCTGTACCGCGCGCGCCCCGGACACTACCTCGCCTACGCCGACTACTCGCAGATTGAAGTCCGCGTTGCCGGGGCGTACGCGCATTCCAAGGAGATCTACGACGTCTGCGTTTCCGACGCCGACTTCCACGGCATGATGGCCGCCCTGGCGTTCAAGATGCCCTACGACGAGGTCATGGCAGAAGATGAGGCGATGGACGCCGCAGCAAAGCGCGGAGAGGTCATAGGGACCGGCACGAGCACACGCACGCGCTCCAAGGCCATCACCTTCGGCTTGCTGTACGGTATGACCGCAGAGGGCTTGGCGAAGCGTCTGAAGCTCTTCCAGCCCGACGGCTCTCTTGACCTGGCTGCCGCTGACGCGTACATCGTTGCCTACTTCGCCGGTATGCCGAGCGTGAAGCAGTTCATCGACGACACGCATGCCTTTGTGAAGGCCAACTACCACGTTCGCACGGTGTTCGGGCGCATCCGCAAGTTCGACTGGATCAATGGCTCTGCGCTGCGCAAGAGCGTCAACACGCTCGTGCAGGCCACGGCGAGCGACATCTTCATGCTGTCGCTGCAGTCCACCGCAGCAGTGCTCAAGAAGCGCAAGTTCGTGGTCAAGGTTGCCGGAACAGGCCCGATGGCGGACGTCCTTACCGTGTCCAGCCCCGGAGGCGCGGATCTCGGAACCGTCAGGCGCATTGTGAAGCCCCTGTACGGCAACCGCGTCCACCCCTGGGCGGAAGTCCACGACGCCATCACTTGGGAAGCCCACAAGAGCATCCCCAAGGATGAGGTGCACGACATCATGGAAACCGCTATGGTGACTGGCGTGCGCACCATGTTCAAGCCGGTAGACGAATTTCTTGGAGACATCCCCCTGCACATCGCGTTCAAGGGCGTCGAAGTGTGGGTGTAACCAATCAGAAGGAGGACGGTATGGAAGAGACCAATTTGGAAGAGATGCGTGCGCGCATCGAGGCGTGTGCGGTAGAGGCGAAGAACGCGGAGAAGGCCCTGGAGATGCGCAAGAACCGGCTGTACGCCGCGAAGATGGCGCTCGCCACCGCGACAGCGCCCTTCAAGACCGGGGATGTCGTGACAGGCCTGAAGGGCGACCGCATGCCCATCGGTGTCGTCATCGCTGTCATCCCGCCGCCGGATTACAAAGACCCCGACCACGGCGCCGAGTACAGCTACGCCATGCGCAGCGTCAAGAAGGACGGCGGCATCGCTGACGTCTACGTCAGCCCGCTGCGGGTGTGGGCGTCGATCCCGACCTTGCAGAAGACCGGAGAGATGATCGTTCCCGCCGAGGCGCTGCTGGCCTAGAGTTGACAAGCCCGTGTGATGATGCAAAAGAATTCGGGGAGGTGAAGTATGGCAGCGACCTATCCGAGTGACATAAAAACAGAGCACCCATTCTATGAGGCCAATAAGGCAGATTGGGAGCTCATCTACGCCGCGTTTCATGGCGGCTCGGAGTTCATCTCTTCGACCTACATTGTCAAGCACCCCCACGAGAGCAAAGAAGCCTACGACGCGCGGATATCCCGCGCGTTGTATTTCAACTTTACGAAGCAGGCCCTGACGAAGATGGTCCGCCTCATCATGATCGAGGGCATCATCCGCAAGGGCGTCACCGACTTCACGCAGTTCCTTGATGACTCCAATGGCTACCAGACCACCTTCGACGCCTTCATGCGCGACGCAGGTGTTGTGGCGGCGCTGTACGGGAAAGCGCACATCCTCGTCGACTACGCGATCAGCGAGGAAGAGAACGACATCACCTCCCTGGCGGACATCCTCTACGGGAACATTTACCCCACGGTGGAGCTCCTCACGCCGCTGCAGATGACGAACTGGAAGCGCCGCCGCCGGCGCGGGTATGAGTGGTGCATCTTCCTTGTCAAGCGCATCGTCGAGGACAAGGAGAAGGACGTCTACATCAAGGTCGACTACGAGAACATCGAAGAGGTCGACAGTGACGGCAACGTGGTCTCGGCCTCGTTCACGCACGGCCTCGGCTACTGCCCGGTGTTTGACCTCGCGTACGCCGACGTCCACCGCAGCGACATGCAGCGCGGCCTGGGCACGGATCTCGCGTACGCCGCCAAGTCCATATTGAACATGACCTCGCTGGCTGAAGAGGTTGCCAACCGGCACTCCTTCACGCAGCTCGCGCTGCCCGACGACGGCGCCATAGAAGAAATGCAGGCCCGCCAGAGCGACTACATCGACGTCGACGCCCCTGGGTACTACGACTTCATCACCAGTGGCCAAGACCCCACGCTGCAGCGGCTTTCGAACAGCACCGTCATGACCTTCCCTGCCAACACCGGCCACCCGCCGAGCTTCATTTCCCCGGACAGCAGCCAGCTCGCCGACATCTGGACGATGGCCAAGGAGTCTGTTGACATCGCGCTGTACCTGTCGGGGATCACAGACAAGGCCGGAAAGGTGGACGCAGAGGGTACGGGCGCCGTGCTGCTGGAGCTCGCAAAGAACATGCAGGAGGTCGAGAAGGCCATCCTATACACCGTCGGCGCCTATATGGGCGTGACGCCGCAGATCGACGCTATAGACGTCGTGTACCCGACATCGTTCTCCGTCCTCCCCTTCGCGGATTGGATGAAGAACTTCTCCAGTGTCGCTGGACTTGCTACGGTGAGCGAAGATTTCAAGCTGGGTATCCTGAAGGGCATGGTGCTCACCATGCCTGGGAACCTCACCCAGAAAGAGAAGATGGCCTACTCCGATTCTCTGACCCTTGTCGCACCGGTGGTTGAAGAGCCAACCGGCGGCAGCGGGTCAGGATTCGGTAGCGCATAGCCTGCGCGTATTCCACACGCAGGAAATCAACATGAGGAGCATGGACATGCTGCGCAAGAAGAAGAGTTCCCGGAGTCTGTTTTACCGTTTGCTGCTGACCGCCCTGATGCTGCCCGTCATGGGTGTGATGGCCATCCCGCCCGATGGTGATGGCGCCGGTGGTGGTGGTGATGGCGACGAAGCCGCCAAGGCCGCCGCGGAAGCCGAAGCCGCCAGGAAGGCCGAGGAAGAGGCCAAGAAGGCGGAAAACGACAAGACCCACATCCCCCGCGAGGAGATGCAGAAGGTCATCAATGAGCGGCAGGCCGCCAAAGAAAAAGCGCGTGCTCTGGAAAAGGAGCTCGTTGATGTCAAGAAGAAGGCCGGCGACACCGAGGCGCTGACCGCTGAGCTGGAGAAGCTCAAGGAACGCGACAAGAAGCTCGCCGAGATGGAAGCCGCCGAGGAAGAGCGCAAGATCAAGGACATGACCGAGATTGAGCGCCTGAAGCACGAGAACGAGAAGCTCAAGGGCACCGTCGGCGAGTTGCAGACGCAGGCCGAAAAGGCCACCGCGGAGATCACCAAGAAGATGCAGGATCAGATCGACGGCCTGTCGGCGCAGAACAAGAAGCTCCTGGAGCACAAGCTGGGCGGCGAGATCATCGACGCCGCAGCGAACTCCGGCGCCCACAATCCGAAGGTGCTGGTGAAGCTGCTCAGCGACCAGTTCCGCGTCAATGAGGACGGCGAGTACGTCGCCGAGGTTGACGGACCCAAGGGCGGCAAGCTCGAAAAGAGCGTCAAGGAGATCGTGGAGACCTACCTCAGCGACACCTCGAACGCCTACCTGCTGCAGCCCGGCAAGGGTCCGCGCAAGGGTGCCGAGCCCGGCGATGGCCCGACCAAGAAGGACAGCGAGTTCAAGGGCAAGCTCAGTACGTCCGAGAAGCGCGACGCCGATATGCGTGGCATGACGGAGAAGGACTACTACGAAACCGTCATCGCTCCGCGCGAGAAGGCCCTTGAGGGGCAGCGCAAGAAGCGCGCCGAAGGCGGCAGCCCCCTGCTTCCTGGCCAGCTCAAGATGGCTGACCGCTAAGCCAGGTCAAAGGGCAATAAAAAAAAGGGCCGGAGGAGTGATCCCCCGGCCCTTATGTTTTGTGCGCGTTTTAGTCACGGTTTCCCCATGTCTCGTGCTCTACCGATAGCGCGTCCGCGTAGGCGTCGCCTTGCGCGTACGACACACGCTCCGCGCGTTCCATGTTGCAGTCCTGCTGGAACCCGACGTCGTTCTCCAACACCTCCTGCAGCATCTGCTCTGCGGCCGCCGGCCACAGTTCGTCCATCGTTGAGGAGTCGCCGGTGCTGCCGATGCTGTCGAGATCGCGCATGGTCTTTTCGGCTCTGCACTTGGCGAACGTGGCGGCGACGTAGATGGGGTTGCTGGGGTTGGGCGACTTCAGCAGCCACAGGATGTAGCCGGGGTCGACCTTTGTGACGTGCGCGATGCTGCAGCCATCCCATTTGCCGAAGTTGATGATCGTCGTGAGGGCTTGCGGCATCGTCTTCGGGATCTCCGCGCGCGGTGCCGTGGAGAGCTTCGCGGACTTGATGAAGCTGTCGGCGTTGTTCCAGGCCATTGCACTACTCCAGGGGTATGATGATAACGGGTTGCCGCCCAAAGCGCACAGCCTCTTTGGTGCTCTCGAAGAACACGTCGATGCTCTGGCGCTTGTCCTTGTGCATGACGTCCTCGACAACACGCTCACCCAGGCCCGGTATGAGCACGCGCTTCCCGCGTAGGTCGTGCTCTTTGAGCAGGTCGCGCGACACCGCGATGGTGCGCCCGCCTTTGGCGCGCGTCTGGGTGGCGGTCTCCCAGGGGTCGCCGTTGGTCTCTGAGCGGCGCGGGCTGTATGCGGTAGCCGTCACGAGGTGCCCGGTGAGCACTGCTCGGTTCTGGTCGGTGATGGCTTCTTCGAGCCGGATGATGTCGCTCTCCATGCGCAGCGTGCGCTTCGTGACAGTGCGCAATGCGGTCAGCGACAGTATGAATGAGGCGATGAGCATTATGAACGTGAGCACTCCGAGTGCGATTCCTGCCTTCTTTAATTTACCCACTCCAACCTTCCTTGTTTGGCCGGGTGCGCATTGCTGCCACACCCGGCCGTTCACATCAGTGAGCTACTCAGGAGCGTCCGCAGCAGCGGCCGCCTGCAGCATGGTGGCAGCGAGCTCGTCGGCGTAGCCGCGTTCGCACTCAGGCGCCGAGGCCTCCAGCCACACGTCGATGGCCTTGCGGGTCTTCACCCACCTCGCGGTGAGGCGGGTCTTCACGAACAAGGCGTACATGTCATCCATGAAGTTCTGCGCGACGTCAAGCAGCGCCATCTTCTCCATGAAGGGACTCTCGTTGAGCACGCTCTCGCCATTGAGCTGGATGGGCGGGGTTTTCACAGTGATCGCGAAGGGCTTGGCGGCGTCAATGTCGTAATCGAAGGTCTCACCGTTGCGGTCCACGCTGAGGCGCATCTTGTTCACGGTGCGCTGGAACTTCCACAGGCCGTACTTGACGTCGCTGAACTCGTTGTCTTCCTGGCTGGTCTTGGTGTCGACGCTGCTCACGACGCTGCGGCCACTGAATTCCACGACAGAGACCTTGCCCTCAACCTGCGCAGCGTACTCGCCGCTCTGCAGGGTGAAGTTGCCGGCCTTGTAGGTGTCGGTCTTGTACCACAGCCAGAGCAGGAAGTCGCAGTACAGGGGGTACTCGACGCTGCCTTCGCCGACGTGGATGCTGGAGAGCATCTCGGTGACGCCGTCACCCATGATGGCGACAGCGGCGTCGGAGGGGGTGACGACCATCGGGAGGGATTCGAAGGTGGCGTGGAAGAGCTCTTCGAAGTTCAGCATGTCGGCGTTGCTGGTGCTGCCGAAGTAGATGGTGTTGCGGGCGCTGTCGTAGACGCACTGGTAGATCTTGGGGACAGCGGGGATGCGCGCGAGCAGCCGCAGGTAGCACTGGTCCTTGATCTCCTGCTTGCGCTCGCGCGAGAGGAAGTCCTTGCCGCTGCGTTTGATCTCCTGAGCGATGGTCTTGGAGACCTCGTTGCGCAGGACAGCAGCGGGGACGCTACGCTTGTCGAGGCGCATCGCCCAGACAAGGAAGTTCCCGGTGGCCACGCAGCTCGCGGAGAACGTGGTGTCGTTGATGTCGAGCGCGCTCGTCCACCCCAGGCTCTTGGTGTCGCTGCCCTCGTCGATGGGCTTGAAGGCCATCTTGCGCAGTCGCTCCTCGAACTCGATGGTGGTGAGCTTGGAGAGCACGTCCTCCTCGATGGAATACCGTGCGAAGGCAGATTTCCTTGTGGTGATAGGCATGATGGGCTCCGTGGTTAAAGGATGGCGAGAAGGACGCGCCGGGCCTCGTCTTCGAGGTGTGCCACCCAGGCGTTCGCATCTGCGGTTTCAGGGAAGTCCCTGTTGGTGACGACGATGTCGTATGTGAAGTTCTCGACGTTCATGTCGGCGTCGTTGTTGGCGCGGCCGCTGTTCTCGCGCTGCACGAACAGCGTCTTCGCGTTGAACCCCGGCTTTCCGCCCATGCTGGGCGTCCACTGCATGAACAGCGGGCCGCCGAAGGCTTCCTTGAAGCGGGCAAGCTCGGCGGGCTCGCGGCTGTCGACGAGCACGATGCAGTCGCTTTCCATGCCGTCAGCGATGTTGAGCGCGCGCTGGACGTACTGAAAGGAGCCGTCCATGTGCTTCGACCACGACATCTTCATCTCGTGCAGCATGGCTCGCGCGGCCTCGTCCTTGGTGACGCCGTCCCACCCCAGGACCATCAGCGCCTTCTTGGGAAGGTCGACGGTGGAGATCTTCAGGACGTGCACGTCCTTCTCCCTGCAGATGACTTTGAGGGCGTCGGCGAAGCTGTCCTTGCCCGACAGCGGGTAGCCATTGACGAAGAGGACGGCTTTAAGCATTGGTGGTCTCCCGGCGGTCGATGTCGTCGAAGTCCGGCACAGGGATGCTCTCGGCGTCGGTGTAGGTCTGGCAGTGCGCGACGAGGGAGTCGAGGTCCAGATCCGCAGGCGCCTCGGTGGACCAGATGACGGCGACAATAGTGAGCTTCGTCTGCACCTGTTCCCAGGCTTCGGCGGCGTTGTCGGCCTCGACGTAGGAGAAGATGGCGCACGTGCCGTCAGCGCTCTTCGGGCCGTTGATGAACACCGGGGGGATGAACCCGCCGTTCTCGAAGTCGATGGTGTTGATGGTTTTCAGCAGGCGCATGGACTGCTGGGTGTTGACCTTGTAGCAGAGAAGGAACGGTTTGATCTTGCGGTTCTTCGTGAACATTCTGAAAGCCTCCTTGGGTTATTGTTTCTTGTCCGATCCGGGTGCGAGCCCAAAGTCCAAAATGCGCTGAGCGACGTCGGCGTCACCGGCGAGGAACAGGCCGCTGCGCTTAGCGTTATCGTTGATCTCTTCGACCTGCGTCATGTAGGCGCGCAGTGCGAGGAGGTTGTCGAGCAGGAACTCAGCCTGCTCGGCTTCTTCCTGGGAACCCTTCGGGCGGGCGCGCATCTCCTCGATGTACGCGTCCAGCGTCCCCAGCCCGATGCCACCCATAAACCCGCGAATCTTTATCATCTCCTCGACGATGCGCATCCCCATCAGGAGCAGCTTGCCGCGGCGGACTTCAGCGCTATCTTGCATCAATGTCTCCTTGTAGCCACAACGGCCTTGTTGCTGACGTACGTTGCCATGATGGAGCGTGTCATCTTCGCCTTCCCCTTGGCGACGTTGATGAGCATGATGTCCGCGGTGTCCTTGGTGAACAGGAACCACACGTGGACCTTGTTGACCTGGCCGTCGCGGGCCGTGCGGCATACCGCCTGTTCGATGATGGTCGGCGCCCAGTCCGACTCCACGAAGATGTTCTTGTTGCACATCTGCAGGTTCAGCCCGGCGTTGCCGGATCGAATCTGCATAACCAGGACGCGCACCCGGCCCGCCTTGAAGTCGTCGATGACGCGCTTGCGCTGTGTCTTCGAGGTCTGCCCGAAGATGCACTCCGCACCAGGGATGGCCCGTGTCAAGCGCATGGTGGTCTCCTGGAAGTACGTCCAGATGATGAACTGGTTGTCCGGGTACGCCTTCATGATCTCCAGGGTCTTCGCGAGCTTCGGGCTGGGGAACTTGAGGATGTCGTCACCGGCCTTGAGGAAGCCGCTGCTGACCTGCAGCTCCTTCATGACTGCCGCCTTGAGCTCAACCATCGACGCCTGCTCCTTACCGCCCAGCAACTCCTTGCGGCGCTGGATGCTCAGGTAGCCCTTGGCGATGTCCTCAATGGCGCGGCGCTGTTCGTCGCTCTGTGGGCACTCCACAAAGCTCCTGGTGACATCGACGTCCTCGGAGGTCGAGGACTGGATGATAGCGCTTGCGATGACGCGGTTGTGAATGATGGTCTCGTTCTTCGCGAGGAAGAACTCCTTCTGGAATCCGCCGACGAACTTCTTCTTGAAGTACGTGGACTTCATGTACTCGTAGCTGAAGTTGAACGCGTAGGGGTCGATGATGCTCATCTGCGGGAACAGGTCGTCGGGCTTGTTCGTCATCGGCGTGCCGCTGAGAACGAACCGGTAGTACATGTTCATGTCGATGAGCTCGGCGATCATCGCGAACGTCTTCGTCTCCAGGTTCTTCGCGCGGTGGCTCTCATCGAGGATGATGCCGCCGAACTCTTCCTTGTACGGCAGCAGGTTTTCGAGCTGCTCGTAGTTGGTCACGATGATGTCGGCGTCGAGGTCACGGGTGTCGGGGAACACGTTGACCGTGCACTGGAAGAACTTGGGAAGCTGTGTCTTCCACTCGTCCGTGACCGACTTCGGGCACACGACGAGGAACTTGTTGTTGGGAAAGCGCTGCGAGAGCGGCGAATACCGCATCAGGTAGTTGGCCCAATATCCACCCAGGAAGGTCTTGCCGCGCCCCATGCCGAGGAACATCGTCCCGCGACCGAACGTGGCGCCGATGGTGAGCGGCACCATCTGCTTCTCGCGGATCTGCGTGCCGGGCTGGAAGAAGTCCGTCACCGGCTTCACCAGGATGGGGTTGGTGAGGTCGATGTTGCCGGTGCGGTTGTAGGTCAGGCACATGTTGGAATAGACGTGGTGAAAGCTGCGGCACTTCGCGCGGTAGGCGCGAGCCGCTTCCGTGTTGCTGGATTCCTTGAGCAGAAAGCTGCCCTTATCGGCGGTGAACGTAAACATGTGCCTGACCTCCTTTGTCGCGGAGTCCTTACTCCTTCACAGGCTTCGCAGCCTTGAAGGAGTAAGAGACAGCCCCGACGAATGTGCGAATGGCCTTGCGCTCGTTGAGCACCTTCAGTTCCTGGGACGTAGCTGCCTTTTCGAGATCGGTCTTCGTCACCTTGGCGACTTCCATGAAGCGCTTCTGGCCAAGGACATCCGCGACGGTTGCGGCGTCGACCTCGTACTTCATGGAGGTGGTCTGCGTGAGCACGCCGAGGTTGGGGGCGTCCCAGACCTGCGGGGCGTACTTGGTAGCGAGCACCTCAGACTTCAGTGTGTCAAAGCGGGCCTCCATCGCCTTGATCCCCACCTTGAGCTCGGCCATCTCCTGGAGCTTTTTCTTTATAGGTAAGGGCAAAGGGGACGTGGCGGCGGTTGTTGTGTTCTTCGACGACATAGCGGTACTCCTCGTTTAGGGTTAGGGTGAGAACATTTACGAATGCTTTTTCGTGAAGTCTGGCGACACGCGCAACTACTGCGGCGTCGCGGTCGGATTCCAACCAGCGGTAACGGCACTTGCGCCCATTGCTGTAGAGGTTGGTGATATTGACGCCGCATGCCGTGAGGTAGCTGCGAACTTTGTAGGTGTTCACCATCGCAATGAGCGGCATGCGGTCGTTTGTGATGATGCTTTGCCGCGCCACTTCCATGAGATCTAGAACCGCACATTCCCCCCACTGCACACGCAGCTTTATTCCGAACAGCATCGCTTTCGGAGCGAACAACATGCAGTGAGTGCCATGCCCGTATACGCTTGTTCGTGTAAGCCCAACGCGCTTGTAGGCCCAGATGACGAAGTCGCGGCGCATAGCTGCTACCCGGCGGTGCGCTGCCGCAAGAGCTTGCGCAGCCGTGCCATGATCTCCACTTGCTTCTCCGGCTTCGGTGAGCGGTGGCCGCCCTTCCAAGCGTTGATGGTGCCGTACGGGACTCCGAGGTACTCCGCTTTAGGCAGCTCCGTCACCGTGAGCCCTGTTGCGGTCAGATCGTCCACTGCGCCGGAGAACTCAGCGGTGAACCCCTTTCTGGGTTTGGGAGCAGTGGCGGGAGCGATAGGCCACACCAAGCAGTAGGGTGCGAAGGTTTCAGATCCGTTCTCCCTGATACGACTCACGATGGTGGCGACGTCCTCGCTGTGCGGGGTCTGCCACCCGGCGAGTCCCATGTGGAGCGCCACAGCGAGCCGTGCGTCGAGCAGTGGGGTTCCAAGCGCACGCGCTGTCAGGACGACAGCGGCGACGAAGATGTTCTTCCCGCCGCCGGCCACACAAAACTCGTCAGTATGCCCGGTGGTGTGCATTGTGACAGCCATGCGCACCACGGTCTCAGCGACATTGAGCACCGGGGAGCAGTCCCCGATGAGCTCAATGAGGCGGTCAATGTTTGGCGTTTCGTTCATCGCGCTCCACCTTTTCTATTTCTTGAACAGCCAGTAGCCGATGACGTACACGATGAAGAACAGCACGTATCCAACAACGACATGTCGCATCATGGAGATGACGCTGTCGTACAAGGAGCGATGCTTGCGCTGCGCCCATGCCTGCCCGACTTCGCCAGTATACGCGGCCAGCTTATCTTTTGTCAACCAGCGCAAACCGTCGAGATTTGCGCGTATTTCAGCCCACGTCTTGCGCATCTCTTTTACACCTCCAGAGGGGTGCGGCCGGAGTGCAGCACATCAACAGGTTCTGGCATGATCGCCATGCAGGCCTCGCAAACCACGTAGAGTACTTGCGGGTTTGCTTTCGGGCTCACGAGGATGAACGGCACGCCTTCTGTAATGGTCAGCGCGTCAGCCGTGGCGACCATCTTTGCAATCATTTCTTCCGCTGGGGTATGTCCCACTTGATCCTCCTTTCGGGGTTCCGGTTGCTGACACACGCGGCGATGCCCAGTTTGTTTCTGCGGTCTCGCACTGCTGGCGGCGAGCACCCGACGAGTATGGCGAGCTCGGTGTCCTTAATCGTCCCCAGCAGGGCATCCCACTTCGTCCAGTCAACGACTGCACGATCAAGTGCGAATGCCGGTATGCTCAGCTTCTCGCGGCGCTTGCACACCCGTGACGGCGTGCATCCGATGCGCCCCGCCAGGTCGACGTCGGTCACGGTCCCCAACAGCTTGTCCCACACCGTCCAGTCGATGTAGGAGCGCCAGTTCTTCAGGCCCGCCTTCTTTCGCATCCTGGCCACCTTGCGTGTCGAGCACTCTGCGGCGGCTGCGATGACGGTGTCGTTGTGTGTGGCCAGCATCTCCGCGATGCGCGCATCCGCTGGTTTAGGTGCTCTGCTCACTTCCTACTCCTCCAGGCAGTTGCCGTGCTCGTCGAAGTCGTACACCGAGATCTCGATGAACTCCGCGTACGCCGCCGTGTGGTCTCTGCCGCCGGGCATGACGAGGCCGAGGCGGTCACGTATGCTGCGCGCGGTGCGTTGGATGAAGTCGTCGTAGTGGTGCTGCAGCCGGAACAGCGCCGTCATTGCAGACTCACGACGCTTGTTGTCTGGGGTGATGGCGCTCACGGCGACTCTGTTGTTGGCCATGACTCGGAACTTCGGGGCGTGCAGGTGCTGCGCCGCGAAGAGCACTTCGTGCGGGAGCTTCGTGAACTCACCGAGACCGTGCACGGCGACCGCATCCGCGTTTGTGGCGTCGAAGTACACGATGTCGGGGTTGATTCCGGCATGGCCGAAGGCGGCCTCGATGCTCAGTATGGTCTGTTGCTGCACATGCTCGTAGAAGCGCGGCATCAGGAAGACGTCGGCGCACTTCTGTGCTTCCGCTGTGAGCTCCTCGTACATCATCTTGCACCTCTCAGTTCTTCAAGCACGCGCGCCGCCTTGATGCGTGCAGTGTTGAGGACACCGGCAGTGGCGCGCTCGGCGTGTTCCTTGTCGGGGGACTGCGCTGTTGTCACCAGGAACACCACGACGGCATCGCGGTAATGGGAGACCGCGCGGGCGATGAAGGCGTCATCGCTCTCGCCGTTCCTGGTGACGCGGGTCAGCATGGGGCCGTTGTAGTAGACCACGAAGGTGCCGTCGCTGGTGTGGTAGTCCAGGGTGATGAGGATCTTGCTCTGAACGGACTTAGTTTCAGCGACGCGCATCACCGGCTTCGTTTCCCCGGCGCGGCTCATCGTGATTCGTCTTCTGCTCAGCATTGTCGTTCTCCTTGCGCTTGGCGCCGTACGCACGCAGCGTGGCGCTGTTGATGTCGTCAGTGGCCAGGATGGCGGCGAAGTAGGCGTTGATGGCTTCATGCAGATTAGGCTTGTTCATTGCTCCTCCATTCTTGCAGGATGCGCTGTCCGATGAACTCCATGACTTGGCGCACCATGCTGTTTCCGAGCATGCGGTAGCGATGCCCGTTTGGCATCATCTTGCCCTTCGTCCAGGGCACCAAAGTGAACCCGTCCTCGTAGCCCATCAGGCGCTCACACTCCGTCGGTGTCAGCCTGCGCACACGCAGCCGGTTGCGGAGATCCGCGTAGGATACGATGATGTGCTTCGGAGGGTCGTGGCGTTCGTCCCAGCCATTCAGGTACGCCGCCAGGTCGGTCTCTGTAAACGTGGGGGCCTCTGCGGCGCTGTGAGGGTTCGTACCCTTCACGTAAGCGATGGCTGTCGGGTTCTTCGCCCCCAGGGCGGGGCAGATGTTCTCAGCGGCCGCATATTGTGTCGAGCTCATGTTGCCGGGGAAGGCCACCAGCAACGTGCCGGCCTCGAAGTCGCCGGGGTTGTGGGTGCCGCGGTTGGTTGTGAGAGCCGGTGTTACGTCGATAGGCCCTTGGGTGTTATTTCCTCCGAAGGCGAGTGTGCGCCCGACACAACCGTCAGTGCCAAGTCCAGCAGCGTCGGAAGCTGCTTTTCTGCTGTGCTCGCGCGATGGAGGATTCCCGCACAGGCCTTCGGGCTCAAATAGAATTCTTCGGGGGTCGCATCCTCCGCTTCTAGGACAGCCCACAACGAACACACGCGAGCGTCGCTGGGCGACACCGAACCATTGTGCGTCGAGAACTCTCCAGGCAATAATCCTTTTGGGTCCGACAACCCACCCCGCAGGCGGCCACTTTGGAACATGGCAGGCGCGTTTCTTGTCCCACTTCCAGAACTGCGAGCTCTTGCCTTCTGCGGGCCGGTCTCCGGGAGTGGCGGGGTCGTCGTCCCCAGCGAGGTATCCGATGAGGCATCCGAATGCGTTGGTGTGGTCGCTGAGCACGCCGGGGACGTTCTCCCACACGAACGCTCCGGGGTCGATTTCGTCAGCGAGCCTGACGTAGTGCAGGGTGAGGTTTCCTCTTGCGTCGTGGAGGCCTTGCCGCAGTCCCGCTTTGCTGTAGGACTGACAATTGTGAACAACGATAGCATCGGCGACATACGAGTTGTCTTCTTCGACTTCAAAGTTGTACACCTCCTTAACTTCGTTTGTTTCGAAAACACTGCGAACTTTACCCCACATGAACTGCTGTGACACAAAAGCGCTACGCGACTTTTCGTACATAGACACAGAGTATAGCGGCTTTTCGTTAACAGCGCGACCCTCTATAAGAAGCCTTCTCTTAGGGTAGCTTAGTACCACTGTGGTACTTACTCCGAGAGACGCAGCGATAAGGCGGACTCCTACAACCAAAGATTTGTTAACTGTGGCTATTTTACGAACAGTACCTCCGCCACATTTTTGTATTCCGACGCACCCATCAGCGAATAGATAGCCGTCGAGGAAGGCTCTTTTGTTCTCTTCTGACTCTCCGAAAAGCCACGCCGGTATTGTCTTGCCGGAGCACCCTTTACCGAAGTTGTCTACGAGCCAACGTGTAAGTGGTTTGGAACTTATTTGAAAACGTACAGTTGTACGTTCTTGTGAAACGCTGGCGTGCAATCCTGTAGCCGCTATGCGCTCAGCTAAGTAGTGCTGGTCTTTCTTGTTTCCGCAAATGCACACGTAACCTGACGTTTGCCCTTCTGGGCGTTTACTACGTTGCGCATCGCGCACCCACCCGTCGCCTACCCACGCCCCGACAAGCCAAAAGAAGTCTTTCCCTAAGCTCGTAGGCATGTTTCGGCCTTCGTGGTTGCGCGTGTCGTCTATTTGCGGCGTACCTACTTCAGAGACCGCAGTAGGTGTCGCCCAGAAACGACCAAGCATGTCTCCTGCGTTGGCCCATTCTGGATCTGAAACTATTTTGTAGTTGAGCGTCTTACCTGCGCGGCTTGTGGCGCTGAACTTTTTAGTACGACTCCAGAATGGGTGCTCCCGTGTTGTTTCTAGCCCGTTGTGACCCTGGCCGCGCAGAATTACTGTTGGCGCGTTTTTACGCATCGTGGCAGTTACTTTGCGCCATCTGTTTTTATGCGTAAGCACCTCATCACCTACGACTACCGATTCGATAGGTACTAGCCCGCGTTTGGCGAGTATGAGTGTCCCCGCAACGAAACAGGGAGTGCCACCAACGAGAACATCGACAAGGCCACGATACGCTCTCCCGTCGATCTCGGTCATGTCGCCGAGGTTAGGTGTTGCTGTGTAGCGGTGCCGGAGCACAGCGCATGGCGCGGCTTCTATCTCAGAAAACGCCACGGCTGTGAAGTCCGGTTCCTTCCAGGCCGCGCTCGCGCAGTCGATGCCGCTGCACACGGAGAGGAAGCGTAACGGGTCCATCACACCCCCAGTTCGTGGCCGTGCTCGATGAGCTCATCAGCGACATCAGAAGAAGTCATGCCGTGATAGCAGTGCCGTGACGCCCAATCACGAAGGCGGGCGTTGCGCGCCCGCTCGGTGTCGTAGCGCTTGGCTTCCTTCTCGTTCTCGAACACCTTTTCGTCCGCCGTTTTGTAGGCGGTTATTACTGCGATACCCATGTCGGTCCCCCTTAGAGCAGTTTTGCTGTGCTCAGCCATTTCGCAGGGCCTTCGGCGATGATCTCCTCGGCGAGTTCGAAGTCCTCGACGAATTGTCCGATGAGCTCTTGCGCGTACTTCAGCCACCGCTTCGGCGGGCTGGTCTTGCGGATGGCGCAGCGCACCGCCCACTCCATCGTGACGGCCTCGCGCCAGCCCTTGATGAGGTCGTAGAGGCCTTTCGGCCCCTGGCGCTCACGCTCCCAGAACCATGTAAGGCTCACCGAGGAGCTTGCACCGGCGCCGGCGTTACCGACACGAATGCGTGTCGACTCCATCAGCATGACGATGCGGTCATCGGGCAGGATGGCCAGCAGCCCGTCCTCGGTACGCTCAAGTTCTTCAGGCTGCGGTGGGTAGCCGTACTTGTCGATGATGCTGCGCTGTAACTTATCGTCGGTCACTTCTTCTTTCGTTATCATGGTACCTCCGGGGGTTAGTACTCATCTTCGATCCGTATGGCGGGGAACACCCCGTGCATGTGCTGTGTCTGGTAGTTGTTTTCCGCGCAGGATTCAGACACTGCGCGGAGAGTGGCGTTGGCGATGTCCTGCATCTTCGTGGCGTGCCGGATCTGTGCGCGCTTGCGTGCCCTGAGACTTTCCAGGGCTTCTTCCGGCGTCGGGTAGGCGTACCGCTTACGTGCGGTCTTGCTCACCCAGACGTGGCACTCGCTGCTTTCCATCCAGTGGCTCAGCCACTACCCCTTGGGGGTCTCGCGCACCATGTAGTATCGCGTCATGTACACCTTCACGCTGCCATCAGTTAACGATACCGCATCGAAGCGGTAGAAGAGATCACCAACAGCTACGTCAGGCATTGCAGTCATCCTCCGTCGGTTTGCTGGCCATGTGCAGGGACGCCAGCACCTTGGCGATGTCGCCCTTGCTGAACAGGCTGCAATCCGTCATCATGTTCATGTAGGCGCTGAAGTAGGGTTCGAGTGCCCTGGGGTCGCGCTTGCAGCAGGAGACGATAACGTCCGAGACTTCGCGCTCCACGTCCGTTGTGCCGTTCTTGGAAGGCCTGGCATCTTCGAAGACAGGGAACGAGAACTCCGCGCACGTCTTGCGCCGGATATCGTCTCCCGGAATGATCTTCATGCATGAGGTGGCATACGAGCAGTTCACGCACACCCTGGCGGTGCGCATCAGCTTGTCGAAGTCCTCGCACATCATGGCTTCCGGTGTGTCACTCTCCTTGACAACAGCACACAATGAGAAATTGCAGCAGTTGCCGCATTTGCGCTCCTCACTCATGGCAGCTACCGTCCTTCCACGTGGCCATCAAGGCGGCCCGTTACCAACCATGCGGTCATGTACCGCATGAGCTCCTCGACCTCAGCGGCGTCGAGGTGGTGGTCGCCCAGCCAGAGGCGGCTGCTTCCGGGGATGTCGTCGTGCCGGGAAGTCCCGTCACACGCCGACGACTCCTTGATGATGGTGATGTCGCAGGGCTTGCCCATATGCGAGATGGGGTTTGTGACGTAGTTGAATCCGCGGTCGGTCTTTCTGAGCTTCATTGCGTGCTCCTTCAGTACGGCGCCTTGGCGCCGGGGTAGATGTTCTTGCAGTTCATCGGAATCGCCGAGTGCACGTAATTCTTTGTATGCCCGTGGTCGGTGTAACCGTTTTCGTCGGTGGTCCGGTAGGTGATGATGGTGTCGACGACCGGCGTCAACACCTGCGTGAGCTCACCCTTGTCGTTAATCAGGAACTGCATTCCGTACACGCACACAGCGCGTATGGTGCGCTGCGAGTCCTTGTACACGATTGTTGCGTCGTCATCAGCGGCGTACCCGAAGGAGTAGATGAGGCAGATGACGATGGCGATAAGCGTGGCGATGAAGTAACGCATTATGCATCCTCCTTTTCTGTTTTGAACTTCAACTCCGGTATGACATCCTGTTCCCAACCACGTACCGTCGACACGTGGATGCTCTGCGTGGTCGTGATGACTACGACGTGGCCGCACCAGTACGGGTTCTCCGTGCAGTCGCGGATGAACTTGAGGGCCTTGGCGGGGTCTGTAGTGCGCCCGGCGAAGTCCTGATGCGTTCCGCGCGGATCGCCGTCCTCGGATTCAGCATCATACATGATGAACCACGCATCATCGGCGTACACTTTCCGCACACGATGTTGCTGCGCATCACGTAGTTGCTTCAGCATCTCCTCGGTGTGCACGAATATGGCGTACACATTCCCCGCGTTGTCTTGCAGCGCGCACTCGCTGACATCGAAGGTGCGTCCGTGCAGCTTCTCGAAGTGCAGCATCATGTCGTTGACTTGGTGCTCGAACATCACTGCCGTGAACTTTTTGGTCAGGCTGTTGAAGCACGGCCGGTGGACGTCAACTACATATGTGGCGTCGGAATGCTCTTTCACGTAGGACTTTAGGCGGTATCCCATCGCTCCTCCTTTTCTTCAGGGTAGTGCGTATCCAGCCACTCCTCTATGTTTTGGAGACAGATGTTCATTGCGGCGCGGTGTTTGCGCGCTGAGGTATGCGGGTAGCGGTCCTTGATTGCGTTCATGGCGTCGCACATCTCCTGTGAAGGCGGCGAGCTGAGGATGTTGATATCACGCAGACGCGTTTGGCTTTCGTAGAATGCGCAGAACTCGCTGTCGTTTTTGCGATGCTCAGCTATGCGATTCGCTAGGTGCTGCACGCTTTTTTGGTGCTCCGTCGCTTTTATCAGTGCACGCCCGGCATGGCGCAGAGCATCCTGTAGCCGCAGCCTCTTGTTTCGCGCCGAGATGACGTGCAACAAGTAGGCTACCGCTGCGATGCCCAACACAATGAGCGCGATAACTTTTGCGGCGGCCATCACAACACCTTACTGAGCGCCTTGAACCAGCAGTCCACAGCCATCTCCGGTTCTTGACTGCAAAAGGCGTCACCGTGCTCGCATGACGCGCTGTGTGTGCGCGGGCAACCACGGATACTGGCCATCGTGACCGCGGCGTCGCGCAGTCGCCGCATCTGCCCCGCTTTCTTAGCATCTGCGCAGCCGGGCAACGCCGTGTATATGAGATGCCCAAAGTTCGCGTTCGTGGGGTAGAGGAGGTACTTCGCTGCGGCGTCAGCGGCCGGATGCGCTATGTACTCCACGACTTTCTCCGGCGGCGGGGCCTCGTAGTTGCGCAGCGCATCGGCGTTGCGAACCAGCCGGGCAGCGACGGCCTCCAGCAATCCGGCGCTGCATTTATTCCCGAACTTCTCAAGGGCCTTGGCCATGTCGTACGAGGACATGCGGTTGTAGTCGTTGCTCATTGCTCCTCCAGGTGCAGGGCACCGATGTGTGTAGTGGTGCGCATGACGAGTTGGTTGGCCAGCTTTTCACCGAAGCGCTTCTTCATCGCGGTGACGACCCGGCGCATGTCCGACGTGATGTCGTCGCCGTATTCCTTCGACGGCGCGGTGGCGCGGAGCTCGCGCAACTCAGCGAGCCTCGCGACCTGGCTGGCCAACCAGCGCAGGTCGTTGTCCTGGGCCTTGCGGTAGGTGCGTTCGAGGTCAGCAGCTTTCATCGGCGTCCTCCGCGATTACGCGGCCGTTGAAGTAGCTCGCCAGGGTGGTGCAGGAGCGTTCCTCTTTAGGCAACAGGTTGCACGTGAAGAAGACGTCGATGTGCCCATCACAGTCTTCAATGACCTCGATGAGTTTCTCCGGGTGCTTGCACGACATCTTGATGGCGACGTCGTGGTATTCGCCGAGGCGCTTGATGAGTTCCGGGATCGCGGCAGGCGGGGTTCCGAGCTTGCCGTCCATCCACATGAGGGCCTCTTCGAGACTGCGCTGGTGGGTGCAGCCGCTGCGGCCGGTCTTGTTCAGCCACGCGTTGACGTTCCTGGCGGCGCAGATGAGGTGCTCGACCTTCTCCAGGAAGCGCTTCACCGGCACGGCGCCGTTCCACGTAGCGGGTTCGCCCTTGGCGCCGGAGATGAGCTGGTAGATCTCATGCACCGTCGAGGAGTGGCAGCGCGCCTCCCCGGAGTGGATCTGCGCTTCCAGCTTCAGGCGCTCGGTGAGGTCGCGCAGCTTTTCGTTCTCGGCCAGCAGGGCGCAGACACGCTGCTCGACCTCGTTGAGGTCGACGGTGATGAGCCCGGTAGCGGTGTCGTAGCTGACGTTGACGTGGGTATCGGAAAGGCTCTCGCAGAGCATGGAGCCTTGGCGGCGAGTGGTGCGTCTCATATCTTCTCGACCTCCTTGAGGATGGTGGTTACGGCTGCGGTGTTGCCGGCGCGGGCCTGAGAGGATGCGGCGGCGATGTGCCCGCGTATTCTTCCCAACTTTTCCAGTACGACCCCCAGGCTGGCGCGGGAGTCGTCGATGTCGCGTTGCATGTTCTTTTCGCGGTGCTGGTAGTTGCGAACGTGCGAGCGCATGCGGCTGATGTCCCTGAAGGCGGCTTCGAGGGCCTTGTAGAGCGCGGGCGAGCACATGTAGTCGCTGTCCGCGATGGTCACGCTCTCTGATGTGGCGTCGTGGAGTTCGCGGCGCATGTGCGCGATCTCGTTGCAAAGCTCCCGCAGGTAGCCGGGGCGCTTGATGTGCGCGATGTCGGCGGCCTCAATGCTCTCGCCGTTGTTGGTGTACACGTGCTTGCCGTCCTCAGACACGCGGTGGATGATGACGACGCGGCGCTCGGATATCTGCAAGGCGATGTCGTCACGTATGAACTCAGCGGTCATGTTCACGCTCCTCTATGCGCAGCGCGTCAAGCGCGCTTTGGAAGGCTTCGTCAGTGGCCTTGGAGAGCTCGGCGCGCACGCCAGGGATGTCGTAGACGCTCTTGAGCATGAGCTCCAGTATAAGCACCCGACGCTCCGCGACGTGCCGGGCGTCCATCTCCGCGATCATGCGCAGAAGGTCAGGGTGCTCGACGGCATAAATGATGTTGTCGAGCTTGCTGATGATGTATCTCTGCGCGGCGATGGTCTGATCGCGCTTCGCCACAGCATCTTTCTGGCAGATGATCTCGGCGCGCAGAGCGGCCATGTGATCTCCGAGAGAGGCAACATAGCCCATGAGCTCACGCATGTTTTCGTGTGCAATGGCGCAGAAGGCAGCATGGTAGTTGCTGTCGAACTCCACGGGGTTGTGTCCGGGGATGGTGAGCATCCCGTCGGTTTTGTCGGCCGCCCACCCCTGCGAGGGGCAGTTGTTCCAGGCCCGCCAGACCTGTCGCAGCGCATCAGGAGCGTCCGGCATGGCGGTAAAACGGTCCTCGTGGGCCTTGCACGCTGCGTGCGCATCTTGCAGCGCTTGCTCGCCAGCATCGTCGGTCCAGTCATGGCCGGGGATGGCCAGTGCAAGCATGTTCTTCATCGCCATGTAGAGCTTGTGTGCGCTCATTGTTCCTCCGTCACGGCTTCTTCGCCGAGCTTGGTGAATTTTACCACGAACTCCGAGTACTCGCGGCAGAACACGCGGCCCGTGCGGTCCATGTACACCGCCATGCGCTGCCCGTCCTGTGCGTTCGTGGCGTTGGTGGCCTCCGTGTACAGGACCACGTAGAGCTTCTTGTTCTTGTCGTTGCGGTAGATGTTGTCGCTCACCAGTTTCTCCCCGCGCAGCACGCGCTTGTAGCGGTCCAGTTCAACTTGCAGCGCAGCGCCCGCGCCGTTCTCGCCGCGAATGTGCGCCCACACCTTGCGGAGCAGCACCTGCACATCGCGGACACGCATGAGGCCACCGCCAGGGCTCTTGTGGAGGGCCATCTGGCCCTGATCGCCAAGAGAGTACTGAAACTGCTTGATGAGTGCTTTGTTGCTCATTCCGGCATCTCCTTGACGTACTGAAGGAGTTCCGCAGCCAGGGCCGCCATGTCCTCCCGGCACCCCGACAGCGGCGGCGTGTTCGGCGGCGTCGCCCACTGGCGGATGCCGTCAATGCTGACGGCCTCTTGGTACTGGATGCACACCATGCCACCGTCGTTCTCGGAGATGCGGTAGCGGTAGTCGGGCAGCGTGATGAAGGACTCGCGGTAGACTTCAGGAGTGGCCATGCTAGCCCTCCTGCGTCGCAGCGATGCGGGCGTCGATCACCAGCAGCTCTTCAGCGAACTCTCGCGTCTTCACCATCCGCAGGTGCTCCAGCGCCAGCGCTTCTTCATCGTAGAACCGCATGCCCCTGCGGCTGTCAGGGTGCTCCCACCGCTGTTCAGGAAACCATGTGTTTCGTTCCTCGCTGAAGTGCCTGACGCCTTCGCGGCATATCAGGTGCTTGGAGACACGGCCGGTGTGGATGTTGATGGTGTAGCGCGTGACCGCCAATTCCGGCGGGACGCCGCCGAAGTGTTCCGATCCGAAGCTCTCCGAGTCAGCGTAGGTGGGGAAGCGCAGCGCACGGTGCAGCGCAAGCTCGTGCTCGACGCGTTCCAGTTCGGCACGCTCCTTCTTTGTCATCGCCATGATGACCTCCTGTGGGGTTAGTGTTTCGACACGCCGTATCCTTACGGTGTTTTTGTGCTGTTGTCTACAACATTCTCGTATGCTTTTTTACATCCGAGGCGTGAAGGCTCCGACGTCGGCCTCGTGACTGCAAGCGCGGCACCGGCAGGGGTCGCCGGGCAGGGGCTCGTAGGGATCGTTGGAGAGGCCGATGCCGGGGCCGTTGTAGTAGACGTTCACCGTCATGGTGATTTCGATATGGCCGTTCTCACCATCGTTTCCGCAGTTCGGGCACACATAAGGCATGGGTTACTTACCCTCCTTGAGTTGGCGCGCGATGGCCTTCAGGACGCAGACGCTCGTGGACTTCGTCACGCTCTCTCCGGCAGCCTTCATGGCGTCCTTGTTCGCCAACATTCTGAAGGCAGGGTAGAGGTTGTCCCACCACACCAGGAAGATGTCGTTGAAAGCGGGGTCGGTGCTGGCCTGGATGGCATCCAGACCGATGTGCTGCCCGACAGCCTGCTTCAACTCTTCGGTGGCGAACTGGATGTAGTAGTCGTTGTGTGCGGCCTTGCCGCTGATGTACTCGCTACGCGTAATCACCGTTGTCTCCCATGTGGTGGTTGATGTGCTTGAGAAGGCCAAACTGGCTGTCGATGAACCCCGCGTTGACCTCGGCCATGCATCGGGCAGTGAAGCGCTCTCCGGGGCTTGTCGACCACCCCATGCAGCGCGCTGCCGACTCGTAGTGGTTGCGGTGCAAGCGCGCCACGACGCTACTGTGCCAGTGCCGGATGCTGTTTTCCTTGCTGGGGTTGGCGTCGTTGTTGTTGTTGTTGAAGCCACCCTCCAGGATGCGGTTGAGTTCCGCGAGGAAGCGTTCATAGATGCGCAGCCGGTGCGCGGCCTTGGTCATCTCGACGAGATGCCACTCCAGGGCCTCCATGATCTCCCAGCCCTTCTCGGATTGCAGCAGCTTGGCGGTGCTGTGCGCTTCCTCGTAGGCGTCGTTGGCGCACTTGATGAGGTAGTCGGCGACGGCGTAGGCGCGGCTAAGCATTCTTCACCTCCTTGCGGCGCACGAAGAACCAGCCGTTGACCCAGAACCCGGTCTGCCCGCCGTCCCCGGAAGGCACGATGAGCGGAGCGACGTCGATCTCGATGTCGTTGTCACTGGGCAACTCGTACTTCTCGCGCGCCAGGTCGACGTAGGGCTTGAGTTCGTCGAGGTCGAGCAGGCTTTCCCGCATGGCGACGACGTGGCGCTTGATGTCGGCAACGCGTTCCGCGCACGGCGGGTCACAGGATTCGGTGAAGCCTTCAGCGGCAGCGATGAGGTGCTCGATGTGTTCGCGCATTATTTCACGTCCTTCAGGTTTGTGACGCTCTTGGCGTCGTAGTGGGTGTGGAACTGATACAGCTTCCGCGTCTCGCGGGGCAGCGGGCACTGTGCCTCGTTGCAGTTGCCCTCAACATCGCTGGTGTTGTCGTCGTGGATGCAGAACACCAGTTCAGGTGTGCAGGTGTTTTCGTAGTCTGGGGTGTCGCGGCAAGCCACCTCCCAGAGACCCCGGAAGTACGGGCAGCCTTTGCCGAACCAGTAGGGGGATTCAGGCATTGTCTACTCCTTGAGCGCGTCGTTGAGCAGCGCGATGTGAATCTCGACGGTCTCCATAGCTTTCTTCATGCGCTTCGCTCCAGCGATCTTCTTGTCGCGCATGTAGATGATGGCCTCACGCTCCGTGGGCCGCCAGGGCTGGTCGTTGTTCGTGACCTGTGCGCGGTTCAGCCACAGGCTCTGCTTCTCGACGTCGCGCAATCCCGTAAAGAGGTTCTTGCGCTCGAACTCCACGTCCAGGTAGTTGCTGTTGGCAGTGGGCACCTTGACGACGGTGCCGGAGATGACGTTGAACTTCTTCTTTCCGACGGAAGTGACCGCGTATGCGGTCTGGCCGATCTGGAGATTAACCATGCTGTGCTCCTTTTAAGCGTCGAGCACGTAGACGACAACATCCACATGCTCACGCTGCTTGCGCGTTATTTCTTCTCGCTCCAGTTTCCAACCCGCCTTGCGTGCGATCTCTGCTGTGTAATCAGCTAGCAACTCCTGCGCTTTTCCAAGCGTCGGCGCTCGCATATTGCGGTACGAGCCGTTGTGGTTTTCACAGCGCAAAGCGCGCCACTTCGTGCCCCAGAAGCTGGTTTCTTGCGTCTGCACCTCGAAGCCGTAGAGGGGTCCGCGATCAATGATTCTGTAGAGCACGGCTACAACCCCAGTGCGGTGAACTTGTCGCGCAGCGCGTCGAAGCGCATGCGCTCTTCGCCGGTGAGGGTGAGGTAACGGCAGGAGAGGTGGAAGAACTCGCGCATGTCCTCGAACAGCGAGCCCTGCGCGAGGATGGGGTGTGCGGCGGCTATTGCGGCCGTCCCGGTCTTGTACAGCTCTTGCGCGGTCTCTCGCGTCATTGGGGAACCCGCGGTGTTGCCGCACACTGCGATGTACGCCCCCAGGGCGCCTTGCAGCGTAGCGAGCACCGCGGCGACCTCGCGTCCCCACCAGTGGTCGTGCTTGCTGCACGGCTCACGCATACACAATGCTAGGTTGCCCCTGTTGCCGCAGTGGCCGCATTCATCGGTTTCGAATGCGTTCTGCTTCCGCGCCACGTACACGGTAACGGTGAATGCGTGGGCGTCACCCATCGTCTTAAATTGGTACTCAGTGCGGTCAGGGAGGTGCAACGCGTCGATGGTATAGCCATGCGTGTTCACGAGATGCGTGATGATGGCATCCAGCGCTGTGTTGTCAATGGCGATTATGCGGTTCATTGTCGCTCCTTTTCAGTAGTTCTTGTGGGCGTCCCAGCCCTGGTCGTCGTCCTCATCGGATTCAGCGGCGACTTGCCGCGACGCGATGAGTCGTGCTTCTTCCAGGGGGAGGACACGAGGGTTGTTGTACTGCAACTGCGCGACCTTCTTATCGGCGGCTGCCCGTGAGGCGTACACGAAGGCGTCATCGAGCGTCCGCGACCAGAAGCTCTTCTGGCAGACGTGGCGGTTCACCATGAAGATCGTCTCCGCGTTCTTGAACGAGTAGGTGGCGATGACGAAGCCGCTCATCCGTGCCTCCTTGCGCCCTCAATAGCGGAGAGCTTCATGTCCGCGCTTGCCTTGCGCAGCCCCGCAGCCAGGTCGCGCAGCCTGACGATGAGGCGCATCTGGTCGGTGCTGAGCGCCCTGATTTCCAGCTTTTGCGCCTTGGCGTCGTGTGCGGTCAGTCCGGGGTCGCCGGTTTCGATGGTGTTCGCCCACATGTCCAGGGCGTAGGCGGACAGTTCGCGGTCATCCATGTTCATTGGCATTGCTGGCCTCCTGCAAGTTCTCCGCGAGTGCGATCCGCAGCACCAGCAGCCGGTTGTACTCCACCCAGAACCTGTCGTCTTCCGGCTTGACCAGCGTGCTGCCGAACACCTTGAGGCGCTCCATGCGGTGGAAGATGATGCAGGTGTAGAAGCACCCGTTGTTGCCGCCCACGGTGCGGGTGTCGCAGGGGCAGAGGTGATGATTGAGACGGTACAGCGGAGCGATGCGGTCGTGCTTGGTGAACTGATCCGGCCAGAGGTGCATGGCGGGCTCCGGCCACATCTCCTTGGCCTCACTGCACAGCCCCCACGTGCAGTTCGTGTACTTGTCACCGATGCAGTCGCTGTTCTCGTAGTGCAGCGGGAGCCCGGAGAGCACAAGCGCCTGGAGGCGTTGCAGCGCCTCCAGGTAGCCCTTGTCGGTCATGTAGAGGGAGCGCGAGCGCTCCTGCATGTTATTCACTGTCAGCATCGTCGTCCTCCTCCGGGGTGCGAACCCCGAACACCTGTTCGTTGTTGAGGCCCATGACATCGACGGCGTAGTCCTGCACGGCGTCGATGAGGTTGACGATGCCCTCGATGGCCTCTTGCGGTTCCTCATCGAGGAGCGCATCCAGGGTCTGCACGTTCATCAAGGCCATCTTCTGCTGCCGCAGCAGCGGCCAGTCCATGCGCAGCATGAACTCCGGGTGCGTGGCGTCGAGGTCACGCACTCGGATGCTGCGGAAGACCGCGCAGGCCGCGCAGTCGTCCTTGGCGGCGAGTTCCGCAGCCAGTTCCTTGGCGCGCTCATTCGCGCCGGTCTCGTTGATGTACGGCGTGGGGTCGATGCGGTCCCAGCCGCCGTTGCCGTTACGCATTTCGATCACGTACAAAGGCATGTCAGGCTCCTTCGGTTTCAGGGTGGTGGATGTCCAGGTAGGTGAGTAGCTTTGCCAGCATGAGCCGTGACGGCGCGCTGTGCATGCGGAGCGTGTACTCCTCGTGAAAGCGGTCGCCCTTTCGGGGCAGCAGATCCGCTACAGCTTCTCGCGCTCTCTGCATTTCTCTCTGGCAGTCGAGGTAGTATGTGAGGAACTCCATGTCGCTGCGCAGGTAGCGGCGCACACGCTTGTTTGCGATAGGCGCGCACACCCGTCGCGGCTGCTTGCGCTTCGGCGGCCCGCAGTAGTTGCGGTCACGTTCGCAGGCTATGACGACAGCGATTACGACCAGGATGAGGAAGAACTCCATAGCGGCCCTCCACTAGCAGGCACGGGTGAAGACGATGCGCCCGGTGGTGATGAGTTCTTCTGCGGCGCTGGTGGTTTCGTACTGTGGGTACCACCACAGCGCCGCCCCGCCCTCGGCACCATCATCGCCGTCACCCTGGTTGGTCAGGATCGGAGCCTCGGTGAGCGCGCCGATCCGTTCGGGACGGACGAAGGCGAGATGGTCATTGCAGGTGATGGGCTCCAGCAGGTCGATGAGCATGGCGGATTCACTGCGGTCAGCGAGCGCGTCCCGCAGGAGTTGCACTTCCACAGCCGGGGTGAAGGTGAGTTCCAAGTCGCCGCCGATGTCCATCTCCGCGATGCGGATGACGCCGTAGTAGGATTCCCCGGTGACGTGGATGGGAGCCCTGGGGACATCGCCGGGGTCGACATCGGCCTTGCGCAGCACCGTATAGATGTCGGTGAGGAGCACGTCTGCGCTGTCCTGCGAGTACTTGCTGTACCCGGCCTTGATGCTCTTCAGGAACTCGTAGACGTTGCCGAGCACGACCGACATATCGGGCGCGGCAGCATGGAAGTCCCGCGACGGGCAGTCGCCTTCAGGGCAGTACCCGCCGGGCTCAATATCGCCAGCGTCATCGGTGGGGTCGAACTCGCGTCCGCAGTACTCGCACACGCAGTTGGCATCGAGCGCGAGGATTTTCGTGACGTCGAATTCCAGAACCGGCTTCGGCCGCACATACACGCAGCCCCCGCCGGGCGCCGCAACCGGAACGTGTTCGGCGTGGCGGGTCAAGACGGGCCGGGTGCCGACACAGCATTCGGCGTGGATGTACTTCAGCAGCTCCACGTAGTCGTCAGCGAGTTCCTGCGGGGCGTTGTCGAAGAGCACAACACGCTTGCCCTCACACAGCGTATGCAGCTTGCTGGCCTCGACGCTGGTGAAGACGTTGGCGAGCAATGCAAAGATGGAGTTGAAGTCAACGTAGGGTCCGAGGTAGAGAATGAGCGGGCGCATGATGGCCTCCTTACGCCGTGATGGGGATGATGGTGAAGATGGGCGCGGTGTCGGGGCTGAACACGGTGTCGCTGATCCAGGACTCCCTGATCTCGCGCACGATTTCCTGGGTGTCGCCGTAGTGTGGGAATGTCGGGACGGTGTCGCTGGTGTCGGTCTGGAACGCCCTGGTGACGCGAAGGTGGTCCTTGTCCTTGTTCTCGTTGCGGCAGCGGTATTCGGTGATGAAGACGCAGTACATCTTGACCTCGTAGGGCTGCATGCATCGCGTGAACTTGCGGGTGTAGTCGATCCCCATCACGTTGGCCATCGTGACGTACTCCGTGATGGGGTCGCAGCATTCCGGCATCAGGAACACCGCAAGGTCTTCAGCGTATTCGATGTCGCTGACGAAGGCGTACAGGATTTCCTTGTCGGTGGCATTGGCGGCGCGGAGTTCGACAGCTTGCACACCAGGGGCGTTCACCGCCCAGGCCCTCGCGCAGCCGAAGTCAGATCCGGCAGCAGCAGTGAAGGTGAAGTCGGCCCGCACATGGTGGCGGTGCATGAGCATGACGACGTCTTCGGCTTTCTTGTCCGACTTGGTAATCTTTTGCATGATGCGCTCCTTGCGCGGACTACATGTGGATGTAGTAGTTTTCGATGATGCGGTTGATGCGCCGGTTCGGGTTGGGGCGGCGGTACTGGTGCATGCCCTCCTTGCACAGCGCGACAGTGAAGTCCTTCGGCGTGGCGAAGTTGCAGCCGTTGTCGAGGTGGTCGCTGATGAGGCCGCAGCCGGAGGCGTCCAGCTTCTCGATGCGCTCCAGCGCCATCTTGGCCATGTCCGCCATAAGGCCGCTAACCTTGGTGATGAGGTCGGCCTTCGCTTCTGCGCGCTCGGCGTCCGTGTACTCTCTGCGGGGTTGCTTGCTCATGCCGGTCTCCTTATTCCGTGATGTCGCGCACAATGGAGGCGATAGCGTCTTCACAGATGGTGTGCTCGATGTCGCATTCGCCCTCGCCCACACGCAGCATAAGCAGCTTGTTGGCGGTGTCTGTGCCTTCCACACTGCCTTCGATGACGCGCCTGTCGCGCAGTGTGATGATGATTCCGTCGTCGATTTCGTACTTGTCCTCAATGTACTGGATGATACCCATGATGCACTCCTCCTACTCGTCACGGACGAGGTAGCTGGTTTCTCCGTAGAAGACTTCACTGTAGTCGTAGCGCACCCGCGCCGCCGTGGCCTCCCAGTCGACGACCAGGACGTTTTCGGCTTCTTCGCTGATAAGCCCCAGGCTGCGCAGGTCTTCGCGGACGAAGTCCTCGAAGTTGTCGGACTTGACGATGCTGTTGCCGTTTTGCGGGTTAGCGTGCTGCTTGACGTCCTCAAGGAAGTCGGCCAGCTTGTCGCGGTCCTGCGCTTCCGTGAACGTATCGCAGCGCGTTTGCAGGCGGTCGACGAGTTCACCGAGACGTGTCTTGACAGCACTGTCGGGCTTGTCCTTGTGCCGCACCCACGCATTCGTGGCGCGGTCCAGCCGCTTTTCCAGGCGCAGGAACGGTGCGTGGTACATGCGGTCCATGTACGCCAGGGCGTCGACGAGTTCGCGGGGGTCGAGCACGTTGCTCCCCTCCTCGTACTCATCGCTGGGCTCGTCGGGGAAGTCCTTGACGCGCTCCATGAGCCACACATCAACGGCCTCTTGCATCCCGTTGATGAAGGCGTAACCGGCAGTCGTGAGGGGTGCGCACCCGGTATCTTCGCCCTCCGGGGCGTCTTCCAGCCACAGCCCCTCATAGCGAGGGTTGTCTTCGCAGAGACCTATGAGGCAGTTGGCGTCGATGTGGTCGTGGAGATCGCCGAAGCACTTCACGTTCTCCGGTATGTCGCCGAACTCCATGTGCTTCAGGATTTCGATCTTTGCCTGGGCGATGGCGTTACGCAGATTCATTGGCTTGCGCATCAGATTGCTCCTTTTCGCGTTCGTTTGTAAACACTGGGCCGTCTCCGTGTAGCAGGTACTGCGGACGTACTCCGCGAGTCATGTAGAGGTGCAGCACCCAGTCGCTCCTCACTATGGCGCGCTTTTGCGAACCTTGATACGCGCAGTACGTTACTCCGAGGGCGCGAGCTATCTGCGGCATAGACTTCACGCCTGTGATTTCTTTGACGCGCTCCGAGAAAGCCACAAACGCGGCTTTCTCTTCAGGCGTTGGTTCGCTCATGTGCTAGACCTTCTTTCCGAGTGCGATCTCGGCGCTGAATGCGTTGAGGCGATTGAGAACGTCCTGCGCCTTGACCGCGCCTTCCTGCATGTCGTGGGCGGCCGCGTCCTTCTGGCGCTGCAAGCCCTCCGTGGTCGTCTTCAGGACTGCCATGCTGTCGTTGTAGCAGTCCACGAGGCCGCGCATTTCGTCGATGAGGCCTGCAAGGCGGTCCTGGAACTTGCGCAGCACGACCTCGTCGGCTCCGGCGATGAACTGCGGGCCAGTGCCGGTTGCCAGCCACATCGCGATGACGCCGTACTTGCCTTCCAGCTTGAGCAGCCAGTCCGAGGGGATGCTGGCGCGGCGCTTGGCGTCACTGATGCTGCTCTGCCGGACATCGAGGACGCCAGCGAGTTGCATCTGCGTCTTCGCGCCGGTGATGGCCTGGATGCGGGACATGATGGCCTCGTAGCGGGTGATGTCTTCCGGGGCGGCGGTGAGGGGCTTCGCCATGATGTTCTCCTAGATGTCGCCGTTGTAGGTGGCGGTTGCGGTTTCAACGATTTTTGCGTCCTCGATGACGTAGTGGCGGCCACCGAGAATGACGTCTTGGCCGCCGACGTTCGCGATGGTATCGTTCGTAGGGTCGACGTCCGCCAGATCAGCATCGGCGACGCGGTAATAGGAGGGAGCGTCTGCATAGACATCCTGCACGAGACCGCCGTCGAGCATGACAAGCAGCTCGACGCGTTCAAGGGGGCAGTCCACCGCCCCAAGGACACAGCCTTCGAGGTTGTCGGGGATGTTGTTGTCGTCCGCGCCTTCGCGCAACCATGTCACGAACGCGACGTCATCGGGGTCGATGAGCTGCGTGTCGATGAGCACGACCTTGTCCTCGTGCTCGACGAACTCCAGGCTGTTGCCGGTACCCGCGACGAGTGCCATCACGGCTTCCAGGGCTTCGCGCTTGATGAGCTTCTTCATGGCTTTAGAACTCCTTCGTGCTGTAGGGGACGACTTCCACGATGCCTTCCGGGGCGTCGTCCATCGTCACCGGGGTTGCGCCGTGGAACCAGTCTTCGAACTCCGGGTCTTCGGAGCTGATGTGGTCGGGGTTGTAGATGACGCACACATCGTCCTCGATGAACGCGCAGACGGGGAAGTCGCGCTCCATCGCCTGGATGATGCCCAGAAACACTTCCTGCGGGATGTAAGTCTTCATGTGTGCAGCGCTCCTTGTATTAGGCGTCGGGGTTGAGGTCGGAAGCGAACTTGAACTTCGGGAAGGCGGTGCGCAGATCGCGCAGGTTGCGCCAAGTTGCCTGCATAGCCTCCCTGCGGTTGTCGGTGGTGATGATGGTGTCTTGCAGATGCGACACCACGTAGCCGCTCACACCCATGTGGCTGGCGCGGACAACGACAGCGGGTTGGTTCTTGCGAAGCAGCGCCATGCTAGGCCTCCTCGGCTTCGACTTCGGTGGTGTAGTTTTCCAGCGCCGCTTCGAGCATGCCCGCCACGGCGGTGCTGACATCAAACACGCGGCCCTCGAAGCGGATGTACACGGTACCGTCGCTGGCCAGATTCGGCAGCCTGTCCGTGAGGTGGAAGGCGTCCGCGATGACATCGCAAACTTCCTCATCGAGCACGATGCCGATGTGGTCGAACGTGTTGTCGGTGTGCTGCACAGGAGTCTGGTTGGGGTAGCCTTCAATGCGCGCCGCGACACGCTTCGCCTTTTCTTCGTTGGTCACGCTAGGCCTCCTCTATGGCGAACTCGCTGTAGATGCCGTCGTAGTCACACTTTGCGCAGACGCAGGGGCTATCAGGCCCCCACTCGTCGACTTCGGTGTCCGTGATCCAGGCCTGCTCGCCGTTGAGTTCCGGGGTGTCGTTGGGCACCGCGTACAGGCTCGCCTTGACACAGATGCGGATGACGGCTTCGTTGCCGTCGTTGCCGCACTTGGGGCATTTGAAGCTCATGTGCTTAACCCTCCTTGTGCTGTGCGAGTTCGTCGATTTCCGGCAGATTCAGGAAACGGAAGTCGTGATGGCCGGTAGCCACCGCGAGGAGCCGGCAGGCCTCCATGTCGCTCTTCAGGATGTCGCCGTTCACGGCGTTGCAGGACACGCACCGGGCGAGTTCGCGCACCAGGGCGGGGATGAGGGCGCTTTCGCCCTCGTAGGTCGTGAACTGCACGACAACAGTCTCTCCGTCCTCGCTCACGATGCCGTTCACGGTCATGCCATGAAGGAACTCGGCCGCGACGACATCGTAGCCGAGTTCCTTCACGAGTTCGATGAGGTCGCTGAATCCGAGGTGGTTGAGTTCAATACGCTTGCTCATGTTGGGCTCCTTTTTATCTGCGCCAGATGAGCGCAAACACGGTTTTCCAGATGGTGATGCAGAGCCAGTAGTCGGTGATGCTGATGGCGAACTCCCAGGACGGCCCGTGGCGGAACACACTGACGTACATCGCTAGTCACCGGCCTCGGCATCGGTGATGGCATCGTTCTCGTAGTTGTCCTTGGCAATGCGCGCCAGGTCGTCGAAGTCCAGGCCGCCGAGTTCGCAGAGGTGCATGAGGTCAGAGAGGACGTCGACAACAGCGACACTGTCCACGTCCGCCCGCACAACATCCTCGGTGAAGATGTCGGCGATGACGCGGAAGTCGAAGCCGTCAGGGTAGTTGGCGATCTGGCTGTAGATGCGCCGGGCGCGCATGATGTTCTTCACGGTCATGGTCATGGTGGCCTCCTTTTTTAGCCGAGCAGGCGGACGATGATCTCCGCGCTCAAGATGTAGCCCTCGGTGGGTGTGTGCTGCTTCTTTTCCAGATTGTAGGCGTTGCCGTTGCGGAGGTTCACCACCAGCGGCGTTGTCCAGCTATCCTGGCGCAGACACTGCTGGAAGCCCTCGTTGTTCGCCTTGAGCTTCATGTAGATGCTGAACTTGTCACCGCCGCCCAGGATGGTTTGCGGGGAGTGGTAGGCGTTCACGAACACGGTGCCGGGAGGCATGTCGGCGATGCGCATCTTCTTGAACGACGGGAGCGGGGTGGCGATGGTGATGACGGGGGCGGGGGTGTTTCCGTGGTTGCTCATTGTGATGCTCCTTCCGGCGCGCTGTGCTTGCGCTTGCCGGTGTTGCGGGTTTCTATGTACTTGCGCACAAGGGGGATGAGGTCGTTGCTCGTCGTGAGGTGGTCGCCGCGCAGCCGCCAGTACACGGGCAGGAAGTGCCCCTTGTAGCGGACCTGCATGACTTGGTACTCGCCACGACCATCGCGGACCTCATAGCCGTTCTCGACGCACCATGCTTTGAACTCTTCGAGTTTCCTCGGATGCAGGGTGCAGCGCTTGCTCATTCACACACCCTCGCGGCCAGGGTGGTGATGTTCCGCATCAGCAGGCGGTGGCAGCCCACGACGATGATGCCGGTCTCGCGGTCATAGCTGTGAATGCGGTAGCCCGCCATGAGCTTACGCAGGCCTTCAGGGATGTCAGCGACCGCCATCGTGCCGTCATTGAGCGCGGCGATGATGGGGCAGTAGCGCTTGAACTCCTTCAGCGTGATCTCGCTTTCCATGCTGGTGCGGATGCGCTGCGTTTCCGGTATCAGCCAGATGACGGCGTTCGGGAGGTCACGCGCATCGCTGTTGTAGGTGGTGTCACCGATCTTCGGCACAGGACCGCCGAAGGCGCAGCGCAGGATGACAAAGCGGTGCAGGTCGAAGTGCGCTTCCAGAAGGTCCGAGTAGCGGGAGTCGAAGCCCTTGCGGCCATTCTCGACCAGTTCGGCGTATGCGGCCTTCGCGCCCTCATGCAGCGCGGCGTAGTAGGCCGTGATGGGCGCGGTGTCGACGTCCAGGTACACAGCGGCACGGTAGATGTGCCCGATGTTGAGCACGTTCAGGGGCGCGTTGGCATCCAGGTATTCCGTCTTCGAAACCGTCAGCAGCTGCATCATTTCCGGCAGCTTGGCAGTGATGCGCTTCGCGCACACCGTAAGCGCGCCCAGGATGGTGGTGCGGTCGTCGTCAGGGAGTTCCCGCGACTCCAGCACCCCCATCGCTTCGCTGACGGCGTTAGAGACCTCCATCCCGACCTGCGCGGTGTTCTGAAGCATGTCGATGATGTCGCCCATCTTCTTGCGGTACTTCTTGATGCGCTTCTCGCGCATGACCGCCTCACGTTCGTCCTGTGCCCTCTCGCTGGCTTCGAGGAGGTTCGTGACGTAGTCGTCGGCCATGACGCGGTCGATCAGCGCCTGCGCCTCCGCAGTGATCTTGCGCTTGTAGGTATTGAAGGCCAGGGTGAGCAGCCGCACATTGCCGCGCACGGCGTTAAGCTGTTCGGGTCCGTAGATGTTGCCGTGATTGACCGCAGACAATGCATCCCGTTCCTCATCAAGCGCCAGGGTGTGAATGAGGTTGATGATCTCCTTGGGCGCGGCGGCGTCAAACGAGAACGTGGCGGCGTCGTCGACGGTGATTTCGAGCATAGACTTGCGGTCGATGGCATGCCAGAGGTCGTTCTGGTGCCCGGATGTTGTGATGCTGTACTGACGCTGGGAGCGCACGATGACGCGGTCGTAAGCGCCGATGGGGCGGGGCAGCATGTAGAGCTTTCCGAGCACGTAGTGCGTCCCGTAGCTGTAGATGGTGCCGCGTTCGTAGAATATTGTGCCCTTGCCGTTCTTGCCCGAAATGCGCCCGTGACTCACGTCCTGGTGAACGAAGGCGTGGCAGACTTCCTTGTTGGTCATTGACATAGCTGTGCTCCTTATCGCTACAGGGTTGTGGCTTTCACGTGAGCGCTGTGAGTGCGGATGCGCTCGGCTGCGCTCTCAAGGACGCTGGCGTAGAAGTCCGACTTGTCTTCGAACTCACGCTCGCTCACAGTGGCGATGGCGTCTTCGAGCAGCACGTCGATGCGTCCGCGCACGGCGTTGAACTGTTCGGCGGCGGTTTCTTTCGAGGGGAATCTCATACCAGCTACCTCTTCAGCATACCGGAGAGCGCCAGCTTATCCTGCACACGCGGCCACCAGTCCGGGTTGTGGCCGTAGGCGACGTGGCCCACGACCTCATCGGGGAAGGCCTTGTAGAGCCGGGCCAAGTTGGTGAAATCGGCGCGGATGATGGCCTCGGTGAGCGCGGTGCGGAAGCTGCCCATTGCGCGCTTGTACTGCCAGTTGAAGACGAACTTTTCGGCCTCGGTGAGCGGTGCGTCCACGTCCACGGTGAGGTCGTTGGCGGCGGCGAGAAGCGTTGAGGAATCCATGAATTCTTCGACAGACATGATGGCCTCCTATTCTGTGCGGGTGACGACGTAGCGCTGCGGGGCGTCCGCAACGGCTTTGATGTCCTCGTAGGTGAGTTCCTTGCCCCGCAGCGCCTGTGGGATGTGCAGGGGGACGACGGTGACGCTCTCCGCACACGCTGCCAGGGAGAGCGGCACAACGCCGCAGATGTGCTTGCCTTTGACGTCTTCAGGCCGTGCGTGGGCAACGATGGGGGCTTTGATGCCAAGGCCACGCAGATACGTTGCCAGGGCGGGATGGCGAGTGATGATGATGTCGATGTGCTGCACTGTTCCTCCTGTGTTTAGTAGCGGTCGAGCCAGAACCCCGTGATGAGTTGCTGCGATGCGGCGTCGGCGACTTCCAGGAAACGCTTCCTGGCATACGCGCGGGCCTCCTTGGGCGTTGCAATGTGCTCCGGTACGATCTCCTGGCAGTAGTCCTTGCTCCACAGGGTGTAGATGGCGTGGTAGCGCGCCCCAGGTACGGGGTAGTTTTCGAGTTGCGAATCTGTGTACTTCGCGTTGTAGGGGAGCGCGTCGGGCTCTGCGGCCTCTTTCTGCTCTGCCATCCACGCATCGAGGACGGCGTTGTTGTAGTGCTCGCTCACGACCTCGTAGATGCCGGGGATGGCGAGGAGCGCGCTGGGGCTCACCTCCTCGTCCATCGCGCCAGCCAGTAAGCGGTCGAAGTCTTCAGTGGTCATCGCGCTGTAGTCGTTCATGGTCTAGTCCTCCTCGGCGAAGTGATCGGACACGGCGTCATTGCGCAGCTCCATGCGCTCACGCTGGATGCGCTTGGCGTCTTCCAGCAGCTTCGCCAGGGTGATGGGGCTGATGTCCGCGCAGTTGTCGCGCAGCAGCTTGTACTGCTTGCGCAGGTCGACCTCGTGGCGGCGCATGGCGGTGAAGGTGTCGTCGACGAACTTCGCCCGCCCCTTGGTGTCCGCATTGGCCAGTAGGCTCTTCGCCTCTTCCTTGGCGTAGTCGCTGCCGTAGAACCCCCAAAGGGAGTCGACTTCCTCGCCGTAGATGTCCTCGACAACAGCGCCCCACACGTCCTCGGTGAGGTACTGGTCATAGGTCTCGACCTCGTCCCGAAGCAGCTTCGTCGCCTTTTCACGGATGGCCTTGGTGGTGATCTTGCCGCCGTACTCCTTGCGGATCATTTCCGGGGTCGCATAGATGTACCCGACCTGACCGCTATCCCACGGGCAGGCGAAGCCGGAGGTGTTCATGCTGATGCCGCTGTGGTCGTAGAGGTACAGGGGCAGGATGACGCCCTTGTCGAGAACCTCCCACATTGCCTTCCTGATAGCGGCATCGGCTGTCTTCCCAGCCGCGATGAAGTTGCCGGGGTGGGCGCTCTGTGCGCGCTGCCAGCCGTTGCCGTTCTCCCAGTAGTCGATGATGTCTTCGAACTTGGGGTCGATCTCTTGCGCCAGACCCCGCAGGAACTCATCCACGTCGTTGAAGGTGTGCTCCTTATCACCCAGGCTGTAGTTGCGGTGCTTGATGCAGGCCATAATGCCAAAGTTGCTCCAATCACGCGGGCCGTCGTCCTGGCGGTCGTCCTTCACGACCTTCACGTAGTGGTAGGTGCCGGTGTCCTCGAAGTCGATGTACTCGTTACTGCTCATGGCCGTTACTCCTTCGTGTAGATGTGGATGCGGGCGGCGTTGAAGACCTCGTTGAGCTTGGCGTCGCGCAGCGGCATACGGTCGCCACGGTAGCCGACGACGCCGTCGTAGAGGTTTTCAAGCAGCGTCTCTGCCCGGAAGATGCGCGCCACCGTCGGGGTCGGCAGGTGCTTGCACAGGAACGCGGTGATGGCTGCGGCTTCGAGGTCGTAGTCCACCGCGAGGCATGGACCGTCGGGGTTCTCTTTCACGTACCGCTCAAGCGTGGTGAGTGTCAGCACCGCCTTGCCGCAGGTATCCGACGCAGCATGTAGGGCTTGCAGATGCGCAACAGCGCCCTTCTTTACGAGCGGGTTGTCCTGCATTGCGCCTTCGATCAGTTCGGCCAGCTTGTGCTTTGCTTCCTTGAGTTCGCCCATGATGTTCCTCCTACAGGCTCACGTGGCTGTGAGGTTCGGGTGCGTCGATGCGCTTGTAGGCGCGGTCCTCGCGGAACAACTCCAGCACGTAGCCCTTACCCGCAGGGAACGCGGTAGCTGCGAGGTGGTGCATGATGTTCCCAGCTTGCTTGAATTCGACACAGACGCGGCAGACCTGCACAAGCGGGGTTCCGTCAACGGTGCGCTTGCGTCTGCGGGAGACGTTGATGAAGTAGCACATGGGTTTACTTGTCCTCCTTGCGTTTGAGCACGACGTACTGCCCGGCGATGATGATGGGCTTACACGCCTGCATCAGGTGGTTCATGAGGTTTTCGTTCATTCTGTGCTTGATCGGCGGCACGAACTTCGAGCGGGCGTTAGGATTGTGTCCCATGCTATTCCACCCGGCACGTGCCAACGGTGTTGCCGTTGCTGTCGCGGATGAGGTGCGGTATCACGTTGTCGCGGAAGGCTTCCGCGAGGTTGTCCAAGATGCTGGCGACTTCAACGCCGGGATGCGGGCCGTCCGCGAATGCGGCGTTCTCGGTTTCGATGACGATGGTGACTTTATGCATGATAGCGCTCCTAGAGGATGTTGATGTCGTTGATGAGCTTTTGAGCGCGCACCACATCAGGATGCGCGGGGCCGAGTTCGTCGGGGTTGGACTGCACGGAGAGCGTAAGCGCCTTGAGTTCCGCCAGCAGCCGCTCCGCGTTAGCGAACATCGTCGCGTAGCACTCGGCCTCGTGCTGGTTGGGGAATGCCTTGACGTTCATGGTGGCGTAGACGACCGCGCTGTCGCCCTCGCTGACCACCAGCGTCTTGGTCCTCGCGGTGAACTGGTAGTGGACTTCCATGTTCATGCTGTGCGCCTCCTATGCGCTGAAACCGTCGAGATCGTTGATGAGGTGGTCGTCCCAGGCGTCTGTGCCGAGCACGTCGAGGTTCCAGGAGAACTCGGCGTCGTCACCTGTGATGCTCCAGAAGCGACCCTTGTTGCCTTCGCTGTCCACGAGGCTGAACTCGTACGTGGGCAGCTTGGTGTTGCGGACGTAGTGCTCGAACTCGCGTTGGAACTCTTCCCACCAGAAGTCCTCATCGGGCGGGAAGTAGCCCTCGCAGCATATGTCGTCGTCATCGTTGCTGCGGTACGCTGCCGGGAATTCCATCGCGGTCACGTTGGCCGCGTCGATGTCTAGCAGCCAGCGGTCCATATCGTCGAAGATGCCGCCTGTGCTGCCCACGACCTTGCTGCGCTCCAGGAGCGGGATGGTGATTGTGCAAGATTCGGTGCCTTCGTGATAGCCCGTGCTATTGTAGCCGGGCCGGGTCATGTACACCTCAAGCCGGGGCTCTTGCGTGTCCGTGATGAACGTGTTGAGGCGCATGGACGGGTTGGTCATGCTGTTCTTGCACAGCGGGCCAACCATCAGCAGCACAGCGCGCAGGCTGTAGTACATCTTGGTGATGGTCGTGTTCTCGTTGCTCATGTTGTCCTCCTGGTGGCGAACGCAGCTTCGCCTTTTTGGGTTTCCCCGACTGGTTGCAAACAGTGTCTCACGATTCTAAACACCTGTCATACTCCCCTTCGGGGAGTTGACAGGTGTTTATGCATCAGTAGCAATAGCTTTACAAACGGTGTTGCGGCTCACGCCTAGCAGTTTAGCCACCTGCACTTTGTTCATGTTGCTGCGGTAGGCCTCACGTATCGCAGCGTAGTCGCTGTAGGCGCGCTTCACGTCGATGTCCTCCACGAGTGCCATGATGGTCGGCCTGCTTATCAGAAAGCGGCGGCTGATCTCTGTTGCGTTGCCGCACTTGCGGTATGCGGCCCTGATGGCGTCCACGGTGACTTGCGGCGGGCTGTTCTGGGGTCGCGTGGTGCGCTCCCCGTGCTTGAGCACGGTGATGACGTTTACGTTGCCCGGCCCATACGGCTGCGTGGCGTCCTTGAGCCGGATGATGTGCTTGGCCGTCACGGTGTAGCTCTGTGCGAGCCACCACGCCTTGAAGTCCTTGTAGTCTAGCCACTTCAAGCAGACACCTTGCGGGCTGCCCAGCATGTTGCGCCAGCGCACATAGAGCTTGTTGCGCTGTTTCGCGCTGGCATCGTTGCCCTGCTTTCCTGTGCGCTCATTGCGCAGGCACCCGCATGACTTTGTAGCGCCTCTGCGCAATGACTGCGACACCGTGCAGATGATGTTCCCGCAGTCGCATTGGCAGTACACACCGACGCGAGCGCAGAAGAGCTTGCGTGACCTTGTGAAACCGATGACGGTCAGTCTGCCGTAGCGGTCATCGACCGCCACAAGCGTCTTGCGCCCCGCCATCACGCCCACCGCATGAGGACTTCACCTTCCGGCAGCGGGCAGTTCGCTATCCACACGATGTCGCGCTTGATGGTGAAGATGTCCGAGACATCAGGCACGTCGATGCCCTCGAAGACGTTCAGGCGCATCGTCTTGCCCTTCACGCCCTCGGTGTGCACCAGCCACTCGTAGAGGCGCATGAACTGCGCGACATCGTCCTGTTCGTGCAGCGTTATCGTCATGCCGTCGAGCAGCCACAGCACCCTGGAGACGGCGTTGATGGTGTAGTGTGCGGTGTAGAGGAGCAGCCGCGTGTCGGGGTCGCAGACGCTGCGGATGCCGCGAACGAGTTCCCGCACCATGTCCGGGTACAGCAGCGGCTCACCGCCGGTGAGGATGATGTCCTTGTACCCTGTGAAGCCTTCAGGGCGCGGCAGCGCTTCGTAGTTGAAGCTCTTGTTGCAGCAGCCGGGGCAGTCACGATTGCATTCCGGCCATAGTATCAGGCGCATTTTGTCGGGCATGTGCTCACCACTCCTTTTGCGCGATCCCGCGCATCTTTGAACGCGTTGGCCATTACGAACATGCTCGGCGCGATGTCGCTGCATTCGAAGCCGAACTTGAACAGTTCGAAAAGGCTTTCGATTTCGTACACCTTCGGGTCTTTGTCGCCTATGAGCGTGATGCGCCGCACGAGTTCTTCGTGGTCGCCAGTGAAGTGTGCCAGCATCGTTTATTCCTCCTCACGCTTGCGGATGTAGACGGTCCAGTTGGTGTCGAACTGCCCGCTGTCGGTGATGACGAACAGGAAGTCATGCGCGGGAAGCTCTCTGCGCAGCGTCTCGGCTTCGACCTTGGGGTCGTCGTTCTGTCCGGCGTGGAAGCCGGTCTCGTAGCGCACACAGCCGTTGGTGTCGCGCTCCATGCACGTCCACCCCTCTGCGACCAGCACAGGGGCAAACCATCCCCAGACCGCCTTTGCGGGGTCGTTCTTGTAGGCGTCGATGATGCCACCGCGGCTGCTGTGCGCGCATTTGTAGCACCCAGCGCCTTCGCCGGGTATGTAGATGTAGTTGGGCTGCCACCCCCAGCCCGTCGGCGAGGTGTTGACGAACGCGCCGCAGTCGCAGCAGCCTTCGATTTCGTCGTAGAAGGTGCGCCTGACGGCGGGGTAGTTGCGGCGCAGGAAGCGCCCCAGGCGGTTGAATTCGGGCTTGTTCCAGTTCGCCACGACGACAAGCTCACCGCCGTCGGCTTCTTGGTAGCGGCCCCAGTTGAACTCGCCGCTGTCACCGTCACCCCTGGCGTAGTGGTAGTCCATGAGTGCGGTGAACACGTCCTCGGTATCGCGATTCAGCTTCTTGCAGCCCATCACGACCTCCTAGAAGCAGCGCAGGGCGTAGCGGATCGCGCCCTTGCTCATCACGCTGCCGTCGGGGAGCGTCGTGGAGTTCGTGCTCTCCAAGTCCTCGTAGATGGCTTCAGCGGCCTTGTCCTTGTTGCCGTACTTGCGCACAGCGCGCCGCGCCATGTCATAGAGGCCTTCGTCGTTCGCGATCCAAAGGCTGACGTTCTCGTAGTTCGTGCTTGCCATGTCGTTACCCCTCCAGTCTGTAGTTGATGATGACGCGGGCGAAGTCGGCGGCGAAGGGCATGTCGTTGCGGAACTCCCGCCACGGCCCGTTGTCGAGGCTGCACATGAGCCCGCCAGCGGTATCGACGACAACATCGAAGCTGTGCCCGTTGCCCTCGTAGCTGTAGCGGGGGAGCACCTTCACGCTGCCGTCGCCGTTGTCCATGTTGAACTTGCCCTGGCTGAATCCGTTGTCGCTATTAGAATTCACGCTGCACCTCCACGGCTTTGCCGTCCTTGTTCACCCAGGTGACGCTGTACGTGCCCACACAAGCGCACATGACGCCTTCGAGCCGCAGCACCTCCATAGCCAAGTTAGGAATCTTTATGCTGCCGCAGTCGTCCACGATCTTGCCGTCGGCATCCGTGAACACGCTCGTGCCCATGTAGGCGTCGTAGCACTTCAAGCGAGGATGCCGCTTGAAGACACGTTCGACCTCCTGCCGCAGTATCTCCTTGCCCGCTTCAATCAGCACCGCCACAGCGTCGTCCCAGCGCCGTTCAGCGCGGCTCACGTAGTCGTGCTTGCGTCGCTTCATCCCGGCAGCCCGCCGAAGAGAGCGTCCTTGAGCGCCTCCAGCGTGTCTGCGGGCAGGTTGATGCGTAGGAAGGAAGCGATGTGCGCGGCCTCCATGCGTGGCTGCGGCGGCAGGTACTGGCCGGTGATGGCCTCATAGCTGCGCTGGGTGAAGAGGGTGAGGACGGCCTCGCCGGGTCCGACATCGTTCTTGCGCGTTGTCACGACGTTGCGTCCGTAGAGGTCCATCTGGACTCCATTTTCCGTGGTGATGATGTCGCTGCTTTCCATGCTGTCCTCCTAGCGGTTAGCGGTTATGGCGTCTGCCAGCGTGGAGTAGGTGCCGTGGCCGTCCTTCTCCGGCTTGTCACACAGAACCATCATGGAGTTCGTGTACTGCGTGGCCGCCCAGAACCGGCATATGGCGAAGTGGCTGCTGATGCGGGTGACGTGGCCGTCGAAGCGGAAGATGAACAGTTCCCCGTTTTCGGTGTCGTGGTAGTAGTGCTCATCAACGGCGTCGAACATACCCAGGCACTTGATGATTTCGTTGTTGGCCACCATAGCGGAGCACGCCGCATTGAGCATGTTCGTGCTGTGCCGGGTATCTTCCTGGCTGTTCACGATCATGAATCCGCGCTCGACGAACACGCCGTTGGTGTAGTGGATGACGACAGGCATTGTCATCCCCAGGGCCGCCATGACCATGTGCAGTTCATCCGCGAACATGTCGATGATTTCAGCGCCATTCTCCGTGAAGGCGTACTGGCCTTTGCCGGGCTGCGAGGTGACGACGACACGGCTGGGCTGGTAGTCGTCACCGTAGATGCTCTTGAGTTCGCGGATGATTTTACGTGCCGTCTCCGGCCCGTCCTCCCAGCCCTCTGCGACGTTGCGCAGCACGATGAGTTCGTCGAAGGTGAAGCTGCCCAGATTGGCGTGAAGCATGTTGCCTCCTTTGTGCGGGTGTCTGCCTCGTCAGCGCCGGGAGACTATCTCCGGCGTATCGCCCCTGCTCCTACAGGGGCGATTTCGGCTCACACTTCCTTGTCGCGTCTCCAGTACTTCTGCACGATGCCGCTGATGGCCTCGGTGATAGCGTCGTGCCCGGCGTCGCCCACATGCTGCCAGTCGTCCATGCACAGCATGTCGCTCACGGTGTCGTCAACGACAGCGCGCTGGGCGTCTGTGAGTTCAGCGTAGACCTGGCGGGCGTGTTCTTCCCGGACACGCTTGGCGATGCCGCTGATGAGCGCGCCCAGCTTCTTGTGCGCGGCCAGGAAGCCGTTGTCGAACTCGTTCGCGCAGGGCATGTTTGCGATGATCTCATCGCAAGCAGCGGCGATTTCCTCCAGGGCTGTGATGTGCTTGTCTTCCATGTGCTAGGCCTCCTTGGTGAGGTACTCTGCGTAGATGCAGCCGTCGGGGCCGTCCTCGTAGTCCTGCTCGGCAGCGCGCTGGATGAAGTCCATGTCGCTCTCGCCTTCCGCGACCTCGTACCCGGCGTTCTGGTAGCCTTCGTAGGCGTTCTCGGTTCCGGCGATGTAGTCGGCGATGATGGCGGCAACGAACTCCTGGCGGGTGCGTCCCGTGGCGGGAACAGCGGCGGCGAGTTCGTTGTATGCTCGCATGAGGCACTCGTTGCTCCAGCGCGCGCCGCCAAGCCCGCATGTACTGTTCACCACCGCCCAGCCCGACCCGGCTTCACCGCCTTCTGCGTTCGGGCTGTAGTGAACGGTGACGACATCGTTGATCTTCGCGTACTGCATGAGCAGTTCGAGTTCAGCTACGAAGGCGTCGATGTCGCCGCAGTCGCAGTGGTAGGCCTCCTTGCGGATTTCGAACACGTCCACGTAGCTGGGTGCGTATTCGGCACCGTGTGCGTCCTTGAGGGCTTCCGTGACCTCGCGCACCCAGGTGCCTACGATGTCGTCCTCGTCGCAGAGTTCGTCGTGCGTGATGTACTTCAGCGCCAGGATTTGTTCCGGCGTCCAGCCCGCCAAGCTAACGATAATACCCATGCTACCCCTCCTCGGTTGTGTACTTGAGGCCGTTGCTGGTTTCGTTTTCGAGCACATGCTTCAGCGCGTTTATGGAACTCGCGCTGTAGTTGCTCCTGATGAGGCTACGTGCGAGGTCGCACACCGCGTCGTAGTTGTTCAGGGCTTCCAGGATGTGCTCGGCTTGCGCGTTCTTGGGCAGGCGCTCCGTGCACAGGTGGCCCACGAAGGTCGGGCCGCCTTCGCCGCCGCAGCACTCGCAGCGCGGCAACGTGTAGGTCAGCGTCTGCGCCCTGGTCGGGGTGCTGTGCGGTTCAGACAGCGCCCAGAGTGGGTTGCGTTTATTGGTCATGCCTATCCGCCCTCCAGGCGATTGAGTAGTGTGCGGATGCGCTTGCCGTCGAACTCCGGGTCGAGCGAACCCTGCTCAAGCAGGTGCAGGACGGTCTTGAGTTCGTCGCGCATTTCGGGCGCGGCCACAAAGAGCTTGGCGTAACGCTCCGTCTCGGCGATGGACAGGTCAGGCGCGCTTTCGCTATCCATCAGCGCCACGCAGCGCACAGTATCCTCGTCCAGCTTTTCGTAGATGCCGAAGAAGTCATCGGTGTAGAACAAGTCGCCCATGTGCTTTAGCCCTCCAGGATGTAGCTGATGGCCTCTTCCAGCGTGTCCACGGTCTTGACAGCGTAGCAGTCACCCTCTGCGCCCAGGAAGGTGATGAGGCTGGAAGCGCGCAGGATGCTGTAGTCCGCTGTGCCGGTGCGGATAAAGATGCAATGGCAGTCGTCGTTGCCGCGCTGAATGTACAGGCGGTCTTGGATGTCGTCGTAGTTCCATTCGATATCCACGCGCTCCGGCAGCCAGTCACCGACGCCGCTCTCCTGGTACTCGAACTTCAGCGGGTGCATGAGCTTGCGGATGTGCGCGGCCTCGTTGGGTGTGATGCGGCCCATGTCCACAACGTCCATCGTGTCCTCGGCCACAACGACTTCACCGTCCTCGCTGATGGGGAAGCTGTAGTAGGTGCCGCCCTTGTAGCTGAACATGGTGCCCGTTGTGGGGTCATAGACGACGCGGTCGCCGATACGCAGCGGCTCCCGTGACGTTTCCGTGAACTCTCTGACAGTGCTGTCATGGCCGCAGTTGATGCACATGCAGGAGCTATCAGGCGTCCACTCGAAGCCGTCGTGGTCGTCGGTGCCGCTGTCGCGGACCTGCACATTTGTGGTGCTTTCGATTTCGAACGGCCCTTCGCTCTTGCACTTCGGGCACGACATCCCTATAAGCAGTCCTTTGTTTGACATATCGTCCTCCTCGGTTAGAACATGCGGGCAATTTCTGCCATGTGCTCCACGCCTTCACGCCCCACGAGGCGCAGCATGTCAGGCAGATAGTTGCGGCAGGTGTTGTAAATGGCCTCGGCCTTGCGGCTGTCGCTGTCGTAGCCGAAGTTGCCCGCCCAATCCTCGAACGTGCTCTCAATGGCCTCCAGGGCGTCACCGCACACCGTGGCGAGCACTTCTGCGGGTTGCGCCCCCAGGGGCTTCTTGTACCCCTGCTTGACGCTCTGCGAGGCGTTGAAGATGTTTACGATCTTCGCGGCCAACTCGGCTTGGTTGTGCAGGTGGCGTTGTTTACCGTTGAGCATGTTGCGGGCGGTGTAGCTGTCGCTCTCGGTGTACTTGCACCCCACCGGCCAATGGTTCAGCGCTTCTATGGGGCGCAGGAAGCTGTGTAGGACACAGCCGATGCCCATCTTGTAGGGCAGTTCGACTGTGACGAGTTCGCCACTTTTGTAGGTGACAACGTATGCGGTATGCGGCCACGGCCTCTTGGCGTGATCGCCGGTTTCGTCCACCGCACCTAGCGCAGCGCTCACCTTCGCGGTGACACCTGCTGCGGTCATGAGGCGTAGCGCTTCTTGCTGCGCTTCTTCGGGTGTGAGGTCTTCGTAGGAGCCGTTGATGGGGTTCTTGGTGATGCTCAATGCGTCCTCCGTTTCCATAGTGCTTTTCGTTTTGACCACCCAACAGTGCTGTATTACGCGAAGTTCCTGTAGTAGGCCCAGGCGTGACCGCGCTGGACACGGACGTTCAGGCCGTTGCTGAATCCGCCGGTGTCGTAGAAGGTACGCTTGGTGATTCGCATCATGCCGAACATACTGCGCTTGTAAAGGTGCGGGTTGTTATCCATGCCGCCAAGGACGGTACGCCTTCTCTTTCTACGCATGGTGCCTCCTGGTGGTTGTGGCGGGCACACCGGTGCCCGCCAGGTCTATGATGCGGTTATCTCTACTTCATAACGCCTCCACGGGGTTGCAGTTGAAAATACCGTACACAAATGAAAAAGCCCGCATCCTACACAATGGCGGGATGCGGGCTTCTATTATGCGCGGTCGGTGTTGATGCGGAATTGCTGTGTCTGCCGGTTGACGATGATGCTCCCGCGCCTCTCAAGCCCCTCAATGGCGCGCAGGTTAGGCTTGTCGTTCTTGTAGGTGTGCCACGTTTGGAACTTGAAGGCGAAGTCGAGCAGGTTGATTTGGTTGCTCCCCCTGGCGGTGAAGGGCTGTGCGCGCCCTGTGTAGATGCGCATCGCCCCTGCGGACTCGATGATGGTTGTCATGTCTGCCCCCTTGTTTTTTTTAGGTGAAGGCCGCGTCATTTTCATAGACGGGGAAGATGCTCCCCACATAGGCCCGCATGGCGGCTTCAAGCGGTGTACCGCCCTTGTAGCGGCATACGCGGTTGTGGACCTGATAGGAGAGATTGCCGTACCGCTTGCCGCCCGTGAAGGTAAACCTGCTCCAGCGCGCTATCTCGCCGCTGCCGACATCGCGTCCATGCATGGCGTACCATGTGCCGCCGTTCTCACGCAGTGCTATGCGGTATGCGGTGATGATGGGTCCGCCGTCCTCCCAGCGCGTCACGGGGTCGTACACCCCCTCCCGCTCTGCGGCTGCTGCTGCGGCATTGACATACCCCTGGCAGCGCGCAACGGCTTCCGTGAGTTCCGCGAGCGACATCGTGTATGCGTTCACGCCGCCTCCCTGTTGCGGGCCTCGACGGTGTATGCGATGCCGTCAAAGCTGCTGCTGCCGTATGTGCGTGCCTCATCGGCGCGCTTGGCGTAGTCTTCTTCCGCGCTATCCGTGGCCTCCCCGGCTTCGTATAGGGCATCACCGATGCAGCGATTGGCCTCTTCGGCGGTGTGGAAGGTTCCCACCACCTTGTCGTCTATGAGGGCGACATAGACGATATCGACACGCGGCCCATGCACCCAGAAGGCTTCATTGCAGGACGTGCAGATGTAGGTTTCGGCGTCGCCTTCTATGGCATAGCCGTTGTTGTCGGTGTACGCGCCCATTTCGATAAACGCGCCGATGCTCTTCTTGACCTCGTTGCACAGACAGTACGGGCACCTCAGCATGTCGCCTCCTCCTGCCGCATGTAGCGGCATTGCTTTCTGTATTCCTTACGTGCGTTGCCGAGTTCGTTTCCGGGGAAGACCTCCCAGGCTATGCGGGTGTGCGTCTTGAAGTCGTGTGTGCGGACGTGGAAGTGTCCGTGTTCCAGCCAGAACGTTGTCCAGATGTCGTCCCTTTCCGTGCGCTGTATGTATCCGCATCCCAGCGCATACAGGGAGAGGTCAACGCCGTTCTTGAGCCTGAAGCGAAGTTCGGCCATGTCGTCCTCCCTTTATGCTATGACGCGCATCTGGCGCAGTATGGCGGTTGCGGTCATTGTGGCGGCCTCACGAGGGACGCCAAGGTGTGCGAGGTCCATCGCGTAGTCGGTGATGCGCGCCTTGCCCTCAAGGCTATCAGCGCCGTATGGCGTTGCGGGCACATTCTGCATCGACACCGGGAGCTTCGTGGGACTCATGGTCTTGTCTATGCAGCGCGGCTTCTTGGTGCGCTGTTCGTGTGTGCCCTGTGTTTCGCAGTCCACGACGGTATCGAACACCTTGACGGCCTGTTCGCTCCCCACCTTGCCGTTACCGCGCTTCTCTATGCGCTCCGCGGTCTGTATGGCATCAGCGACGCTTTCAACGACGACACCGGCCTTCATAGCCTCTGTGCTGATCTCGTCAACGTACAGCGGCGCCTTCGCCCCCATGAGCACCGCACACGGGTATCCGGTTTCTGCCGTATACCCCAGCCCCTCCATGTGCTCAACGCTCACCGCCAGCGTACCGTGATCGCCGTGGTAGAGCAGCCGCCCCGTGCTATCCTGCATGTGTTGGCCGTCCATGTTGAGCACGGCGTACATCATGCCGGCCATGCAGACCATCTTGCACGTGGTGGCGTATTCGCGGACTTGCAGAGCGGTTTCGAGTTCAACGCTCTTGCGCGTTTCTGCGATGCTCATGCGGTTCTTGATCTCGACGACATTCGTGGCCTTCTGCTGCTTACGTGCGGTATTCATAGTGCGCTCCTCTGGCTTTTATTTCTACACGTCTATACATTTTTACCACCGTCAAAGGCTGTATGCTATGTGCGGGGCATCCAGATCATCATCGCTGCTACCTGCATCAGCATTCCGACCATCAGCGCGGCCAGTATGCGCTCACGCCGCTCCCAGACCGCAACCCTCACCATACGTCCTATGTACATTACTCCGACACCTCCAGCGTGTAGTCCATAGAGGGGATGAACCCGGTTTCTTCCATCGCATCTTCCAGCCCGCCCATGATACGCACAAGGGCTTTCTGCGCGTTGTTGCAATTCAGCACCTCGTCGAGTGCCTTCTTCCGCGTCCACACGTTGGCGTCTTTGTCTGCCAGGATAAACGCGCTCTTCTCTCTGCGCGCTTCTATGAGGCGGTAGATGGTGTTGAAGTCCTTCACGAGTTCGTCCTGGGCGCATTCATAGGGGCTTTTTCTACGGGGTTCCTTCGCCACAATCGTTCTCCTATCGCGTCTATATGTCGCGGTTTTTGTGTTTTTGTTGGCCTTTCTCAACCAACTGGCAAACATTCTCTCACACTTTTTCACCTTTGTCAAGAGGCTGAAATGATTGACTTTCTTTTCCAAGTCACTAATATAGCATAGATAATTACTATGTAGCTTAATAGATTATAGAATGTCTACAACACGATACTATCATAGAGGGGTAAAGGGGGAGTACTATGCATAGGCCGCAAGGGGCGTCATAGATGCATAGGTTTGATCTTTGAAGAAGGGGAAGAACACGGATAGATGGATAGTTGATTAGGAGGCTATCATAGGAGGCCTTCCACGTGGTATTATCTGGTACCTCCCTCGCGCCACCCGCACACCCGCACACCCGCACACCCGCACCCGCACACCCGCACACCCGCACACCCGCACCTCCCGCACACCCGCACCCGCACACCCGCACCCGCACACCTCGCACACCTCGCGCCACCCGCACCCGCACACCCGCTACTATGCGCGCGTACACGTCTATAGCGGAGTCATTTCCATAGCTTACTACGTTCTGACGGCAGATGTGGGCCTCTATAGAGGGGCTATTTCCATAGCCGTTTAGAACCCGACCACAGATGCGGGCTTCAATAGCAGGCCTCTATAGACCTCGGCCCGCTATAGACGCGGAATGACACGCGCATGCCCCCTCTATAGAGGCGCGTGCCCGTATGTGCGCGTCCTCTATAGATCGCGGGCGTATTGCGCCTCTATAGAGGGGATCTCCCCTGTCGGGATAGCAGGTATGCGGGCACTTCTGGTAGCAGGAAACGCCCCTATTGCGTGACCTGGCCGGCGTTTCTATGGCCGCACAAGGCCATATAGGGCGTAAAGCCCCTATAGGAGAGATACGCATAGCTGTGAATATCGGCGTTTTTCGTGGATTATGTTGGTATCAGGGGCTTACAAGGCAAGCCCCCCTTTCGGGCCGATACTGCCCTACAGGGGAAAAGGGGAAGGATAAGAAGAGGGTATGAAGAGGCGATTATGGGCGATTATGGCCGATTATAGGCGAAAAGCAGGGCACAAGGGCTTTTTATGATGCCCTTGTGCCCTATATGGCGCGGCCCCTCCTATTCGAGTTCAAAGGCCATGCTACGGGTAATGCGCTCAATCTCCTGATACGGCACCTCCTCCTGTTCCGTCACGAATTCAATTACGCCGGAGTACCGAGACAACGGCTGGCGCAATTCCGCGCCTATGTCCATTGCCCGGAGTTCGTCCAATGCAGAGCGGCGCAACAATGCGGCGCTTTTGTCGTTTCCCTTGTCATATGGCGCGCGTCTTGGCGTTCTGGCCTTTGCGGATGCATCGGCGCAAAAAGCATCTAAAGCACGCTCAATCTTTGCGATATCGGTAGCAGAAAGCATGATTTTTTCCCCTTTACGTTTACAGGGCAGGAAAGGCTTTTATGCCTTCCCTGCCCCGTATGGTGGATTAAGCGCCTATCTTCTTGGCAATCTTCAGCATCATTGCGGCCAATTGGTCAATGGCCGCGCCTTGCGAGTTCACCTTATCTGCCAGGGAAGCAGCTTCGCCATGCTCGGACTTGGCAGGCACCTTGTCCCCAGCGGCCATGCGCGAGGTCTTGGCAGGTGCCTTGTCTCCTGCGGCCATGCGCGAGGTCTTGGGCGTTTCCGTCAAGAGTTCCGTCATATGCTCGGAAACGCTCTTTCCGTAAATGTCCTCAAAGTCGGCCTTGCCCTCCTCAAAACGGTTTTGCATGGTACGCGGCACCACTGCGAGGACATTGGAAGCGGCCTTTCCCTTTGGGGTGATAACCATTTGCACGTCCACACCTTCAGGCAGGTAGCCGAACGCCCGCGCCATATCGGCAAGGTTGACGTAAAGGTCCGGGCCGCCTTCTTTGCGTCCGTCGAAAACGGCAAGATGTCCACTTGTGCTGATATGCTTCACGCTCGCCGTGAAATTAACCGTCATTGGCTTTGTTTCGCTCTTGCGCGAAGTGGAAGCGGCCTTTGTTTCGCTCTTGCGCGAAGTGGAAGCGGCGGGAACGGCCTTTGTCGTGTTGGGCTTTGTCAATCTCGGCATGTTGAATTCCTTTGCCCTTTCGGGCGGGGTTTTGCGGGTAGTGCGGGCTTGCACCGTTCCGCGAAAATTCATCTTATCCGGTTTTCTTGTCTCACGCCACAAAAGACGTGTCAAACATTATTTTCACTTTTTCACAAAATAGATTGTTAACAATTACAAGGCACTGTTAAGCAAGTATGCGGAATGATAAAGAGAACATAGGCAAGGAAATTTTAGCAGGGGGGGGGTGGGCTGTTTGACACCTCTCGCAGCGCACTACAAAATTTAGGCATACTGCCCTTTACAAAATGTGTACACCTCCATCGCAGCGCACTACAAAATTTAGGCATACAAAATGTGTACACCTCCATCGCAGCGCACTACAAAATTTAGCTATACAAAATGTGTCGAGCGTAGGCAAAAAGAAAAGGGAGGCCTGACCTCCCTTCTATCACAAGCAAGCACGCTGCTTACTTCGTGGCAGACCTGATCGCTCCCTCCCTGCTATCGTTGGCCGGTACGCTGATACACGCGCAGAGCATGCCACGTAGCCGAGACCGCGCAACTCCTCCAAAACCTCAATGGTGCGCACTGGGTCGATGTACGTCCACTCCACGGCCTCGTAGTCCGGCCGCCACATCCCCTGCGTTACCAACAGAACGAGTACAGCGTGCTGGGCGTCTGTCATTTCAGTAGCCCTGTGAATGTGAGGAGGCCGCTACTCCCCCTTATGGACGTGATATCCTCCAGGCATGGACCCGTACCTACCAGGATACGCTTCCCACGCAGCAGGCGGGCAAACTCCTTCATCTCCTCCCAGGTGCGGACGTAGTTGTAGAAGTTCAGGAACACCACGTCGGGGCGGCACAGCTTGAGGGCGTCGCGGAGTTGCTGCGCAGAGAAGGTGGCGACGCGGCGGATGCGCTGCGTTACCGTCGTGCGCTCAGCGGGCTGACCCAGCGCCTCCCATGACGTCTCCGTGCTGTCGGGGTAGAATGGGCCTGATGGCCCGCCTACACGGATCGGATACGTGCGCAGCGACAGATACACCCGGCCGAGATGACAGGGATGGAGACGGGCGTCGGATAACGCCTGGGAGGGGCTGATGTCGCGTGAGGTGCAGTGGGGGTAGAAACCGGCGTTGATGCCAAGCGACACCCCCTGTGCGGTCTCCATCAATGCCGTGCATCCGTCGTCGAGATGACCAGCCAGGTCAAAGGGCGCGCACATCGACCGCAGAAGCGGATGCTGGCCCGCCAATACGGCCTCACGGAGGATCTTGCGCGACAATGCATGGCCGGTGCCGGATGCCGTCGTTGATATGGCGGCAACAGCAGATGCGGGGTCGCGCTCGAATGCGACGTCGGTGTCCTCCACAACAGCAGCAGCGGGGTGGATGCGCACACGGTCGGCGTCGACATCATACGCGTCCATCTCCGCAAGCAGCGCCGCAGGAGCAATGATGCTCCCCGCGGTGAGGTAGATCTGCGCGCGCTTGTTGATGACACCACCAACCGGCAACTGCTTCACCATCACGCGGTAGCCGTCGCGCTCACGATATGTGTGCCCGGCATTCGGCGACAACGATGATGCGAAGATGTCGTAGTGGCGCGTGTTCGCGATGTACCCCGCCAGCGCACCCTTGCCGGTGCTGCCGAACTGCCCGTCTATGATGATGTCCATCACACCACCGGGACGAGGTAGCCGTGCCGCTCGGCAGGAACGCCGGAAGCCTCACGTCCCTCTGCTGTCGGTGTATATGCGGTGCGATACGGGGCCACGACAGCGCATGTCGCGAGACCACGCCGCACAAGACTGTTCATGATGCGCGTGGTGTGCGAGCAGTTGCCGTACGTCCACCCACAGGTGAAGTGCACCTCCCAGTACCCGTACTCGCACAACCCGCGCAGGCACGATAGCTGGTCACTCCCCAGGGCGCGCATCCGCGGGCTCCATCGTGAACTCGGCGACCACACGCACATCCACCTCCACGACTACGAGGTGGAATCCGAGCTCATATATGCGCTCCAGGCACATGTTGGTGCGGTCCTGCATCTTCGTAATAGCCTCTATGATGTCGTTGTAGCGCGCATCCTGCAGATCACCGGCGGGGTTCCGCCACCCCCAGCACCTCATGACGCCTCCCCCACGAACTTCAGCATCTCACGCAGCAGCTCGGTGCCGACAACGGTCTCGTCACCCCTGTGCTCCGAGCGCTGTATCTGCTCCAGCACCTGCGCGCGTATGATGCGCTCCCTGTCGCCGCACTGCGCGATGGGGCGCAGAGCACCCACGGAGGCGTAGAAGTCCATCAGGAGGTTCCGCGGCAGCGCGATGTGCGACTCCGGGTACTCATGCAGCCTGTTGCGGACCTTACCCACCACAGCGTAGTCGCAGACGGGCTCCTCAATGAGCTTCAGCATGTCACGCAACAGCACCACCGGTGCGATGACGGCATCGGCGTCGTCAGGGTTGTAGATGCACTTCTCCACCGCATCGAGGATGTCGAACTCGCGCTGCAGCAATGGACGCTTCGCACGCAGAGTGTGCTCCACCTCATGGTGGGCGTCCAGGAGCATCTGGCGCGGGAGCCCGATGAGGCGCTCCACGACACCATATAAGGCCCGGTGGAGTTGCGTGATGGCGTCAGGGGGTGCTGGGACGGCGCGCGCAAGAACCCGCAGGAGCACGATGAGGTCGCCGACGTCGACATGCGCATGCAGTGTACCCTGCTGCCGCGTGAGGCCCTCCACGCGCAGAAACGCCGCATGCTCCTTCGGCGTCAGCTTGTGCGCGCAGAACGGGCACGGCTCCGCGACATCGTTGCTGCGCCACTCACGGCCGCATGTTCCGCAGTTGATTTCCATCACAGCGCTCCTTCACCGAGCGCTGTGAGCTCGTACTTGCCGTTTTCGCGGAAGACGAGACCGAGATCCGTCGCTTCGCGCAGCAGCGTCGCCGTGATGGCGCGCACGTCGCCGTTCTTCACGGCATGCAGCGCCCGCACCAGCGCGGCGTCCATAGCGGGCGGGGCGTCTTCCACGAAGCGGACGAAGTTCGGGTACGCGATCTCGACATTGCCGTCATCGCGTTCCACCACAATACCGGCTGTGTGGCTCCCCAGGACGACCCCGGTGTACCTCACGCTTTGCTTGGTGTAATCGGTGTGGACCTCACAGCGGCGCCCGGAAATACGTGTATTATCCAACATCTCGTCCTCCTGTGCGCGCCCGGCATTCGAGCGCGGTTTTTTCGATGTGACACTTCGTGCAGAGCGTCTGCAGGTTGCTCGGCAGCCACGCCGCATACCACTCGATGACATTAGCCTGCGTGAGCTCCTGCAGGTCCAGCAGCGGCCACCTGTGCAGCGGTATGATGTGGTCGACCTCCGTCGCGGTCTCGTACGCTGTGAGCCCGCATGTCGCGCACGTCCAGTTGTCACGCTTCTTGATGAGCTTGCGCATGTACTTCCAGTCGAAGAGCATGCGGTACTCGTTCACGCACTCCAGGTGCCAGGTCGCGCGCGTCGGCGACTTCCGCTGCCCCTTCAGGATGGGCTGGTCGCACCACTCACACCAGCCGCGGCGGTCGGTGCCGTGACGCTTGTAGTGGGCGTACATCCACGGCGGCTTCGGCGGGCAGCGGTGGAGGTGCGGAACCACGATACCCGCGCGCACCGGCGGCGTCCGATCCCCTGCGCTCTTCAGGAGCTTCATCCCTTCCGCGCCTCCGCGATAGCGAAGCGCAGCGCGTCCGCGATCTCATCGCGCCGCAAACCCCCGATGACGACCGTCTGGGCGTCAAGGCCGTCCACAAGCAGCAGAAGGCGTTCCAGAATCTCGAATTGGCGCGCGTAGAAGATGCGGTGCAGTGTGCACTCTTCGCCCTTCAGGGGGTAGTTGTGGTCCATCCCCATGTCGTAGGTGTCGCGGAGGCCGCCGCAGGTCTTGCACGTCCAGGGATTGCTGCGATGACCACCACGGATGGGGCAGTCGAGCGGGCACTCGTCGCTTTCCACCATCTCCTTCGTGATGACAAACTCCTTAGAATATGCCATGACCGCCTCCCTGCAGGAAGCGCTCGACGTCGTCCCAACGTGTGGCGGCGATGGCGAGGTTGGCGCGATGCTGCTCCTCTTTGACCGCAACAGCATCCCAGGCGTCGGCGTCGATGAGGTTGTCGATCTCGTCCGCGATGAGGGCGTCGATGACAGTGGGTTCCAGGGCATCAAGCTCCCAGGAACTGTCGCCGTAGAGGGTGCGGTAGCCGTCGGAGCGGCTGTCGCTGTCCTTGGCGGGGTTGGGCGGCGGACGGTACTGCTCGATCTGGTCGAAATTGAGGGCAAGGCGGCGCACCTCCACCTCCTCACCGGCGAACATGGCCAGCCGGTCGGTGTTGTCGCGTGTCATGTCGATCCCAGAGGGGTCGTGGTCGCCAAGGTGGAACACGATGGGGGTGAGGCCGCGCTGCAGCAGTGCTGCGAACCTGCTGCCCGCGCGCCACTGCTCGCTCTGGCTGGTGTAGCCGCGGCAGGCGAAGAAGGGGACACGGAAACGGCGGCACGCGGGTTCGATGACACCCACGAGGGCGTCCTTCTCGATCCACACTTCGGGGCGGTAGCGCTGCCCCTCCCAGAGGTCGAGGCAGAACTGATCGGCAAGGGCGTGCATGACCTCGCTGGGGCTCTCCCAGGACGGTGAGGTGCGGACGTTGCGCGTGCGGTCCTCAATGGCCTCCCAGTCGATGAGACCCGCGAGGCGGCCGTCGTTGATGATGCCGCCGAGGCGCTTGTACTCGCTCTGTCGGTTCGGGACGATGTCGCGGGCCACGAACTGGTAGTAGAGCTGGCGCAGCGTCAGTGTGAAGCCCTGGCGGCGGTACTCCTCAATGATGATGTTCGCCGTCTCAATGACGGCCATGCTGCCGGGGTGGAAGCGCTTGGGGACGTACAACTCACAGGCCATGACCGGTTTCCTCCATGTCATCGACGAACTCAGCGAGGCTCGTCCACATGTTCTTCCCCTCGGAGTGTCCCTTTCCGGTGCTGTAGCAGCACTCCTTGGCGTTCGGGCAGGGGTCTTTGCGCGTGGGGCGGTTCAGGCAGGTCGCGCAGGCCAAGTTGTTCTTCAAGGTCGCGATGGCGCCGTCCTTGAGCCGGATCTCTTTGCCCAGGTCGGATATGACGACAAGGAGATCAGGGAAAACAACGAAAAGGCGCTCGCAGAGGTAGCGGTACGCGGTGACGTCCTTGTCAGGGAATGTGGCGCGGTCATGACAGGTGGCTTCGTAGCACCGGCAGAGATCCGCAAGTTCGATGTCGGTAATCATGGTGGGGTGCGCCTCCGGCCACGGTGTGGCCAATCAGGGTTAGGGTCGGGCTTCGAAACGGCCGGGAGGAAGGGGCTCCCGGCCGTACATATTTTGGTCTTTTACGCGGAATTTTACGGCCTGTCAAGGACGTTTTTGCTGATTTTCCACCTTCCATACCATATATGGCCGTCCCAGGTGTGCGGGCCGCTCTCGACCACTACCGGGCCGTCGAAGAGGGCGTCGCACGTCCATTGCAGCACGCATTCGATGGCGCGGCGCAGGGCGTGGTCGTGCATCTTCTTTCCGGCGAGCCGCATGCAGTACATCTCAAAGAAGAGGCGGCTCAGTGCCTGGATGAGAGCTCGCGCCGGAGCGGCAATGACGAAGTGCACGATGAGGGCGGTGATTACCACCCACACCGCGATGCCTGACCATTGTAGAAACGCCGCCAGCGTCATTTCATTACTCCACAGGGCACTTGAAGGTGAGGTGCGACATCAGCGGAGCATACGCCGCCACGGCGGCAATCCACTGCACGTGCTTGTTCGCGCCGTTGATGACCCCGCCGAGGATGTTTTCGAGGACATTGACGTGCACGCTTCCTTCGCCATTCGGGCACACCATCGAAGCGTCGAAGATGTTGCGGTGGTAGGCACGCACGTAGACGGTGTTGGTGCCCTCGTCGTAGGCGAAGATCTCCCAATGCGGGACGCTGATGCCGGCGTACTCAAACAGGACGTCGTTGGCGGCCTTCTCGACGCCGGCGGCGTCGGTGCGCGAGATCGCAGCAGTCTTCGAGGGGAAGCGCATGCGGCCGTCCTTGGTGCGATGCAGCATGTACATCTTCCCCTGGGGGTCGGCGAGCACGACGGCAATGGTCATATCGCCGGGTTTGGGCAGCATGCTGTCCTCGGCAATCAAGCTCGACGTGTACACGACGGGCTCGGTCGTCCCCGCCATAGCCACAGCGGCGCTGGTGAGGGTTTCGCGCAACACATCGGACTGGTCGCCGACACTGAGGACGGAGGGCGAGATGGTGACGTCGTCAGTGATCTCTTCGTCGCCGATGAACTCCAGGCCATAGGTGTCAAGGCTGGCGAGACTCGGAGCCTCCGTGGTGTCCTTGCTTTTGCTTTCTTCAGGACGGCGTATCTTGGCCATTTTCGTACTCCTCGATGGCCGCAAGTCCGGCCGGTTTGATGGTGACTAAAGGGTTCCCGTATTCGTCACTGCCATGCCACACCAGCCCCTTGTTGTGCAAGCGGGTGCTCCACCGGCTCGCGAGCATCCCCAGGCCCTGGGCGTTGCTGCCTCTGCTGCCGCCTCTGAGGTTGAACACGACGCCTCCGAGTGCTGAGTTGCCGCGTACGCCGCGGATGCCACCGGTGGCGACGTGCTTCAGGAACTTGTACACGAAAGGGGAGATCATGGCTTCTCCTGCGGCGCGACGAGCTCCCCTACCTCAGTGAGGTGGTAGAGCTTGCGGCTGTCGCGGTAGACGTAGCCCTTGCTTTCCAGAAACAGCAGCGTCTGCCGCACGTTTGTCCGGGACACGCGGCTGATCTCCGCGATTGTCGCCGCTATGCCACGCCTCTTCAGCTCAGCCATGATCCGCAACGTGGCGATGGAGCGCTTCCGCAGCGCCCCTGCATCTTTGCGCGCGGGCTTCGGGGGGATATCCAACGGCGCGCCCCCGAAGTTCAACGCCTGCAACTCCGCTATCCGCCCCTGCAGCTTCAACAGCAGACGCGCTCGTTTGGCGTACGCATCCGCAACGGCGGCCTCATGGTTGTCGAGGCAGTCGTACTTGCGGACCTTGCGCGCTTTCCCGCGCACGTACACCTCGTAGTACATCGTGCCGTTCACTATCCGCAGCAACGGCGCCTGGATGATGCCGTGGGTGCGCCACCACGTGGTTACGAAGACGTCAGGCATAGCATCTCATCCAACTCGACACGTTCTTCATTGCGCGCATTCTCGGCCTCGTACTCGATGTCCAGGCAGCGTTGGCAGCGCATGATCGCAGGGTTGCGGGTCATCTCCTGCACGCCGCGCTCCAGGACTTGGAAGGTCAGCGTGCAGGCGTAGTTGAAGGGCTTGTCCTTCTCGTACATGAAGGGGCAGTTGCTGGCGCAGCACTGGCTGTAGTACCGTGGGAGGACGTAGCCGAGATCCTCATACGCGCTTTGCTGCGCCGCGAAATGCGCGATGTCGTCCTTCTTGCCCTCCAGCCACGCCTTGACCTTCTTGATATTGGCGCGTTCTTCGGGCTTGCACGTGCACTGCGCGGTGATGCAGCCGCAGATGCTGCAGATCGGGGCGCTCGCCGACAGATCCGCTACGGTGGCCTGTGCGGAGTTGTACTGATGGATGAGCCGATGCAGCAGCCGCACCGGCACCACGATGCGCTCCAGGCTCTTGGCGAGCGCAATCTGTGTCTTGACCTGCAGATCCTCTACCTCAGTGGGGCTGATGCCCATTCCGAAGCTCATACCAACCACCCCTCGTAGGCGCGCGACCTGGCGTCGAAGCGCTTCTGTACGATGTCACCGGCATTGATGCGGCCGTCGTTGAGTGCCGCCACGATGCGCTTGGCCAAGTCCTCGGCGCGCTTAGGGTCCGCAGCGTCACCGACGACACGGAAGAGCACCTTGCCGCGCTTCTTCGCGTGCGGGTTCCCATTCACGGCCACCCAGGGGAACACCCCCAGGCTGAACGTGCCCTGGTTGGGGGTGATAGTCCTTCCGCCACGCGGCGCCCAGGCCCCGGCGTACCCGAACTGAATGTCATCAACCATGCCGGAACTCCTTCAAGCGTTCGTAGCGCGCGCGGAGTTCTTCCAGTTCCGACACGGTCGCTTTGACCGCAAACGCGGTCATATTCTGCTCGCGCTCATTGGTGCGCAGGGTGTGCTCGCGCTTGTAGATCTCGCGCAGCAGCACAAGCTCGGCGGTGACGGCAGTCAAGTCCTGGCGCACGTCAGCAGTGCCACCGAATGCTGCAGACGCCGCCACTTTGTCGTGCACGTGCACGACAGGCGTTTCCGCCAGGACGTCGCGCAGCAGTTCAACATGCTTGATGATGGTGTCGCAGTCCGTGCTGCGCTGCAGCCACCCCCAAAGCATCGCGCATTCGCTCATCTGGCTGTGCATCATGCTCTTCAACCACTCCACGCGCCCCAGAGGGCCGCTGTCGCGCCAATCCTTGGACGGGCTGAAGTCGTCGGGTAGCGCGGCGGCGATATTACCGAGCAGGGTGTTGGTGTTGTTGTGGACGTAGCGGTACTCGACACCGCGGTTGCCCCAACTGATGAGGAACTCCAGGAGCTCTACAACCTGGCGCGAGGACTCCTCAACAGGCATGTTCGCCCCCAGGGGAACGCCCTGCAAGATCTCCGCGAAGACATCGCGGTTGCTCTCGGTGACGTCGGTGTGCGCGCCCAGGCAGAAATTGTGCTTCTCGAACTGCGCTTTCGGGCACCACGAGGTGTAGCCGTCGGGGTAGACGACGGTGTAGCCGGGCTGACCATCTTTGCTTTCGTGGAACGCGCTGACGCACTTCACGCCGATGTAAAACTGTGTCTGGCTCATGTCGGTCTCCTTCTTCAGGGGTTAGTAGGTGATGTTGGGCTTCACGAGGCGCGCGCCTTTGAGGCCCACTTCGAGCAGTTTCGAGTACCCGTAGTCGTGGCAGACCCATCTTCCGTCCAGGATGCCCCAGTTGCGGTAGAAGACGTCGGTGAAGAAGTTGGGGATGCTCTTCGGGAACGGCGGATCGTTCTTTCCGGGCTCGCGCGTGCGCGTCATCACCAGGGCGCGGCCCAGCGGGGAGATGAAGTGCACCGGTGCGAACCACTTCGCCCAGATGCTGTCTCTCGCGGTGAGCCAGATGCTGTGCTCGTAGCAGTTGTGGAAGGTGGACGCACATTCTATCTTTACCACCCACTTCTCGTTGGGGCGGTAGACGTAGACCTCACGCGTCCCGCCTTCCCCGATGCGGTCGGAGAAGAGGAGCTGGTTGATGTCGGCCTGCAGGTCAGGCTTCCAGTTCAGGTATTCCTGGTGGCTCACTGGCATATGCAAGCCGCCTCTGCAGCACACTTCCCCACGTAGGAGGAGGTGATGTAGCAGGCCAGTCCGACGGCCACCGGGTACCCCATCATGGGGCCGATGACGTAGAAGCCGTAGAGACCACATCCGAGACTGAACAGCAGGATGGTGACGAACACCATGAACTGGCACAGCGAGGGCTGCGCGCGCAGGACATTCACCAAGTTGAAGTGCCCCTCGACGACGAATGCCTGCGGGCACTCTACGCGCGTGGAGCGCACTCTGGCCTCGTGGACGATGGGGCGGCGGGTACCGCGGCAGAGCTTGCGCCGGCGGATATGCGCGCAGCAAAAGACGTTCAAGTTCTTCATCAGATGCGCTCCTCGATGACGTAGCCGGAGAGGCCACCAATCATGGCTCCAAAAAATACAACAACGGCGAACACGAGCTGGGTTGCATGCGGTGCGAGGAGCAGCACGAAGCCACCAAAAATAACGCCATCGAGGACAGTCCCGATAAGGCAGAAGAAGTCGCCGCGCAGGCTGACCTTGCTCATTCCGCGACCTTCTTTCTGCAGATTTCCTCGTAAGCGAAGCGCACGACGTCCTCCACGGTGGCTGCCTCGAAGATGCTACGGTCGCCGCTGTCAGAGGTCAGGAACACGCCCCATCCCTTCCCGTAAGGCGCCAAGTGCATATGTGTGGTGCCGTCCGTCGCTTTGTCGAGCTTCTCCTTGATATCCTCCAGCATGTTGTGGATGTAGGAGGTGGGGGTGCGCTGCGCCTGCGGAGGGTTGGCGAATATGACGGTGCACGGCGTCGGGAACTCTTCCAAGTCCTGGTGGCGCGTGAAGTGGCGCATCTTCGCCGCCTTGTTCTGCATGGCCCGGCACAGCAGGTCCACCTGCAGGTCGCCGCAGGCCACCATGAGCTCGACGACGTAGAGGGCGTCGCCGACCTCCTTATGCAGCAGCATGTGGTTGGTGGTGTGCGCGGGGTCGTTGGCATCAAAGGCGTCCGGCCCGAAGCGGTGGATCTTCTGAACGATATGGCCGACCTCACACGCTTCTTCGGTGAGGTAGTGCAAGCGTTCGTCGCTGGAAGCGCTCATTTCGTGTGCTCCTTCAGGGCCTTCGCGCCCATGTCAGAAATGATGATGTCGCATTTTCCGCAGCCAAACTCGCTCTTGATATTCATCCGCTTGGCGAGGCCGACACGGATCAGGCTATCGAAGATGCGTTTCGCGAACACGCCATATTTGTGAGGCGGCTTGACGTGGTAGACCTCCGTGGTGTTGCGCCGGAACGGTGTCGGGTACCACTCGCAGATTACGAGACCAGCATCCACGACCTTCAGGGCGTCAATGGCGCGCTTGGTGAGTGCGCTCATAACGGCAACTCCTTGAGGATCATGCCCTCTTCGGGCGCCGCTGCGACTTCCAATGCACGCTGCTTCGCCGAGAACGCTTCCGCGCGCTTCTTGAACGCACCCAGGAAGCTCTCCATGATGGGGACTTCGCCGCGCTCCCAGGCCTGCACGAACCCGAAACGCTCTTCGACAGGTGCCAGCAGCTCCGGCACGCAGCACGAGAAGTCGGGGCAGCACTCGTCGCTGTCGGGGTTGTGGGTGGGAGTGCCATCCAGCCACAGTTTAAGCTGTTCGCCGCCGTTCATCGTCATGCTTGTTCTCCCGCGGCGGTGAAGCCGCATTCGTAGAGGAAGTGTTGTCCGACGGGTGAACCCAGCCATATCATGACTTGGCGCACAACGGCCGCATCACGGGCGGTCATTTCTCCGTTGGGGAAATTGAACCTGTTGGCGAGCAGGACCGGGAGCACACCGGCGTATTCGGGGTTCTCCCACGTCTCGCAGACCTTCTTCTCCATCTTCGTTGTGGGCTTGCGCCGCAATGCCGCTGTGGCGGCATTGCCGTACCGGGCTTCGATCATCGCTTCCAGAGTGCCACGATGCATCAGCGGCGTGCCGCCGTTGTGGAGGATGTCGACGCGCTTCCCGCATGTTGGGCAGCACACGATGTACTCCCGCTCTTCTACGTACGCTTTCGAGCTCCCGCACCACACACAGATGTTGATGACCTTGCTCATGTTTAAGCTCCGTGGCGGTTCGCGGCTTCCCACAGCGGCTGCATGTTCTCCGTCGGCCCCTCAGCGGGTGTGGCTTCGCGCTTGTCCGCAGCGATGCGGTAGTGCTTGCGCTCCAGCGCCATGATGCGCCCGCTGTCGAACACCACCGCTCCGTACCCTGTAGCGACCGCATAGACGTTGCCAATCTTGTAGCCGAGCTCCAGGATCGAAGCGTAGATGGTGTCCCAGTTGGGGTCGAAGGCTGCGATCCTGGGAAAGGTTTCCGCGGGGTACATGAAGTTCGCTGCACCCACCGGGGACTGGCTGAACTCACACACCAGCCGGATGTTGGCCTCGCGCAGGAGGTTGTAAGCGACGGTGTTGTCGCCACCTCCGAGGGCCTCATCGAGGTGCTTGGAATACACGTTGTTCCAGAACGGCGGACGGTGCCGCGCCAAGATGATGATGGCGTTGCTCTTCCAGTTCTTCTTGTCGTGTATCGCGATGAGGTGGGTCTCGGCGTCGAACTTGGTGAACGCGGCGCCGACAAGCGTCAGCACGCGCTCCTGCGTGGGGTGCTGCGCCATCTCGGCGTAGAACTCCTTGCAGTAGAAGAATTGCTCGTAAAAGCGTTCAAAGCGCATCATTTCTTGATCTCCTGTACGGCTTGCTCGCCCTTCGCTGTAAGGGCGATGTAATGGAAGGAAAAGCGGTAGTGCAGCGGCAGCATGATCCCCCCGGCGGCGATGAAGCCACGCTGGTTGAGAATGCTCAGCGTGCGGTGGCGGAACGGGAACCCCAACCAAAGCGGCTCCTTCCACTCCGCGCACAACATCACCGTGGCGGCATGCGTCTGCAAGTTGCGCGCGATGAAGCGCAAGGCGCGCAACTGCGTCACGGAGAACGACTTGGCGGTCACGTCCGCACCATATCCTTCAAGTTTATGGCGGCCGTCTGCTTCACACAGGGGAGGATGAGCTTGGCGAAGCTGCGGCCGGTCTTCGTGCACACCTTCGCCGTCATCGTGGCGTGGTTGCCCTCCATGTCCTCGACACCGATCTCCAACTCCTGCAGCGCAGGGTAGAAGACGCAAGAAAGGAGGAACTCAGGCCGCGTGTGGCGGTCAGTGAGCGCCAGGGCGTCTTCGAGGTCGATTTGCGCGTTGGACAGCGCGTCCATGCGCGCCCTGGGGACGCCCATGCCGTGCCGGTGCCGCGCCGTGACCTGCGTGAGCCGCGGAAGGAAGCGGTCGACCGCGTTCTCCAAGCTCTCTACGCGGCAGAACGGGCAGGGCTCGGCAGAACTCAGCGGCGTCCACGCGCGCGAGCACCGCGTGCAAGTAGTGTTCTTGCGGGTGGCAGTCATTGTAGAGCGCCCTCACTGCTTGTCGCCGGTGTTGTAGACCCGGCCTTCAATGAGGGACAGGCGAAACTCAAGTTCCTTGACGGTCTCGGTGTTGGCAGCCGTGGCGTTGACGGCTGTGGTGAGCATCTGCACGGACTGCATGTTGTTCGCAGACATGTGCTCCACCATAATTATGGAGCGGTAGCTGACCCAGATGGACAAGATAAAGGCGACCATAAACAACATGCCCAGGATGGTGCTCCATGAAGCATTCAGCTCACGCTTTGCGGCCATAACTCCCTCTCTGAATTTGATTGCTCTTACAAGGTACTTGCGCACATCGCGCACACATCAGGTTCGCTTTACAATCACGTACGAACCGTCTTCAATCTCTAAAATTCGCCGTATACATACGTCGGCTTTTGAGATGTCAACATGCACGTTACAGCAGAAGATGTCAACCGTCAGTCGCTCAAATTCTGGAAAAGAATGGATGGAAATGTGTGATTCGCTGATGATGGCGATGGAGGTGACACCAATGGGCGTGAATTTGTGGGAGAAGACCTTGATGATCTTGCTTCCGATGGCATCGGAAATACGTTCGACAAGATATTCGAGAGCGGCGACGTTGTCGAGGGCGCGCAAGCTGCGCTGCGAGGCCGTGCTGATGCGGTAGCTGCCGAGGAGGTTGTTTCCGATGGTCATGTTGTTTCCGTGCTGGCGGGCAATAGGGAGTTGGATTGGGAAGGGGCTGACTTCTTTGTTTCTGCCGCGCCCATTGCCCGCCAGGTCGTTTAACCGAAGGCAGCGATGCCCAGGGCGGGGGTGAGGACGCGGTCCTTGTGCTCCTGCTGCTTGCCCTGGTTCCAGGCCCCTACGGGGCGGTAGTACCCGGTGACGCGAGCATAGGTGCCGGTGGTGCGAATCATCTTTTTACCTCTGACCATGATTGTAATCCCCTCCTTTAGACGGTTTTGCCAGTGCTGCCGAGGCCGCCAGCACCACGAGCAGTTGCGGGAAGCTCATCGACCTCTTCGAAGACACCCTGGGCGACGGGGACGATCATCATCTGAGCAACGCGTTCGCCGTGCTCGACGCGGCAGCCGTTGGGGCGGTCGGTCCACAAACCAAGGGTGATTTCGCCACGGAAATCATAGTCAATGACGCCGATCTGGTTGCTCAGCTTGAGGCCTTCGTTGATCCCCTTGCCGCTGCGCACGGCGATGATGCCGACGTAGCCTTCAGGTATGGCGACGGCGATGCCGGTGCTGACCTTGATGGGGGAGCCCGGCATGATGTTCTCGCAGCAGCGGGTGAGGATGGCCTGCAGGTCGAAGGCGGCGCTGCCATCGGTCTTGTAGGTGGGGATGACGGCATCGGCGTGCATGAGCTTGATTTGGATGTTCACTATTTGTCTCCTTCAATGGGTTTGATGACGTTGAGCCGCCATCCGTCGATGGCGAACTTGTCCTTGAGGAAGTCGAGGGTTCCGAAGCGTTCCGCGCGCGCCCCCATGTAGTCAACGACGCGAAGCTCCTTGTAGGTGGCGCTCTTGCAGCCGAACAGCATGATGTCGAGCAAGCGCTGCCGGTACTGGCCAAGATTGCGGACGCCGTCATTGGTGGTCTTCACAGACAGCACGACGCTGTCGAAGACATCGCGGAATCCATTCAGGCCGTTCGTGTGCAGCGCCATGCTACGCCCCTCGGCCATGAAGTGGTCAGTGGCGGCTTGGAACCCTACAAGGTTCGCTGTGGGCTCGCCCCCGGAGAAGACGACGGCCACGCGGTTGCCCATCATGGCGGCGTCGGTCTTCTTCAGGGCGGCACTCACATCCTCAAGGTCGTACACGGGGCGCCCACCCACGACGCGCTGGTTGTAGCAGTACGGGCAACTCAGGTTGCAGCCGTTGAAGAACAACGTGGCGGCCAAGCGGTTCGGGTAATCGACAAACCCGAAAACGAAGTCGTGGATGAACTTCACGGCTAGCCCTCCACGTGGTCGGGGTAGCGGAGGCGGAACGCTTCCACCTGTTCGTCACTGTGCTCGAAGGGGCAGAACTCGTGCGTGCCGGGTATGATGCGGCCGCAGCACTCGCACTTCGTGTACACGGGGCTCACAGAGAAGTACGGGATGGGGGTGCTGCACATCGCCACCACCATCGCCTCCACTCCGACGCCGTCCAGTTCCTCACCGGTGTGGAGGTGCACAACGGTACCTCCGCTCAGGATGGGCTGCAGCACGGACTGCGTGCGCAGCAGAAGGTCCACCTGTCCCTGCAGCTCCACCGGGATGTGGCAGGAGTTGGTGAGATAGGGGGCATCAGAGGTTCCGCGATGCGGGGCCTGGGGGAACACCTTCAACATCTTGATGGCGAGCTTGTGGGCGGCGGACTCCGCAGGTGTGGCTTCGAGGTTGAAGAGCTTGCCCGTCTTCTCCGTCCACTCCTCAGTCGTGGTGCGCATGTGCTCCAGGATCTTCGCCGCCACAGCCAGGTTGGCCTCTTCAAGGAAGGAGTTGTCGTCGCCGCAGATGTACTCCACGGCCTCCCAGAGACCCACGAAGCCGACAGTGGTGAAGAAGGTGCTGAAGCCGCGCTTGAAGTTGGCCTTGGCCATGCTGAAGAAGCCGTCGTCGAAGGCCTTCTCCACGATTCCGCGCTTCCAAAGCTGCTCGTCGCGCACCAGACCCATGACGCGGTCAAGCTGCTGGTAGAAGTGCGCGAGCCGTTTCTCGGTGGTGTTGTGGTTCTCGAACACGCTGCTCAGCATGGCCAGCATGGGGAGGTTGAGCGTCACCACCTGCAGGGAGCCGGTCTGGTCGGCGTTGCCGAAGAGGCCGCCCACGTGCTTTCTTATATTCTTTTCCGATATTTGCAAACGACAGCACATACTCCTTACATCTGCGGGGTTTATCTTCTCCCCGGCGCTGTGGCCGTTGATGTAGTTCTGGAAGTAGGGGTTGCCGAACTTCGCGCTCAGCGAGAAGACGAGATCCTTGAGGGGGTGGCGGAAGAAGGCCTCGGTGACAGAGATGGTGAGGACGGGGAAGGTGAAGCCGGTCCCCTTGCTGTCGCCGCGCATGAAGTTCTTGAGGATGGCTTCGGCGACGATGTTCTGCCACATCTCGATATCGCCGTAGGTGAGGTACTCGCCCTTGCAGGAGCATTCGAAGGTGTTGGCACCCCAGCGTTCTTCGAAGGTCTGGCCGCCGACGAGGGGGCGACGATCACGCATGTCTTCAGGAATTGTCAATGATAACGTGATATTACTGAAGGGGCTGTTTCCGGTAACGAACATTTTGCGTGTGCTGCCGGGGACATTGCGACGCGCAATGAATGTTCCGGTGTTCGTCGTGGGACACCAAACTTTCCCTTTGTAGTGCTTACGCCGAACTTCCGTAACGGCGAACTCCCCGATAACATTGGGCGTGTAACGGGTGTCCGGGCGCTTAATCTTCGGAATGTAATATGCGCCTCCGGCGCTTTCCAACTCTGCAGCTTCACGCACATACAGTTTAGTCAGGCCAGAATCGGTGTACACGACACGATGCTTTTCGGTCACAACAGATTCGTAGCCCTCTCCTGAGAAATGCAAAAGGTCGCCATCGTGGTCGTAGATGTTCACATGCGTGAGCTTGTCTGACGTGACAGTTCTTGTTTCGAGGTCGACAACATATATGGAGTCGCCAACACTGAGCTCGTCGTAGCGCTTCCACCCCTTGTGCGTCAGGCACTCGGTTTTCTCATCGACGCACTGGCCGCCATAGCGGGTATTGTAATTGAGATGAAAAATCATCTCCTGCATGGATTGATCGACTTCTTCGAGAGTCATCTTCATGGCCATCTCAGGAGTCATATCGAAGGTATTGATGCGGGAGAGGAAGAAATCCAGGGCGTAGGGGCCGAGGAAGAGGTCAACATCGTTGAAGGCCTGGGCACCGGCGAACTCGTTGCTGCAGGCTCCGATGTGATTGATGATGTGGTTGACGGCGCTGCGCAGGCGCTTGGCGGGGCCGCTGATGATGTTCCCGGCCGATATGCCGTCATGGAGGAGATTCTCTAGGCTGTGGCCGCTGCAGTATGGGGTCTTCACGCCCAGGCCGAGATCGTGGATGTGCACGGCGCCGAGCTCATGCAGGTCAGCGAGACCATCATGTCCGGCCTTGCGCATCTCCGAGAGGTAGTTGCGCTTCAGCGCCTCTTCACCGATCACCAGCAGCAGTCCCGCCGGGGAGAGATGGCTCATGTTGGCGTTTTCCTTGGCCAGCAGACCCTCGCCGAGGTAGTTGGCGATAATGGGGTCGATGTCGAGAGTTGGGCCTTGGGGTGAGGCCGTGCCTGTGGCCGAGCTTTGAAGCTGGTCCATGTCGTGATGCTCCTTGTTGGGTTTACTGGGATACTTCCTGCCGTTTCAAGGTGGAATGGCAGGCACCGCTCACTTATGTCTGTCGAAGGGAAAGAAGTCAAGTACGAAAAACGCCGAATGTTTACGCCTTGTCGGAGGTATTCGGTCTTTTACCATCACGGCGCTGCTGCGCCACTTCGGCCTCCTTGATCTCGCCATCCGTGGCACCAAGGTTCTCGCGCGCCATCTTCTTATACAGAATGTGCAGCGTCACCGGGCCGCCGAAGCCAGCCATGCCGACAACAAACTCCTTGAAGTGCGGAGCCAGGGGGCTGACGTCCATGAGCTTTCCCGCCATCAGGCCAGCGAACCCGCTGACGAAGAAACAGGAGAGGAGGGCGTAAAAGCTAGGGCGCCGGCCGCTGACGAAGAGATTCGCCAACCCACCAGTAACGCCCCAGAGCAATACGTCCAGGGCGTTCGTCAGTTCCTTTAACGGATTTGTGGTAAAGTCGATCATCAGCGTGCCTTCGCTAGCAGGTACAACCATGTACCGATGTACGCGAACCATGTGAAATTGAACAACCTTACTTTGTTGTACCGCGTTCTGATGTAGATGATCTCAAGCAGCGAAATCGCAACCGCTGTACCGAACAGTATCCGCAAAACCAGCATTCCATCAAGGTCAAAAAAGGGTATGACGTGGTCGTAAACTACGTAATTGAACCCGATTCCCAAAGCCGCGGCGTACCCCGCCAGCACCAGCTTGGGCTGCGCGTCGATATTCTCCTTCGGGACGTCCATGTCACAGGTGATGCAGGAGCTCACCATGTGGGACATGTACAGCCAGAGCAGCACGACTGTGGCCATTGGGCTCCACATGAAATTGATGTACGCATCCACTGGGTTGGCGAGCTTGAAGCCGATCTGACTCGCCACGTGCAGGCGCACGACAGTGATGGGGATCTGCGAGGCTACGTAGCACACGCCGAGGAGCATCACGGTGTGTGAGGAGTGTCCCTTGTTGAGGCTGGGGCGAATCCCCAGGGCGAGGGTGGCGGCAACGAGGACAGCGACACCCAGGAGGTGCACCGTCAGGAGGTACTGGTAGGTGTACGCACAGATCATAATGCCAGGAGGGCACATCGTCCGGTCTCCGCTGCTTTGCACTTTCGAATGCAGTTCAGGATGGCGATGTAGACGAGGAGAGATATGTGCTTGCAGACGAAGGGTACCCACCACTGCGCGTTGACTGGCATGATGAGGAGTTCCAGGCATTGCTTGACCTGGACGAGTGAGAGCAGGAACACAAGGCAGTAGGAGTAGTAGATGTGCGCGCCGGTGAAACGCAGCCTGTTGATGACCGGCCCGACGTACATCGCGAAAGCAAGCGTTACAACAGACAAAAATAGCAGATATGTCTGAACGGCTCTCGCCACTGCTTCTACGGTGTTCATAAGGTAGTCCTCTGATATGGCGTTTGGATGCTCACGAACGTACAGGCCCTCACCATAAAAAGCAAGGGCCTGCACGTGTCGTTTAGGCTTCGACGGTGGAGGCGCGGACGATCCACCCATAGCAGAAGTCTTCCTGCGTGGGGTCGTCGCGCATGATCTTCTTGTAGTGCTGCACGGCCTCGGAGCGCATCAGCGCCATGATGACGGTCTGTCCGTCGCCGCGCCTCAACACCACATCGAGGGCGCGCGCGGTTGCGGGACCGGGGTGGCCGTCAACAACCAGATCCGGGAACATCTGGCCATTCTTGTTCATGAAGTTCAACTGCTCCTGCAGGAAGCGCCCGGCGGTCTGCGCGGTCCCGGTGTTCACCGCGTACTGGAAGAGGTAGTAGGCGATCTCGTAGGGGATGTTGTCGCCCCCGAAGCCGTCCCAATACGAGGTCTTGTAGAAGCCGCGCACAGCGGCCATGAACGCAGGATCTGCAGCCAGCGCTGCCGACATCGCCTTGCACTGCGCGGGGGTGGGGTTCTCGTTGGGTACGCCGAGACGTGCCTTGAGGGTGTCAACGACGGCCCAGCCCGGCCAGTCCGGGTAGAAGCGGCGGGAGATGCCGAAGGCGGTCTCCTTGCCGCGGTCAGTGGGCCTGTTGCCGTACGCGCCCTCGGCGCCCATCAGCTTCGCATACGCGCGCTCGTAGTTTGCAGCCATTGGTCTACTTCTCCTTGGGTTGCGCCTGCGCGGTGTAGCAGTTCAGCGCGCTGTCCTGGCGGGTTAGGAAGAGCTCAATTTCCGCCAGGTCGGCGGTGAGGGCAGCCACGTTCTCCTTGCTCCCGATGTGCCTGTTCTCGGAGAGATCAGTGAGGTTGAGCGTTGCCGGCCGCGGGCACAGCGTGTACGCCTGTTGCACCTCTATATGCGTCACCGGCGGGACTGTCGGTGTGGAAACGCACGCGGAGAGCATGAAGAATACGATTGATGTAAGCGACAGCGCGAATACTGCTTTCATTGTCCAGAACCTCCCCTTTTTGCTGCAGCGGCGCTGCTGGTGTCGATGTCATGCCCGCGATGAGCGCCTGCTGTTCGCCAATGCGCTCGCGGTAGGTGTTGATGTCGTGCTCCTGGTCCTTGACCTGCTTCTCCAAGGCCGCCAGCGCAATCTTCTTCTTGCCCTGGTCGTCCTGCAGGAGCCCGATCTGCGTCTCCTGCATAGTGCAGTTCTCCTGCATGTTGGCAATGGTGGCGTTCTGGCTGGAGATGATGGTGTCGCGGTTGGCGATCTGGATGTACTGCACGCCAATGTACGCCAGCATACCGAGCACGAGGAGCGCGGCAGCAATGTAGGGGATGTTCTTGACAGTCAAGAAGCCGAACATGGCGTCACCTCGCACCCGTGGCTTTGTCGCACAGCCAGTTCCACACCGTCACAGGGAACAGGACGATCTTCAGCCACAGTGGAAATTCCATACCGGACATGATTCCTCCTTAGAATGCTTTCGGGCAAGGCTCTTCGATTTGCGCAGTGGCCACTTCCTCAGAGATGCTTTCGGCAGAGGAGTGCCACTTCCGCTCGACGTATTTCTGGGCCACCTTGCCCACGATTACGGAGCCCACAATGTACCCGGCGTTGTCAGGGAAGTCGACCATCACACCCGCAGCGGCCTGGATGTTCTTCCACACAAAGACGCCGAGGACCGTCGTAACGGCCATGAACCCGCAGATCCGCATCTGCGACAGTCGCTTCGTGTCGTCACCATTGATCTCGCGCATGATCGCGCAGAAGCTGCGAAACGCTTTTTTCAGCCATGCCATCATCGCCGCACCGCTACCTTGATGTACCCGCTGTTGACCCAGGCCGCTGTGTTGTTGTCCCAAAACAGCGCGTCTTTCTGAATGTCAAGTCCGATGGTCTTGTTCGAGATGGCTCGCGGACGCACCCCGTAGAACTTGTTGCTGGGGTCGGCGTACGACACCGTCGTCAGCACATTATTGCTGTTTGTGGCCGTTGTCGAGTACATGAAGCGCACGTCCTGGGGGACAGCTCCCCAGCCGTGTTCGAGCGTCATGTCGACATTGCGTGTCGCTGCCGTCCACGCGCCCTCCCAGTACAGCGGGGTGCACACCGTGAATGGAAGGATGCTGCCGGCGCTGCGGTACAAGACCTGGCCGATGTAGCGCCATGTTGTGTGTGCGGGGTGATAGAGCGGCACAGCGCGATGATCGGGTTTGAGCGTCGTGTCTACGACACCAGGAGCGGTAGGAGAGGACGAAGAGAAATAGAGATTCAGTACGTCCCCTTCAATGGTGGCGTAGAGGTAGTAGATGGTGTTGGTGACAGGCGTTCCGGCGTCACCGAGGTCGTTGTGGATGTCCACCACGAACGGCGTCTCCACGGCAGCGAAAACCCCACTGATGATAATGTGGCCGGGTTGCACGGTAACGGTGCGCGTGGAGGTGTAGGTGAGCCACATCCCCGACAGGGTGTCGGCGGGAGAGAGCGAGGCCAAAACATCGTCCAAGGACGCGCCGGTGTCACCGTACGGAAGCAGCGCGGCGTTGATCTCCAAGAAGCGTTGCGGTGCACGCGCCATCGTCTAACCCTTTATTTGGCAGTCGTGCCAGTGGCTCTTGATGAGCTTAGCGCCGACATGGCAGCACCATGCGACGTACCCAAGGAACCCCGCTTCAAGGCAGTTCCACATAATATCGTCGATGCTTGGGATTTTCGTATCGAGTCCCGTGATGAGCCAGCGAACTTCAGCTATGGCATACGCCGCAGAAAGAAACATGGCGCCGTGCGCGGCCCGGTAGAGGTCGGTCTTGTGCGCGAGGCAAGTTGCGTTGGCCTCTGTGATGCGGCGCGCGATGCTGAAGTGGAGGCGCACACCGCACACAAACACAGCTATCGACAGCAGGAGCAGGATGAAACTCAGAATGTTCATTTGTTCTCCGGTGGGTACTTGCGGGATTCTCCGACGACCCAATTTTCAATTATCGGGAGGAGGGCGCCTGAACTGTACCCGGATGCACCGACGAAAGCCACCTTCATGCCTTCAGGGATGTTCCAATCCTGAATGAACAGGTAGGCGAGTACGCCGACAAACACTGCTGCCACTAGCGCGCCAAGAACCTGACTCATGCTGCGCTCTTGTCCCTTACGGAGTATGCGCGCGAGCCCACCGAGGAGGGCCAGGGAGATCGGGAGGAGCAGCTTCGAGGTGATGATGTCATCCACGCCGCACCTCCTTGTTTTAATATTGCGAGAGACGGTTTCCCGCCTCCCGCTACGTAGTCCCTAATGTATGTAGGAGGCCAAGTCCACCACATCGTACGGCGCGGCTGCCATCAACTCCGCGTACTGCGCGACGCAAACACCTTCGGTACCGCCAACCAACGCCGCGAGGGCCTCAGCATCAACAGCGGCGGCAATGGCGGTCTTGAGCACGTAGTGCTTGGCCAGCATGCTCTTGTGCCAGTCGAAGTAGGTCTTGGCGCGCGCTTTGTCAGTGGTGCTCATGTTGTTGTAGATGAGGCTGAGCGAGTTCTGGCGGTCGGTGTCGGCGACGCTTTTGATGAGCGCCTGTGTGGTGGCTTCAAGCCCTGGGATCGCGGATGCTTTAGCGTCCACGAGGAGCTCCGCAGCGCCCTTCGGCCGCACCACAGCGACAGGTGTGTCGGGGTCGCCCTCAATGCGCCCATCGGTGTCGATCACCAGGGCTGTCGGGCAACCCCAGATGTTGTCGACAGGCATGTCGGCGCTGACAACATGCGCGTAGTTGGCTTGCAGCCCCGGCAGCAACACCTCGGCGTCGGGGTAGATGGCTTCCACGACGAACACGGACTCCCCATACGTCTTCGACTCGTCATTGCTCACATATATCATTGCAGGTCTCCCTTACGATTGTTCTTGAGAAGGATAGACAGCCACCCGAAGTAGCGCACAGCAACCATGAAGACGAATCCCAAGGTAGGGTACCCGTTTGCCGCCATGCAGCGCTGCAGGTGCTGGTCCGCCCACTTCCTGTCCTCTTCCGTCACGACCTGCTCATACGCGAGGTCGTGTTCATCACAGCATCGCTCGAAGGGCGGAAGCTGCCGCGTGCACAGCTTCCACACCTTCGAACACAATCCAGTCATTCCACAGCCATTACTGGCCATAGGTGGTGCTCACCGCGTCAAGTTCTTCTTGCGTGGTCGCGGCCAGGACAAGCTGCTCCTGACCCTGCTGCCACGTGAAGGCTGCGGACTCATTGGCCAGCCCAGCCGGGATGAGCTTCTGCAGGAGCGCATACGTCATCTCCACCCATACGCCCTCGGAGGCCTTCCATTGCGGGATGACGGCTGCAGGGTTGGCCTGGAAGACGAACACGGCCGTGCGCGTGTAGGCGTCCATCGCGCTCTTGTCGGTGTCGAAAAGGATGCCGTCGACGAGGATGCCCCCGTCGCGCACGCGCGCCTTCTCAAGCTGCAGGGCGTCGAGTTTGGCAGGCTTCTTGTCCGCGAGGAGCTCCGCGGCCCCTTTCTCGCGGACGATGGTGGGCTCGACGGAGGCGTCGATCACCAGGGCCGAAGGGCAGCCGAAGACGGTTGTCTCGTCGACTTCCATCTCGACGATGTGCGCGTAGCGGGCTTCCAGGCCGGTCTTGTCCTCGTAAGAGAGGAGTCCCGCCTCTACGGCGAACACCTTGTCACCGTAGAGCTTGCTGATGTCGTTGCTGCAGTATGTGATGAGCATGCTGTTCTCCTATCCCTCGGTGAGGATGAGTTTGTAGTAACCGGATTTCACCCACGTGCCCGCCACATTGCGGTACATGTACGGCGAGACGCGCATGCTGAGCGAATTAGCGAGCTTGGGAGCGTAGCCGGAGACGGCTATGGTGCTCAACAACACACCGTAAGATTCCGTTTCGTAGTAGTAGAGCCCCGTGCACTCGTAGAGTGCGCCGCTGATTGCTTCGCTTGCGACAATGCGCGGGTTGAACTTGGTACGCCCGAAGCCATGTGCGACATTGAAGTCGCCCGCTGCCGGAATAACGGCCGGAGCGCTTTCCCACAACCCAGGCATGCACTTGTCGTACGGCAGGATGTTGCTGCTCGCGTCGTTGCGGACCTGGCCAATCCAGCGCACGCCCGTTCCCAGCGTCGGGTGGAACCACGCGCGCGCTGCAGTGCAGTCATCGAAGCTCGCTACGAGGTTGCCGTAGCGGTCCATGAGCGGGGCCTGGGTGTCGAACATGAACGTCGGGGCGTTACCGGACTCCGGCCGCACCGCGTACATGTAGTAGATGGTGTTCGCGGCCTCGGTGAGCCCCGCACGCAGATTGCCAGAGAGCGTCACATTCTTAGCCTTCGTGACTTTCATGATGGCGCCATTGATCTCAATCTCGCCCGGCTGCACCTGCACGGTGTTGGCGTCGATGTACTTCGACCATACCGTGCAGATATTGGGGTTCGTGGTGGCGAGTTGCGACTTCACCTTCTTGTATATGCGGATGCGGCAGCTTACGGCGACACCGGCAGAGTGCACGTTAAGCGCCGTCACGGGACTCGTCGTGTTCGACCAAGATGTTGTGAGAAGCGCGTTGTTTGCAGAGTTGCCGCCAACACAGATGCAGTTGCGTGGGGTGTTTGCTACTTTGAGGAATATGTCGGATACCGCAGACCTGCGCCCACCGACATAACCGATGTACAGACCAGGACGCGCGGAGCCAGACGAAGCCGCTACGGCTGAGCCCGTTCCTGTAAGCGACTGGTTCGGGTAATTCGCGGTCGCCTTATCTCCGTTGAGCGCGATATACACAGGCGTCGCGGCGTCAGAAAGCCCTTCGAACAGCACATGCGCGGTATCATCGAGTTCACCATCCCAGGGCAGCGTAACGTCGAGGACTTCGTTGTTGAGGTTCCACTCCTTGACGAGCTCTTCGCTCACGACCTCAACAGGCCGCACACCATCCACCCACTTGTAGACCCTGATGGTTCCTGTGAAGGTATACGCTGTGGGGTTGACAACAACGGTATCCATGTTCGCGGTTCCGAGGTAGACGAAACCATCACTGCTGACGATCTGCCCGGCTGCTCCGGTGTGTCTGGCAGCGCCGCGCCACGTCCCTACCTTGGTGCGTTTGTTGAATTCCAAAACGTAGCTGCCTTGCGCGTATGCGGGCACGAGGCGGAATCCGTTCAAATTAGTCAATCCCGCGCCAGCGGTGCTGGCCTGTCCGTAGAAGACCTGGTTGGCGTAGTTGGCAGCGGTGTCACTACTGAATGTGGCGTTGAGGTGGCCGGTAATGCCCGCTCCGGGGTAGTCGACCTCGATGCGAAACTTCTCACAGTTGCTGACGTCAATGTTCTTGCCCGACAGCGACGCTGCATTGCTGCTGAATTCCGTGGTGAGCACCCAGCCAGATTGTGCAGTGGGGTCGATGAGGGCATTGAAGGCACTCACCCACGCGCCATCGTGGTACTGCATGGTCATGCCGGTGTCGACCACTACAGCCATGTCGCCCTCTTCCATTCCCGTGACCGCGTAGAGCTCAGCCATCGTGGCGTACTTGGTGATACCGCCACCACCGCTGCCGCTGGTGAACTCCACCCAGGCCGTGTTGGTGTAGCGGTAGAGCTTGTCGGTATCGAGGACAGTGGCGAAGTCGCCGTCCGTCATCCCTGTGGCGGCCTGCAGGTCCGCCAAGGTGGCGAACTTCGGAATGCCCCCACCGGTAGAGGTGATCGCCACCCACTCCGCTGCAGTGGCGTCCCAGGAGTAGAGCTTGCGCGTCTCCAGGACGTGCACGACGAGACCGTCGTAGCGCTCGTCTGCCGCAATGGCATCGCGCTCCGTGATATCAGTGGCGATGCGAATGCCCGACACCTCCACCCAGGAGTCACCGTCCCAGGAGTACGTCTTGCGGGGCTGCGCCAGCACCTGCACGAGAAGGCCGTTGTAGCGCTCTCCTGCAGGAATGGCGTTGCGTGCGGCGATGTCAGCTACCACACGAACTGTTTTGCCGGTTCGCTCTTGGTAGAGGCCCTCGGCGAGTGCTTTAGTCCTTGGATCGTATGTCATGTGTGCTCCCCTTTTTACATCACGTGCCAAGTAGCGCCGTCGCTGTACAACGTGTACGCAGCCATGAGTTCTGTTATCTCAAGAAGGCTTCCGCCGTCCACAACATCTGTGCCCTTTGGCACAATACGAACTTTGTATACGCCAAAAACCTTTTTCACGCGTACAACGTCTTTTTCACACTCGGAGGCCGCAGGAAGTGTCACCGTAACATCCGCAGCAGTGGCGGATACGAAGACCATTGCACTCGCCAACAACGTCGTATTGACACTGATGAAGAGGTTGTCGGCGTTGCTGCCGCCAAGCTCTTGGCTAGCGAGGCCGGACCCTGAAGCGAAGCGGTGCGCCACCGCCTACACCACGAACCACCCCAGCCCATCACAGACCAGGGAGTAGGAGGCGCCGACCTCGTTGATTACAAGCTCTTCGTTGTGCTGGTCGACGAGCTCAGATCCGGTTGGGGCGATGGTGGCGTCGTTGCCGCCCTGCAGGAGCTTCACCAGCACCGTCATGTCCTTGCTTGTCGCCACCGGAGGGAGCTGCACGAACACCGCGCGCGCCGTGGTGTCCACGAGCAGCGTGACGGACTTCGTGACGGTGTAGTTGTCGCTGACGCGCACCGTGGCCGGCATCCCTGCAGGAGCAGGGTCGGGGCTGCTGCCGCCCTCGGTGAACGTCCCCAGGACTACGTTCTCGACCTCGTAGATGACGAAGATCTGGTCGCCCTCTGCGAGGTGGTCCTGCATCGCCAGCCCATCCCAATACACGAAGTTCGGGCTGTCCTCGCTGACGATGAAGTCTACGCCGTAACGCTGGTTGGGTCCGTGGCAGATACCGACGACAGCGCTTTCACGCCGTGCGCACGTCAGCGTGAGGCGGACGCGCTTGGCTGCGATGTCAGATGCGCTCAGCGTGAAGTACTCCGTGCTCAGCCCTGGGGTGTTCAACCCGTCGATGGCTTGGCTGACAGAGAGGCTGCTGCTGTACGCGATATCCGCCGATCCCAGGTGCGTCGAGCTGTTGGGATCGAGATTAAGCCATTGTTTTCCTACTTTTGCCATGTCCGGGCTCCTTGCCGCTTATATCACCCACCAGTCCACGCCATCGCACACAAACGTGGCGGACGTGTACTGGCTGGTGAGGCTGTAGTTGGCCATGCCGTCTATCGTGCCCGATTCCGGCAGCACGACCACTTGCTCGCTCTCGCTCCCATTTTTCACGACAATGGTGGCGTTGATTTCGTTTTTGAGTGTGATGTACACAGCGGCGATACCGATGACGACCTCGTGGTCGGCAGCCGTGTAGTTGGCGCTCTTCTTCATGACAACGAAGCTAGGAGCCTCGCTGCTCATGACGCGCACAGCGCCGGTAGCATCTTTGTGCTTGCGTCGTACGAGGTGGCTTGCGGTGTCGTACCAAAGCACGGTTTCCTGCAGCGCAAGAGAAGCGTCTGCGGGTTCGGCTTCAGGCAGCTTGTTGACACCGCCGTAAATTTGGGTGGTTTTCTCTTTGATGGTGGACGCCGCGTCGAACGGTAGCGTCTCTGCCCCGACGTGATCGGGGTCTGCGACATCGCGATTAAGCCATTTGGCCTTGGTCTTGCCCACTATTTCTTCTCCCAGGTTTTTGCCGGGTCAAGCCCGGATATATCCCGCCAGGAGGAAAGAAGGCGGCGAGAGGCGGGCAGAACACCTCATCCCCTCGCCGCCTAGAATCCTTTACTCGTCGTAGGTCACGGTGAACTTGTCACCGGCGACCAGCAGGCCGTCGAGACCCATGCCGGCCCAGGTGAGGCGGCGCACGGAGGTGCCGTCGGTGATGACCTGGAAGTCGTCGCCGTAGAACTGGCCGGGGGCGCCCTTCACGTTCAGCACCACGCAGGTGGGCTCGGCAGGGGTGACGGCCAGGTCCACGTAGCCGGCAGTGATGTCGCCAGCGGCCAGGGTGAAGCGGTCAACCTTGCGGTTGTTGGCGGCGGCGATGGCGTCGTCAACGTACTGCTTGTTGGCCACGTCGCTGGACAGCACGGGAGCCTTGACACCGGTGATGGTGAAGCCGGAACCGATGCTCCAGTCGGCGGTCAGGGCCGCCAGGGCGATGACAGCGCCGCTGCCGCCAGCGAGGCCGTTGCCGAAGGAGTCAGCCTTGATTTCGGCCTCGGTCACGCCGTCAGCGGCGATCTTGAGGCCAGCAGCGCCGAGAGCCAGGGAGGCGCCGTCGAGCACCAGGGTGATGCTGCCGCCGGCCTTGCTGACGCCGTTGCCGACGATGAGCTGCAGTTCGGTACCGACCTTGGTGAGGCCCAGGCCGTCGGTGGTGATCTCACCCACGGTGGAGGTCTGCACGAATTCGAGCTCGGTGGTGCCGAGGACGATGGCGCCCTCAGTGGCCAGGGACCAACCGGTGCTCTTGTTCTTGGTGCCGGACTCCACGAAGGTGAACATGCCGGTGGTGACTTCACCTTCCGGGGTGCCGTCGCAGTCTTCGGCGCGCGCCCACGCACCGGAAGCGGCCACGTAGACGCCGTTCTCCTTGGCGTCGGTGTTGTTCTTCACCAGCACACGGTCGCCAGCGCTGAGAGCAACGCCGTCGATGGTCTGCAGGCCGGTCAGGGAGGTGTTGCCGCCAGCGGCCGTGGAAGCGGCGCGCACGGAAGCCTTGCGGTCGATGCCATTGACGCGGTCGTCGACGTAGCGCTTGGTGGCGGCGTCGGCGTCAGCGGTGGGGACGGCCATGTTGGTGATCTTGAAGGCGCCCATGTTCAGGGCAGCGCCCATCGAACGAGTGCCGTCGGCCTTGATGTAGGCGTCGAACAACATCTCGTCGGTGACGCCGTCGGCCTTGATCTGGACGCCGCCAGCGACGGCCTCCAGCGCACCGGCTGCAGCCATCTTCAGCATCAGGTCGCCGCCAGCGCCGACCTCGAACATGCTCCCGCTCTTATTGAGCCATTTCGCGTTCATCAGAGACATAGTTGCTTCCTCCTTCAGGAATGCGTGGTTAGGAATCGGCCTCCTCGTACAGCACGAGGAGCCTATCACCGACAGAAAGCAAGCCGTCCAACGACAGACCGGCCCACCCGATGACAGTAGGGTTGGTTGCACTCACGACATAGTCCATGCCGTTCTCCTGCGCGCCCGCGTTCACGACGAACACGACAACACCGGAAACCGACTTGACCGCCGTGGGTAAGGTGATCGACTTCGCGTCAATATGCGCTTGGGTCACTTCCACGACACCCTGTGCGAGGTCGCCTTCATTGACGCGCTCAGCCAGGGTGCGCAAGCGGAACTCAATGGAGTTCGCGTCTGTGCTTCCTGTGATGCCGATGCGGGCCTGAGTGGCTTCCACCGCAGCCTGGATGGCGCCGAGGTGTTCGTTGGTAAGCATCCACAGCACCTGAGTGCCGATGTTGTAGGCTGCGGGTTCCGTGTTGGCGTACCCACGCAGCGCCACATTGTCGATGTAGAGTTCGTTCAGCGCCGGATCTGCGCTGGTGTAACGGATGAGTTCGTCCTTGATCGTCACCAGCCCCTGGGCGGGGACGCGGAAAAGGTCGATGCCGATGACCTTGATTGTCAGCGACGTTGGGCTCATCCCTACAGCGAGCCGTCCTGCAGGGATGAAGGACGGGCTGGCGTTGGGGGCTTCGAGAAAGGTGCCGCCTGCGCCGCGCCCGTCCAGCGCCTGCGGGAATACGGATTTGGGAATTTCGTTGCCCATGTCGCGCTCCTACGCCTTCAGTTCAGACGCGTCTTTGCGGCCCTTCAGTACGGCCAGTACATCTTCCAAAGGCAGCGTCGCCGTGTTGGCGTTCTGCGCGATCTCAGCCAGCAACAGTTCTTGTACCGTCGGGACATGCCCGGATGCGCAATCCAACCCCTGGTTGGCGAAGAACGCCCCGGCAAAAGCACCGCTGGCGTTCTCCTGGCGATCAACCGTTTCGGTGTCGCGGGGCAAGTTCGGTATCGCGCTCATGGCGTTACAGCAACAGCTTGGAGTTGTCGATGAGAACTTCTTCCGTACCGGAAACGACGTCCAGCACCTGCGTGGTGACGTCGATGGCAGGGTAGGCGTCTTCGACCACAACATTGTACTGCACCGTCCCTGTGGTGCTCTCGGTGATTGTCAGCCTGTAATTTCCAGTGGCTCCGCTTTCCGTGATAACGGTACCCGCTGGAACATCCGCGCGCAGCGGCAGCGCCAGGTCGAGATGGCCGTCACCGTTGACATCGAGATCCAGAGCAAGGACGGCGTAAGCGGACCCTGCGAGGTTGATGATATCGCCGGTGCTGATCTCCTTGCCGGGGTCATGGATGCCGATGCGTTCCGCCTTTGCAAAGCCCTGCACGGAAACGCTGGGGGACTGCGTGTACCCGCCGATGACAGCAACCGTGAACTCGTCGATCTCGACGTTGGCGGTGATGTCCGTCGGGGGCTGCAGTTCACCGGCCGCGTTGAGGACGCAGCGCGTCACGCGAAAGTCGGTGAGGCCGTATTGGCGCGGCCGGGTGTTCAGGGATATCGGAAAGGGGATGCCCTTGCGCTTGCTCTCAGCCATGTCAGGTCTCCTACAGATTGTGCAAGCCTTCGAGCACTATGGCAGTGCCCGCAACAGGCGTGCTGACTTCAGTCCCGAAGTAGAGGTGCAACGCGAATGGCCAGCGCCCCAAGGGAAGGACTTTGGTTTCAGCAGAGGACATTCTGAAGGCGACAATACCTTTAGCGAGATCGCTGTCAGGATCGTTGTTCGCTGCCACGACATCGAAGTCACTTTCATCAGTACGTAGCGTGAGTTCTATTTTGTCGAATGTACTGAGGTCGTACGGAACGCTGTCGAGATCGGCTCCGATCTCGAAGCACTGAAGGGTGTAGTCGCCTTTCACGATTGTGATTCGCGATTTCAAAGGGCGTGCCACGTTCCAACCTCCATGATTTAGGCTGTTATGGCGCACAACAAAAGCGAAGTCAACGGTGGTCTTTCACCCTTTTCGATACCTTATTGAATTCTCCGATGATCTTGATGGACTCTATGACGGGGAGGTTGCCCTGGCGCAGAGGTAGCATCACCGAAGCACCTTCGCGTTTTCCGGCAATGACTTGGATGGTGCCATCAAGTGTTGTCGTGATTACGTACAAATTGTGGCCGAGCGCGAACATGTCACCCTGCTGCAGTACAGCGAGAGTTTTAGGATCGCGGAGCTCGTAACGGATGCTTTCAGGGTCGCTGTCGTAGTAGAAGAGCTTCGTCACCTTCGGGTACCCGACCACTACAGTCCCGCCCTCAGCGCCGACTAGCGCGACGAGATAGCAGTCTTTGTTCGGTGCCGTGACATCGAAGGTGTAGAGACCATCCCTGATGTGCGGCATCACGCCGCTCGCGTACACGCCGCCATCCTGGTTGAAGATCGTAATGAGCGGCGTCAGGGTCTGATCTTGCTCATGCGCCTTGTAGGTGATGACGAAGGCTTCCTTTTTGTTGACGAACCGCATTACTTCGCGACCTCCTGGCCGGTGAGCGTGAACACGACGGCGCCGTTCTGAGATTCCACGTGCACGCTTTCACCGGCGTCGAGATGTAGCGGCGTGAAGGTGAACGTATCGTTGCACGGGATCTTCAACTTGCTGTAAATCTCGGTGTCGGTGATATCGGTCTCACCCGCTTTGAGGATGTAGACGTAGATGTAGTCGACAGCGGTCTCTGATTTGTTGCACGCCCAGCCCGTGAGGTAGCACTCCTTTCCTTGCTGGACCTGCGCGAGTACTCCGACGGTTGCGGCAACGGGTTTCAGTCTGTAGATCATGGCGTCCCCATCATGAGCGGGTTGATGTACGGTCGTGTGGTGACAACACCGTCACCGGCAACGAGGAGCCGCGGCCCCTCCCAGGTGAGGTCATCAGGGGTGTCAGCGAGGTCAGTGAACAACGCCGCCCCCAGGGCCTGTTGCGCAGCTTGGCCGGAAACAATGATGCGAAGAGTGCGCGTGCCGGCGGCGTTGTTGACGAGCTTCCACGCCTTCGACTCCTCCACCCAGGTGAGGGAGAAGTCATCGGGGCTGAGCATCTTCCACGCCTGCAGGCGATCCCCGGCGTATACCGTGGCTGGGGTGTAGATGCGCGCCACCTCACCCTTGTAGGCGTCCGTGGGGGTGAGGCCAGAAGCTGCGCTCATCTGCGAGATAGCCCAGATGTTCATCGCCGTGCTGGCGATGCCGTCGAGCTTCCAGTCAGGAATGGCGGCGATCTGGTCTTCAGGGATGCCGAGATCCCAGAGGCTCTCTATGGGCTGCGCGGCGCTAACTGCTGTGAACGCTCCGGCGGTGAAGTCGTAGACGTACAGCACACCGGCGCTCTCGATGAGGAAGCGCGAGACGTTCGCGCACACCGCCTGCTTCTGCGTGACAGTGATGCTCTTCACTTGCGGCCACGTAAGGTTGCTGAACATCGCGGCGAGCTTGTAGGTGTAGAAGTGGCGTGCATCATAGGCGCTCTGCCGCGCTGTCGTCTCCAGGTTGCGCATGTTGTCGAAGGCGGTTGCACCGGGGTTGGCCACCCGCGCGGAGAACGCTGTGTCGACCATGAACGCTCCCGTCGTGGGGATCTGCGAGGAGCCGTTTCCGATGGCGCCAGGGATAGCGGCGTTGCGGTCGATGAAGCTCGTGTTGGAGGACTCCGCGTGGTAGACGTTCACGGCGCTGCCATTGCAGTATCCCGTGAGCTGCTTATTGTCGTGCACGCCTGCCACCCAGCGCCCCCAGATGGCGTAGATGGCCGCGAACACCCAGGAGCCTTCCGGGTAGTAGATGTACTTCCACGTGCGGCCGCAGTTGAACCCGACGTAGTTCTTGGCCAGATACGCCGCGCAGTTCTGGTACCAGCCACCGGCCGCAGCGATGTACCCCTGCGAGCAGTACGGCGTGATGATTGCCGGGTACCCGCTCACCCACTTGAAGAGCCCCCCAACGGCACGGTTGGCGTACCTCAGATCGGAGTAGACGCCGCCCTGCGAGGCCTCGAAGACCCAGGAGTCGCTGATGCGCAGATGCGACGTGCCGCTCATATACAGCGCGGGGCCGACGAACCCAGGGACGATTGTCTTAGCACCTCTGTTCACGAATGTGTAATGGCCCAGCTTGTCAGTGAGGCTGCCGTTCTCCAGCGTAAGCAGGGAGTGTAAGCTCGTGTACGCCGTATTGATGTTCTTGGCCGCAGCGATGAACTGCATCAGCGCGTTCGTCGGTGCGCCCAGGCTGGCTTCGAGCGCGCCATCCACAGACACCCAATCCGCAGGCGCGGTAACGGTGTACAACGCTTCCGCTGATGTCTCCAGGCGCTCGTATACCTGCAGCGTGGTCTGCTTTGGCGCGCGCACGGTGAGTTCACCACCGGCGGGGACGTCCTCAAACACCAGCGCATCGCTGCTGCAGCAGATGTCGTCGCGCCCGCTCCCCACAACAACCAGGATGTTCTTCGTGGCTGCGGCGGTGCTGGTGAAGGTCCACTTCCCGTCCTGCGTGTTCAGCGTGATGTCGACGTAGTTGACCTGCGTGTACCCGCCGCCGCTCTGCCCCTGCAGGTGCAGGTAGCCGTCGAAGGAAGGTGTCGCCACACCGTTCACAGAAGTCAATGCGACGATGAGCCCGATGGTGTGCCCGACGAGCGCATCAAGCTGCGCGCTGGACAACGCGCTCAGTTCCGCAGGCGTGCTTCCGTTGGCGACGACATCGGCTGCTGTGTTGGCGGCCGCAGGCACGAACGTATTGGCGGTGACGTGATGCGGGACGCCGTCCACGATCAGCATGGCGCGCACAGCGGTGTTCGCGGGAATGTTGCATATGAGGTCGATGCCGGTGACGATGTTCCACCCCGCAAGGTCGAGCATGGCGTCCGCGCGCATCGTGCACGTCACGCCCGCAGCAGGGGCCGCGAGTGCATACACATCGCTGCCGGCTTCCTCGACAACAATGATCCCGCCAGCGGGTTCCATCACCCACTGACCTGGCGCGATAGGGCTAGTATCGTTCCTGGGGATGATCTCGTACACGGTGACGACGTCGTTGTTCGCGGCGTCGTAGCTGACCGGCGTGTTCGGAGCCAACTCCATGACCAGCATCCTGCAGGCCGACCTGCCGATTGATGGCGCCACGAACTCAAGCCCAGTCTCGGTCTTGTTCACCTGCAGGAAGCTGTAGGCGTTGTTCTCGTAGGAGTCCGGGGTGTCGAAGAGCCCGCCGAAGGTCTGGTAGGTGGTGAGGCGCTCCCACAGCCAGTTGATCTCGTCAACAGCAGTGAGCGACCCCAGGCCCTTGTAGGTGGCCTTAACCAGCGCGCCTTCCTGTGAGGTGTGGAAGAACACGCGGCCAGTGGTGTAGTTGACACGGAACTGGTAGCCTGTCGGGGCCGCGTAGACCTCTGTGTAGCCGGGGATGATGACGCTCTGCGTCGACGTCGAGGACTGCGGAACCTCGCGGAGCTTGATGTAGCCGTCGGCGACATGATGGGCTTCGCCGGATATTTGTGTGGGTGTGACCGCACCCAGGATATCCCTGCGCGCACCGACAACCGGGAAGGATGGTTTGTACAGCATGTATCCCCCTAGCCGTTGAGGTAGCGCAGTCTGAAGGTGCGGTAAGCGCTGAAGAAGCAACCAGAAAAGGAGTCCAGGATGTCGTCGAATGGCGAGCGCGGCCAGTCTTCGAGTTCGTCGTAGAACCCCTTGAAGCGTCTTCTATCCTCTGGCAGGCGGATAGTCCAGTTGTCAAGATAAGGTTCGAGCATCGCAATGCGCTCTTCCTTCGGGACGCTGTTCTGCACGCTGCGCGGAACCAGCGTTGTGATGCCGTGCGACTTCAGGTAGGCGCGCAGCGGGGTAATGTAGAATTCGTCGCCACGGTCTTCAATGGTGAGGCGGTGCACCTTGGCCAGCTTGTCCCACTTCTCCACGACCTTCCTGACCTGCTCGAACTGCTGGCTCTGCCGGTACTGCCCGTACACGCAGTCCACGAGGAAGAACTGCTTGTTGTCGAGCTTGGCGATGACAGTGATGGCGAAGCGGTCGCTGTCGCCGGTGCGGCGCGTAGCGGCCTTGGTGAGAGACTTTCCGCCGGTTGGGTCGACGTAGATGTAGATGAGGGGGTTGTAGCGCAGCAGTGTATCGTACTCGGCCTCGGTGTAGTAGCTGTACTGCGCGGGCTTGAAGTAGGCGTCCTCTTCCTCAACAATCTGGTTCTGCTTCTCCAGCAGGAACGAGCGGCGGCCTTCGAGGTAGTACTCCTTCATCAGGTCTTTGACCGAGTACACCTCTGGCCAGTTCGACACGCCCCCAATGGCCATCTCGGCTTCGTTGGCATCGTAGAACTCTTCTGCGGCCTCAACGTGCCCTGGCGACATGCGGTCCTTGAGGATCTCGCCGTAGGTGTCCCAGAGATCCATGCGCTCCGGGAACACCTCAAGGGCCTTGAAGATCTTGCCATCCCAGGCCGCGAAGTCGTCGCTGTTCAAGAGCTTGTAGCAGAGCGCGGTCTTGCCCAACACGGTCCCGACGACGAAGATGTCAGTGAACTTGTGGCCGCACTTCAAGATGTCGCGTGTGAAGCGCTCTTCGACGTCTGCGGAGATCGTCGGGCTGTTCACGCTCTCGATGGAGTCCGGGTCGTCAATGATGATGAGGTCAGGGCGCCTGTTCTTGTAGCGGATACCGCGGATGCTCGACGTCATGCCCGCCACTGCGATGCAGACATCGTTCTTCGTCACGATCATGTCGCGCCGCCACAAGGAGCCCACACCGGCTGCTTCAGGGAAGAAGCGGTGCACGTCGTCGTTCTCCTCCAAGATGGTCTTGATGGTGAACAACCTGGCTTCGGCCTGGGCGGACGTATCGGAGATGATGAGGATGAACTTGTAGCGCTTCTGGATGGGAAGGTACTTGTTTCTGCAGACAATCCAGAGCGTGCCGCCCTCGGTGATCGTCGTGGACTTGCCCCAGCCGCGCGGGCCGCCAGCGACTTTACGGCGGCCCGTCAACTGATTGCGCTCCACAACGCTCGTGAGGTAGTTGTGGAATTCGGAGAGCGGGTTGAAAAAGGACTCAGGCAGGATGGTGCGCGCGAACGCTTCGAATCTACTCGCGCAGGCCTCAGCCACCATCTCTGGCGAGAGGTTGGACAGCAGAAGTTCCCTCTGGCGCTCCCAAGAATCCCTGTCCAGATAGCAAGTCGGCGAGAGTACGTCTTGATTCATTTGTGAGCACCAGTGTCTGATTGGTTGTGGTTGTGTTCGACACAGGCTGGCTCAGCTTGCCGCCCTGCAACTCGAAGTTCATACGAATGGCGTCAAGCTGCAACCGCATGAGGAGGATCTGGTTCTTCTGGAAGGACAGCGCGATCTGCGGCTTTTCCTTCAGATTGAGATCGTGGCCGTTCTGCGCGTCCCGAATGCCTTTGTTGATGCAGACGATGAGCTTCTTGATTTCGTGGTCCAGCGGTACCGCTTTAGGGGCGCACACCGCAGGAAGCGTTCCCGGCGCACCATCAGGTAGCGTGTCTGCATCAGTGAACGGAGAGAGTGTCGGATCGAAGTCGTCGTTCATGCCTACTACAGCCCCTCGTGCACGATCATAAGTTGCTCAGCCAGCGTGAAGTCGTAAATGGCGTCATCGCGAAATGCAACGCCGTACCGGATGACATACTTACTCATCTTCGTGGGAAGTTCAATAGGCACGTGCCCGGCCCAGAAGAAGTGCTCTCCAAGTTCGTTCACGAGGATCTGGAAGTCCACAAAGCCAGCGCGCTCGAATGCACGCTGCAGCACAAGTCCTGTTGCGGTGCCGTAGCTCATGGCGTCAATGAAGCCGGAGACGTACTTCGTGGACTTCTCCGCGAGCAGCTTGATGAACTCCTCGATGGTGATACCGCTCTCCAGGGCGTCGAAGCGGCTCATCGCCAAAAGGTCAACGACGATGTGCTCCACCGGAGCGCACTCGCGCAGGTAGGCGAAGGCGTCCCCAATGATGACGTTCTTCCCCCACACGTTGCGTCGACGCGGGCAGAAGCGCTCGCAAGCGTTCACGACCATCTCGTCGATCTCCACCATCTTCCAGTCCGTGATGCCGTGGCGGACGAGAACCTCAACCGCTGTGAGGTCGCCACCGCCGAGGATGAGGGTGCTCCACCCGTGGTTGGGTCCGAGCATCATCTCGTAGTACTCGTTGTTCGGCAGCGCGGACTGCGGGTACCCGTCAAGGATGAGCTCCACGAGCGCGCCCTTGCGGTAGATCATGATGTGCTGAAACGGGGTGATGTCTGAGTAGATGACTTCCACAGCTAAAGCTCCTGATAGGTGGTGCCATACGCGCGGATGCTGTAGGGCGAGGTGTTCTGAATGCGGGTATCTGACCCCGCGTCGTAGAAGGCGTAGCGGATGTGGTCGGCGGCGATGTCAACCAGGGACACGTACTTCCCGGTGCCGGACATACCGGCCATGCTGATAGTCGCGACGGGCTTCTTGGTCAGCGGCACCGTGATGGGGATGCGGTAGGTGACGTCGCCGGGCTCGAACACCGGGGCGCCGAAGCCGTAGTGGTTCACGCCATCGTAGAGCAGCATGACGGCAGCGTTGCCGAGCTCGTCGCGGTCTCCCTGGTGGACACCGGTGGGGTTCGTCAGCGCTGCAGCAGGGATGCCGCGCACGCAGTCGATGTTGTGGAAGACGTCGAGCAGCACGATGCCGTCCTGCGCCATCACGCCAATTATGTCGCGCGGATCTCCTGTTGCCGCATACCCGGCAAGTGTCGCGTACACGAACTGCCCCGGCGTGAGGGTGGCGTACAGCGTGCGCGACCACCCATAAACGGTCTGGGTGAGGAAGTCCGACGTGTTGGTGGCGACGTCGTGGCGCTGCGCGGCGAGCACAGCGGTGGGGTGCGCCATAACGATTGCAGGGACGAACCCGTCGTCGGAGGGCTGCAGGTGCATGCCTACGAGGCCAATCGTCGGTACGAAGTCCAACGGCTGGTCGAACACTCCGCACACCACGTTCAGCGCCGCCATAGACAGGCTGTAGGCGGTGAAGTCGAAGAATGCGGACGCACCATCGTCGAAAGAGAACTCATCACCGTCAGGTACGCTGATGAGCACACCGGCTGTGTAAGATGCGCTCATGCTACCCCTCCGTAAGCACGCCAGCTATGGCGACGTGCACTTGCTTCACACCCTGGCCCTGCCACGACCCGGCGCCCAATGTGAGCGTCACGATCTGGCCTTGCACATCGCAGGCGATACGAATTCCGGTGCCCCCGTCTTCGGCGGCGTCCACAATGGAAGCGCTACCGCCCGCTGTAGCGTACCCGCGCTCCAGGTGCAGTGTCATCACCGCACCGGAAGTTCCCTGCACGACATAGCCGCCGGAGACTTCGAAGTTGACCGCGCTCTCACAGGAGCCCTGGCCGGTGTTCACACCCGGTGCCGCCACATTGTAGAGCTCAGGGTGGTCTTCGTCGTAGGTTCCGAGGTAGGTGAAGAAGAGGTGGCTCTCGCTGTACGCGGCCGGACCTGGCTGCACGTCGGCAACCATCGCTGTTGCGGCTATGGGGCCGTGCGCGCGCACATCGTTCCGCGTGTATGCCGATGACGCCGCGAGGAGATGCTCCCCGAAGTAGCGCAGCAACACCCGCAGCATGCGGGTGCGGGCGACACCAACGACGACGCCAACCCAGCGGTCGTACGCGGCCGCGGTGCCGCTGGTGAGTTCCACCATGCCGTCCGTGGTGAGCACGGCGAGCTTCCCTACGTCGGCTGCCGTAACGGCGTGGTTGCACTCGATGACAGCGCCGCCATAGAGCTTCGTGAGCGTGTAGGCGTTCGCGCTGGTGTGCCCGACAGCGACACCAGCGATTCCGATGCCCTGGACGTCCTGGCGCACGCGGTACTGCGTGCCGTCGCGCCCCCATGTGAGCACGCGATTTGGGCGCGCGCCCCCTATGGTGAGCAGCGCCGCCACAGCGGGAGACAGCGCGTCGTTGACGAGGCGCATGTTGTCGTTCACCGTGGGGAGCCAGAATACGGAGTCGTCACCTATTGTGGTGAGCCGAGATGGCCATAGTATGCCGAAGCTCATGCCGCAGCTCCTTTGGCAACCATGTGGAGATCGCCGGAGACGCTGCTGAAGTTCATCGCCGCGCCGGTGGCGGCGTAGAGTTTCGCCGTGACGAACGCCGGGGTGACGTACTTGTTCAGGATGCAGCGCTTGTTGTAGCCGTGCGCGAATTCCACATTGGGGAGCCCGTCGTAGGGATGGAAGAACGTGAAGCGCATTTTGTTGCCGGACACACTGATCGAGGAGACGTTGTTGGCGCTTTCGCGGGAGTACCCGATAACGCTCAGGCCCCCTACGGTGGCGACAGCCATGCTGAGCAGGTAGGGCTTCCGCGACACCGCTGTCGGCGCGCAGCAGATGACACCCTCGGCCGCAACTGCCGGGGCATCGGCCAGGGCGCCGTGCCAGCCCTTGGCGCGCACAGCCACCACACAACTTGTGCTTCCGACTTCCACGCACGTTCCGACGATGCGGCTGTGTGAGAAGTCACCAGTGATGGCACCGGCTGGAGTCAGCCCCTGCGCGTAGCCGTCATCGCGCGCGTACACGAAGTCCCCCACCATAGCGGGGTTGGTGAGCGTCACCGACACGTTGCCTGCGAGGACCACGAGCGCGTGCGCATCCACGACAGAAGCTACGACTCCGAGGAACTCCCCGGCGACACAGCCCGGAACCGCCTGCCCGCCGACATAGCTCACAACCATGCCTGCAGCTACGTCACTGCGCGCGGGCAACCGCACACCCTGGCCGACGAGGTTCTCGTCGATGTGCCGCAGGTTGCGGTTGACGAGCTGATGCCACAGCAGGTCAAGATGGCCAATCGTGGCTAGCTTTGTGCGGTCCAGTATCATCGTCCGAGCTCCTCGTCAGTGTACATCGGCGTGAGGTCGATGTCGATTGGGATGGCTTTGTAGAGTGTGTGCGCGGCGTTCAGCGCCGTGACGCGCAGCAAGTCTTCCGGCAGCGCGCTCTTGCGGAGCAGCTTGGCCCGCGCCGTGCCCTGCAGGGACAGCGAAAAGCCATTGGTCTCGGCTTGGTTCTTGAACACGACAACCGTGCTGTGCACGAGCCCCTTCTTGATGCGGCCGATGAGGCGCATCTGCCGCAGCGTGAGGAGATCCTGCACGCTAATCATGTGGAAGGCTTTGATGGAATGCTGGCCATTAGCCATAGGTGATCTCCGGGCCGTTGAAGGTGACACTCTGAATTTGCGTCTCTTGGTCCAAAGCGGGGTTCGCGGCGATCTTGTACCCCAGGGAGACACGGGTGGCGATGGCGTAGGAGCCATCATACGTGGCGACGATATCTTCCAGCTTGAAGCGCACGCGGCAGCGCTCACCGAGGAGCGTCATCGTGCGCAGCACGGCGTTTGTGGTGGCGTTTATGAAGCTCAGGACGACGACGGCGTTCTCAGCCCCAGTTCCTGCAGCCACTGTGGTGTTCGTGGCCGGTGTCTCGGAGGCCCCGGTGTCGAGATCCGGGCCATGACCGGGGAAGGCGCGGGTGATGTCGAGCAGGTCATGATCGACTGCCAAGACACGGTAGTCGAGCAGGTTCACCCAGAACTCGATGTCCTCACCAAGCGCCGCGTACACGCGCGTGAAGGGGTCGGCGTACGAGGGCCGCACAAGGTTCTGCGCGTACACCAGCGCCTTCTGCGCTGTCAGCCATGCGTCGTCCGGGGAATAGATGGCGCACATGCAGGATGGCCACGCAAGCTCATTCAGGCCCTGCGCGGGAACGGTGCGGGCCTTGAAGGTCTGGGAGCCGATCTGGTTGGTGTGCCCGATGGAGGCCGGAACAGGTGCGGCTGTAAAACCGTAGCCGTAATTGCTGTTCGTCTCCGGCAGCAGCGCCACGTAGTCCCCGGCCACGAAATTAGCGCCGGAGTAGCTGACGTCGCAGGCGTAGAGGCCGCTGAGCACCACCACTAGATCCGTTCCGGTGTCGTTGACGGAGATGTTGGCGGCGCGCACGTAGAACCCCAGGCCGGCATCATTCGTGGCCGCGTACGCGGAAGCCTTGGTGAGGATGACGTAGTTGTCCGGCGCGAAGTCAGGCATGAAGAAGCGGTCAATGACACCGCCGTAGATGTCCGCGCGCTGCTGCAGAAAAGCCAAGATGGGGAGCTTCTCTACTGCGCCATCGAAGGGGACGGTCATCGTCAGCGTTGCGGCGCCGAGGTAGCCGGGCTTGGCGTCTGCGATGTCGAAGTCGTGCTGCAATATGCCGACGACGGTGAAGTCCCCGGCTTCCTGCGCGAGGAAGTTGTCGTCCTCTTTCGCAGCGTTGATGCAGTCCGTGACGAGGTAGTAGGATATCGCATCCAAGGCGTGCGAGTTGGCTTGGCAGCAAAACGCCGCCGTCGGGAAGCCGCGCAGCAGCGGGGATATCTGCGTGTTTATCGCCCACACCGGCAGCAGCACAGCGCCGCTGTACTCTCCTGGGGTGGCGACAACAACTCCGGGGTTGGTGGAGGTGTTGGGCTCCCCGGTGAGGACGCCATACCACTTCCCGCTCTCCTTGAACGTGACCTTCATCTTCTCCTCGCCGTACCCCATGATGGTCTTCTCGGCGACTTCAGCGATGAAGCGGTAGTCGAGCGTGGACGCGGAGTCGACGATCTGCAGCTTAAACAGCGAGCCCACTTCGAGTTCGTTAAACGCGAACGTGGTGGTGATGCTGCCGCTGTTCAGCGGGTTCTCGTACAGGATGAGGGCCTCTTCGATGTACGCCTTCGCGTCATCGGGCCAGTTCAGGTAGTCAAGGCTGTACGACTTCTGTCGCCGCACACCAGTGAGGACGATGGACGCCGCGTTCACAGCGAACACACCGGCCTGGAGGAAATGGCCTTCCTGGCTGCTCTGCGCGAGCGCGTAGGCCTCTGCGGCTGCGCTGTATGCGGACTCCTGGTCGGCATGCGCGAGTTCCGCTGCCTGCAGCGCGTCATACGCCGCCACAACATCGGGGTGTGTGGGATCGCCGGGGTGCGCCGCCACTGCATCGTCGTAGACGGTCTGCGCCACCACGTGGTTGTGCTTCGCCGCATTCAGTGCTTCAGCGGCAGTCACGCCACCTTGAGTGGAGGAGAACACGGTGTAGCCGTCGGCGTCATAGCGCGCCGCAAGATACGTGGCGCGGGCCTCGTTTATGACGTCGGCGTTCTCAATGGAGGGCTTCTCCAGCGAGACCTCGATGACGTCCCGGATAACGTCGATGGTGGGGACGGTTTCGATGCCGCCTGGGGGCGTCTCCCCGTAGAGCTTGAAGCCAATCTTGCCGTCGGCGGTGCGCCGCATGTTGATCTTCGACTTCGCGGAGAGATCCTTCAGCAGCTCCTTGTACTTCTGCGGCGGCTGCGCGAGGGAGAACCACATGTAGGGGTACTCCGTGATGAGGCGCTTGCCGACGTCGGCCGCAGACAAGAAGTCGATCTCGTCGTATTTGTAGCGATCCAGAAGGATGTCGAGGATGATGGCGATGGGGTTGATGGCGATGGTGAGCCCGCAGTCAGCGGTATCACGGTGGCGCACCCACAGCCCCTCGTCGGCGTACTCCACGCCCTGTGCCATCAGCATGTACACGGTTCCGGGGTAGACGCTGAGGATGGCGCGGTAGTTCCCCACCGTCGCGGCGTTCAGGCCCATGAAGCCCTGGTTGATGTACAGCGCGGCCACGCCGGGCTGGTGTGCGGGGTACTTGGGGTTCGCCGCGCTGCCGCGAGTGAACGTGGGGAGCTTGCACAGCCGCTGCAACTCGTCGATGTTCTCGAAGTAGTCCATCGGCATCCCGCTGCCGGGGTAGGCCAGCGTGAAACCATTCACGGCGCCGCTGTTCGTGGCGCGCGCGCCGAAGTCGTAGGTGTCACCGTAGGACTCGGCCATCGGCAAGTAGTCCACCGGGAAGAACTCTTCCTGGTTGAGGAACATCTGGTTGTACCAGAGCTTCGCCGTGCGTGGAGAGTAGTAGGCGAAGGCCTCTATGTTGTCGCTCCAGTAGCGGTTGCCGATGATGGGGTCTTGATTGGAGTTCTTGCCTTTGGCCTTCTTGCCCATGAGCAGGCTGAGCACCATCATCGCGATGGATGTGGCGATCATTGCGGCCATCATGGGGTCGCAGAGCACAACGTCGGTGGCGTTGGCGCCGCACATCCAGCGCATCGCGCGGCGGCGTGCCTCCTCGTAAAAATCCCGCCACTTCATCAGTACACCCTGCTCTCGGATTGCGAAGACCTCGTCTGCAAGGAATAGTAGTTGCCGTACCACACCAAGTTTGCGGGAGCCCCTACCGTGCCGTACACGCGCGGTAGGGCCACGTTGTCTGATCGCGCTGTGTACTCCTTGAGGGAGTAGTCGGAGGACGAGGACTCGCGCTGTTTCGCTTCCGGGGCCATCAGCATCTGTGCGATGGTCATGGCGATCATTCCGGCAGTCATCGCCCACATCAGAGCGTTGGCGCCACCGACAGCAACGAATGTCGCGCCGCCTACCGCCAAGCCTACCGCCAAAGGGATTGCTGCTGCCATCTTTACGCCTCCGCGTGTATAAGTACGGTATCTGCGAGGGTTTTGGCAAGGCCGAAGGTGGGGACGCACGTGGCGCTGCACCACTTCATGATTCGCATGTCATCGAGCAGGATCGCGGACGTGTGCGTGGGCATCGTCGGGCAATACGCGAACCCCAGGCCGGTGCGTGGAAGCACGCTGCCGTTCTCAATGAAGCTCACGTTGGCATCGTACCCGCGCAGCAGGCGCGCGACGGCATGCGGGATCTCGTGGAAGGACTGCGTGAGGACAGCAGTATTCCACACCGAGTCCAGGCGCTTCGCGGCTTCGGGGTGCCCGACGATGCTCGCGAACACGTGGATGACGGAGAACGCACGGAGGTTGTCCGTGCGCGCGTACAGGCGGCGCACGCCTGGGTACTTCGCCGCCACACGCTTCAGATCACCTATCGTGCCTTTGACGAAGAAAAGCTGTGGGTTAATCATCTCGGCCTCCCGATGTTGCCGGAATTGCCCTTGCCGATGGCGGTGACGTCCATCGCGGTGTAGTTGCTCCGCGGCATGTCCGGCCACGCGCATGCACGCGGGAGGTTGCCCATCATGGCCTTGCAACGACTGAGGTCGAGCAGGCAGTTCGGCGCGATGGTAATATCCGACGTGGTGTCGAGGAACGTCGACAGCGGGTACTTCGTGGTGATGACCGAGCCCTGCACGGACTTGAAGGTGTTACCCTGTTCGAGGTCAAAGGAGTACGTGCCGTCATCGACCTTGATCGTCGTCATCAGCAAGCCGTTCGTCCAGTAGTTGAAATCGAGCGCGGAGCCGACGTCGATGCTGCGCGGACCCACCTGCGTCCACGAGCCGGCGGGGATGACCTGCTTCAATGCGTCGAAGTCCAGGCCGCAGTAGCGTCCGTACAGGTCGTGGTTGCAGTAGCGCTGCGTGTAGTAGGTGATGAGTTCGGTGTTCGAGGCTCCAATGGGGGAACCGAAGCTGATGTTGATGATGTTTTCCGAGAGTGCAGCGCTGAGCATGTTGCCGTAAAAGATGCTCACAGAGGCATTGAGCTCCTCGCGCCAGCGGAAGATCTCCATCTTCAGGCGTGGGGAGTTCTTGATGACCATCTCAATCCACAGCCGCGATGCCGGCAGGCGAATCTTGGTCTCGGCGTCGACCTCGTCAGACTTGATTTCCTCGTGCGCGCACGGGTAGGGCTTGAAGATGACACCATCATCCGGCATCTCTTCACGACCAGTACAGTACGGAACGATGCTAGTGATGGAACGCCCCATGAAGGTGAACTTGTAGAAATAGCGGATGTGGCCACTGGCTACCGCGCGGTCCCATGCTTTGTTGCTGGCTGCCATTAGATGTCATCCTCCGGGTAAATCCGCGGCTGCTCCGTCCAGGGGTCGTAGTAGTTGGTGACGTCTTCAACGAGCTCCATCTGGGCTTCCACGATGGCGGAAGTCGTGAAATCGAAACTGACTTCATCTTTGTTCATGCGCATATACGCGCATTCCGTGATGAGGTCCACATCACCGTACTCAATCTCAGGGATGTTGTGCGCGCAGTTCACGCGCAGCACGCGGAAGTCCTCAGTCGGGACGATGCTGGTGGGGCGCGTCCAGAAGCACTTCTTGAAGCCGTCGTAGAAAATGAGGATGAGCCGCTTGGAGGCGCTCCAATATTTGGTCTGCCCCCAGTTCAGCGCGTGGAAGTAGTTGCGCGGGTTCCCCTGCTGATCGTTACCGCCGATGACCTCCAGGCCCTCCATGCTGGGGAAGACCTCCGGGCCGTGCCCGACAGGAAAGAACTGGTGGGAAAGCGTTGTCGTCCAGAACGACATGTAGCGGCCCTCGACGGCGAACGTGAAGTCGAGCAGCTTGTTGTACTGCGACCGCGTATGCGCGCGCATGTTGAGCTGGCACACCGTCATCGGCTCCGGCGCCAGGAGGAACTCCGCGTAGGTTCCGGTGCCGAAATCAGCTACTGCGCCCTTGTAGGAGAGCATGAAGCCGGTGTCCTCATAAAGCATCGCATCTGGCCGGGGGAGGCACACGATGTCGTAGTTGGGCGGCAGGTTGATGTGCGCGGGCGTGGTGTCCCCGATGACGTACATGGCGTTGTGCAGATAGCTCACAGGATGGCCCTCTTGTTCTCACCGCCGGATACGCGCGCAGTGAGGCTTACTTCGTGCACGCCGTCACCGGCGTAGAACATGCTGATGTTCATGTCGGCAACGACAATCTCTATGGGGTAATGCAGCACCAGCGAGAACATGTAGTCCACCGTCCACGGGATCTCGTAGTCGGCCAGCATGTGAATGGTTACAAAGGGGGCGACGTCCGCCACAGCTTCGGCGCGGCAGTACACGGTGTGCACGGTCCTATCGGTGTCCAGCACCAGAGCGATGGCGAAGTCTGTAGCACTTTGCAAGGTGTCTTCGAGATACTCCGTGAGGAGGTAGTCGAGCACGCGGATGTTCTTGCTGTCGACGATGGTGATGCCGGGGATCTGCTTCAGGCTGTGCGTGACGTAGACTTTACTGTCCGGTCCAAACAGGCCGCCTGCCATCCCCATGAGGAGGTTGGCGGTGTACATGGCGTAGTAGTGGTTCATCTGCGTCTTGAGGCTGAAATTCGCGCTGGGATCGAAGTTGATGCTCTTGTTGAACTGCAGCACGACCCGCGATTCGTTCTCTGTGAGTTGCGCAAGCTCTACACGTTTGTCCAGGTTGGCGGTCTTCTCATCACCGCGCTCCTGGATGTGGACGAACGGCAGCACCAGCTTATCCATATACCTGCCCCTTGGTGGTTTCAATTTCCGCTTTCACCACGGAACCGTCCACATTGCAAGACTTGTAGTAGCCCATCACCACCGGGACAAGGTACACGGCTTCGCTCTGCACGTTGTTGGAGTAGAAGCGGGATGTGATGATGTTGTGACTGTTCGGGATGCTGATTACTTCAGCACGGCCGCCGTAGGTGTTGCCGGAGACAACGATGATGGCTTCCTTGACGCGGAACCACGACAAGTACTCGCTGATGGCTTCCTCGGTCTCCCACAGTGTGGTGCCTCCAGAGGTGTCCACTATGCGCGCGCACACCATGTCGGGGCGGAACGGTACAGGAACAGGGTTGCCGTCGTTGGCCAAGATTGACTTGGATTCTGCGCTCACGTAGAGCCAATTTCTAGAATACTGCCCGGTAAATTCAGATTCTACTGAGAGCGTTATCTGCGGTCCTAGTGTACTGGTGCGTAGGGTGCCAGAGCCTACAGTCTCCGCGACGCTGTTGTAATGCAGCACCGACATCGTCAACTTGGTTTCTTTTTTATCACCGGAGCTCATGTGTACCCCATCACTTCTATTTTCAGGACAGAAAGCGGCTTCATCCCCGGTTACGGCCTCGCACCCGCGCGGCCAGGTCGCTACGAGTTCCCGACGGCGCTGTTGCTGTTGTCGCGCAACACCCTGCACAGCGTCTCCTGTGTCGAGGTATCCGAGAACATTCCTGGCGTCGTGATCTCAACGCGCCGTGGGTTCTACGGCGTGCAGGAGGACATGTACCAGGGTGCGCCGGTATTCTCAATAGACAACATCCCCCTGCGCCTGATCGAACCCGCGCGCTCCAGTCTGACTGATGCGCAGGTCGTCGACATGTCCATGCGCGCTACTGTAGCACTATGTGCGCTCCCGCTGCAGGCGGTAAACCACCGCATACGCGATCTGGTGTTCATGGAGTTCCGTGTGAAGCCCATTTCGGGCCAGGAAGCCAACGCCGCCTACCAGTACATCCTCGACTTCTCGAAGCTCTCTACCGCACACATCTACATGTGGTTCTACCACTTCCTGGTCTGTATGTTCCGTCTGAACGGCTTGCGCATCAACCGCTCGGAGAACTTCATCCGGCTGCAGATGGTGAATGTGTGGTGGCGTGACATCGTCCTCATGCTGCTCAAGCACTTCGCGGTCGACTACACGATGCGCTTTTTTAATGCGACATCCGAAGTGCGCTTTTCCCGTCGGGAGTTCCGCCGCATGCTCAGCCGCATGCTCACCGTGGGGTTCCCTCGTCTTGTAGAGGACTTCGCGCTGGTTGACGCTGTGACCACGAAAGATACGGTTATTTTGGGAGATGACGGGGTCGTTGTACTGGACGAGAGCACGGACGCTCCCGGTAAAATTACGAGCACAAAGCTGCGTGGCAAGTACGTCGAGTACGTCGGGCTCCATATCAGCTTCCCCGAAATCACAGAATTTGTAGAGACCAATGGCTTGATTTTGTAGAAAGGCGGATGTAATGGTGGCCTCATGAAATTGAACGTGCGCTGTGAACGCATCGCTGACGGCTCGTTTACATTCGAGTTTTCAGCAGCCGGAGCCCCCTATAGCGGGGTTGTTGTTCCGACGCTTGCCGATGGCGCTCCGCGTGTTCTCAACATCAGCTACAAAGTCCCGCGCAACGAGGTCATCACCAAGCTCATGCGCGAGTCCTTCGACCCGTTCGTTATAGAGACTGTCCTCAGAGAACTTTCCACTCCCCAAGGATAACGCACATGGGCAACATCATCCTTCCCGCCGAAGCGCCCTTCGACCTCTACAAGGCCGCATACGTTTTCTACCATCGGCGGAACCTGCGCCTGTGCCATTTCACCTTCGTTTACCCGAACAAGCAGTTCAGCACCCGCAACGGTGATGTGTTGCTCGGCATCAACGTCGACACCGGAAACCAAGCGGTGTCGAAATTCGCACGCCTGTCAGAGGTGATGGAGTTCTTCGGGGACAACCTGGAGTTCCGCTTCCTCTACCAGATCAGTGACGACGTCATCTGCGGGTTCGCCAATAAGGACCGCACCCGTGTCCTCGACGCCGTCTTCACTTTCTTCGACAACTACCGCCGCAGCATGGCTGAGCTCATGGGGTACGAGACCATCATCCACAACCACGAGCTCATTGAAGTCAACGGCGTGCGGATCGTTGTGCAGCACGGTGACAAGTTTATCTCGCCGGATGAACGCATCGTCTTGTTCCGCTCTGGTATCGACTACGTGGTCTGGGCGACGAACAAGGAACCCGGCATTCAGAAAAATCTCTGCTCAAACGCGCCCACACTATCCGGTTTTGCCAAGAGCTCGCACATGCTGCTCACTGGCGACTGGTTTGTTCCGGCGAAAGGTCACATGCTGGTTTCGAAAGCCGGTGGCCAATCCAAGGAACAGCTCGTCAAAGGCTTCACCGCCTATCTTTCAGACACACTGGCACGCGCGACGCCTGGACAGGCGTGCAAGTAATTCACTTCTAGGAGGACTATCATGCCCAACAAGTCTGTTCATCCGCATCGCAAAATGACGTCCATGCTCATCACCGGTGGCGACGCCGGCCGCTGGGTGGACCTCGACCTCCAACTGACTCTGCCGCCCGAAGGTGGTAAGTTCGTTGGTCGTCTCACCGCCGCTGGCGCCGACCTGAATAAGCTCGGCCTCATCAACGGTGCCAACACTGACGGCAAGGTCTACGGCTTGCTGCCGGTGTCGCGCAACCCCAACTTCATCCAGCACGACATCCACGAGCGTGCGGCCCACCCGTCGTACGTGTACCCGGCCGGCCAGTCCGTGTACGTCATCAACGACCTCACCGGCCAGTTCCTCATCAAGGTGAAGGGCGACATCGCCACCGCGAAGTCCGGCCTCTCCTACGCCCTGGTCGTCGAAAACGGCGTGCAGCTTCTGGATCTCGCCACCCCCGGCGGCCCCGTCATCGTGACGGACGAGATCACGGAATCCGAGCGCGGCTACGTCCGTGTGAAACTCAACAGCGCGGCCGTCGCGTAACAGGGCTAGGAGGGTACTACAATGGCTTTGCAGAGAACTGATTTCACCCAGGCTCTGACCAAGAAAGGTTACGAGATTTTCTGGGATAACTACGTCGAAGTCGACAACGTCTGGGAGGGCCTGTTCCGTCAGGAGCCGTTGACCTCCGGCGCCTACATTGAGCGCGCGTCCATGATCGGTCTGGGCGACCTGACCGAGAAGGGTGAGAACGAGCCCTTCACCTACGACATCCCCGCCGATGGCTGGCCTGTCCTGGGCAAGGTGCGCACCTTTGCGAAGGGCTTCGCCTTCAGCATGGAGCTCTACGAGGACACCCAGATCGAGAACCTGTTCTCGCAGTACGTCGCGCAATGGGGCGAAGCCTACATGCGCACGCGTGACCGCTTCTACAGCAACTTCCTCAACAACGGCGCCCTGCTCACCGGCCACGAAGTGTTCGACAACACCGTGCCCGGCGTGAAGATCGACCCCACCGGGAAGTTCATCTACGACGGTAAGCCCTTCTTCGCCGATGCCGGCAACGCGCATCCGCTGAAGATGTGCGACAAGACCATCGTGAACTACTTCCCGCTGCCGCTCACCCACGAGAACTTTGCCACCGTGTGGCAGAGCATGACCATCAACAACGCCTTCGACGAGAAGGGCGACGAGATCAACCTGGCCCCGGACACCCTGGTCATTCACCCCTCCCTGAAGTTCAAGGTGAAGGAGATCCTCGAAAGCGAGTTCCTCCCCAGCGTTTCCGGCACCCCGTCCATCCGCAACCCGCTCCGCGGGCTCGTGAGCGCCGTCATCGAATGGCGTCGCCTCGACGATCCCAACGGCTGGTTCCTCATGCAGCGTCAGCGCGGCCTTGTCGCCCTGAACCGCAAGGAGCTCTCCCTGGACGTTTGGGTGGACCCCGAAACCAAGCAGGTCAAGGCCACCGTCAACTGCCGCTTCGGCGGGTACGTTGACAACTGCCGCTACACCACGGCCTGCAACATCCGGCAGAGCTAGACCACACCATGAGGGAGCCGGGCACGTCCCGGCTCCCTTTAACATCAGAGGAGACAACTCATGGCTAAGCCCGTTGCAACCAAAGCTCCCGATACCGCACCTCCCGCCGCCACATCCGTGGCGTCGCCGCCCGTTGACGCCGCCGCTATCGCAGCCGCTGCTGACGCCGCTGTTGCTGCTGACGCTGCAGCCACGCCTCCTGCGGAGACCCCGGCTGCTGTCGCTCCTGCTGCGGAGATCCCGGCCGCCGTCACCCCTACCGCCACTCCGACTGCAGCCGCCCTTGCTGTGGAGACCCCGGCTGCTGTGGCCGCCCCCGCGAAGACCGAATCCACGAAGAAGGTCATCTTCACCACCGACGAAGCCGAGGCGCAGGCCGCATTCAAGAATGGCTACCTCGTTCGCCGCATGTCCCACGACGGTGTGCTCGGCTACAAGATCCACACCAATCAGGTTGTGAACGCTGTGACCGCGCAGATCAGCAGCGCGACCGACGAAATGTTCCACCGGTAGGGAGTTAACATGGCCACCGTCAATGCTGTCGTCGCGCATCCCAAAGCGAACTCGTACGTCTCCCTCGAAGAGATCAGCGATTTCATGCTCGCTGTGGACCCCAACTGGGTGCACACCACACCGAGCGAGGCTGCGCGCTACGCCATCATGACGGCGGCCAAAATCAACGCCATACGGTACCTCGGCCAACCGTACTTTGCACGGCAAGGGATGGCTTTTCCGCGGAAGAACGACGCACGTGTGCGCTCCGCGCCGCTGACAGGATTGTCTGCGGTTACGCTTGGCGCTGCTGTCGAAGAGCATGTTCCGGCGAACTCCTCGTCGGGGTGCTCATTCACCACGGACAACTTTCCCATTGCCGCTGCGACGAACACCGTGGAGGTTACGCTGTCTGGACAGACAGTAGTGCTCACGGATAGCGGAGCCGGCGTGCTCACAGGAACTGGCGTTGCTGGAACAATCAACTACGAGACCGGTGACGTCACCCTCGACACGCAGGTCGACGAGGGCACGGTGGCACGGGTAGCTGCGAGTTGGTACTCCTCCTCGAAGCTGGTGTCTGCAGACCTCGTATTTGATGCCGCGGAGTACTTGCCCGGCCACTTCAACGGCGGCGCAGTGCACGTGCCGCATTCGGATGGCCAGCGCGATTACTGCACGATCTCCGACCACAACATCGTCTCTGGTGTTGTGACCCTGGACGCTCGGATGAACGCCCAGGTCGCAGGTTCCTGCCTGCTCTTTCAGCCCTTCGCGCGCCCGCTCAAGGACGCGCAGCTCATTCAGCTTCAAGCCGAACGCGGTCTTCTGGATTGGGACCGCAACGCCGGCAGAGGCATCTCCGCTGTGAAGATCGGCGACACCTCCCGGTCCTACTCTACGACCAACATCCCTGAAAAAGCTCGGATGCTGGCCGGGAAGTACCGGGTGCACGAGATCGTCATGGCACTCCTCGGCCCCTACACCATCTACGGGAAGATGGGCATCATCTACGGAGAGTGGGATGCCGCAAGCACTACAAGCACTGAATAACGCGCAGTACCGCGACGCGCTTTCTGCAGGGAGCGCGACGTACCCGGATTGGTGGGGCAAGAACGGCGGACGCCTCGTTGCCCTCGAATCCGGCATTGGCACGCGCGTTAAGCTGAATGCCTTCTACCCGCTGCTGCTCGACACCACGACACGGTGCGACTACTGGCCACAGGAGCGCGACTTCGGCTTCGACCCCACTACGCTCTCGTGGCGGTTGTGGATCTACGGGGCCTACCACGAAGTCACGCCGAAGCACTGCAGCCTCGCACAGAGCTTCGGGGACTTCCTCTTCTACGCTGTGCGCGGAAGCACGCAGCCTGTCCCTGTGGTGGACTTCGGGGAGCTTGTGGGCTCCTCTCCGGCATCTGAGGTGGCGAAGGACTCCGTCACCGTTTACGTGACTCGCGAGATGACCCAGAAAATGAACATCGGGTTCTTCTACCTCGGTGTGGTTGTCGTCGATGGCGTCAACAACCTGGATGGGTTGTTCCTGCCCCCGAACACGACACCTGCTGACGTGGTGCGCTCCCGGCCGCGGCTGCCGCCGCTGTGGTTCTACGTGCAGGATGCTTCGCGGAACTACCACGGCCGCTTCGAAGACATCGCGAAAGGACGAGGTGCATTATGTCCGTAGTGCTTGACGGTTTCCTGAACCAGCGCGCGACCATTGTTCGCAAGAACAGCGGCGCGTACGGGAATACCCCACCGGAGACCATCCTGGAGTGGACGCCGTGCCGCTTTGTGGAGAGCGGCGAAGTGAAGTGGGACAAAACCATCGGCGGCGAGATCACCATCGGTGCCGGGCAGGCGTGGTTCAATGGCGACGTGCGCAGGATAGCGCGCGGCGACAAGCTGTTGCTCGAAGAGGCGCGGGAGTTCACCATTGTGAAAGTGACACGCCAGCGTGATCTTGACGGACACATCGACCACACCAAGGTCGTTGTGTCGTGAGGTTCATCCGCAGCGTACGGCGCGCGGCGTTCGCCATCAAGGCCCAGGTCTTTCACTACCAGGACCAAGTCGGGACAATCGTCGCTGAGGAGTACGCGCGCGCAGCGTTCCGCTATTTTGTCGCCACTATCCCCATCGCCACCGGCTTGCTGCAGCACAGCGCCTCGGTGACACTCGTTGGCGGCGGGAAGATCAGCGCGGAGGTGCTGCGGGACTCGCGCGGAAACAGCGCACCTGTTACGGCGTGGTCGGGCAACCACTGGAGGACACGTGTCGCATACAGCATGCCTGCGCATCCGCATCTGGTCACTGTGCGCCTCATGGTGAAGAAGAGCGCATTCGATCTGAAGCGCACCGGGCTGTCTGCCACCGGCGGCAAATTCGGATTGAAGTTTCACTGCAGCCGTAAGGCCTTCGACGAGCCGGAGTTCGTCCAGTTCCTGCAGCGTAAGAACGACGAGCGCGTGTCCAGGGGTGAGCCCCCGAAGACATACGAGAACATTGACATCTCGCGCGTCCATGCCATAGACATCATCAGGCGCAGTTCTGAAATGCGCGGTGATCTCGACAAGTTCATGGAAGAGGCGCGCTACAACATCAATGCACGCATAGCCAGGTTGAAAAAGTAATGCAGCCACACAAGAACATCATCGACTACGTCTGCGAGTACCTGGGGCGTCTTAAAGTAGGCCACCCCGTGCATGCCGCGTTCGGTGCTGTGCTGCAGTACATACCTGAAGCGGAGCTCGCCGAAGAGAACACAATTTTCGCATTTCGCTTTCCTGCAAGCGATGACACCGGCAGCACCGCCGATATCATGGGCGACATCGTAGACGTCGTGACCTCGAACCGCACCGGCATCTGTGTTGTTCCTGCCGGTGGTGGGCCGCCCGACGCGAACATGGGTTGCTACTACCAGTACTTCGTTATACGATGTCGGCACAAGTACCCCGGAGTCGCCTACAACACGCTGCAGGAGATCGGGTACGAATTGCAGGACAACGCCAGGGTTTTTCCCCAAAACGGGACTATCAGATGTGTTTCGAGCCAGCCTGGGATGGTGTGGGCCGACCAGCAACTCATGTACTGTTTTCAGCTTGAATTCAGAATTTTGGCTGCAGAAAAAGTAATCTAAAGACCCGTAGGAGGGCTAACACATGGGCGCTATCTCGCGCAATCCGCAGTTCTACACTGTGGGCGTCCCCACCCTGTTCTTCATGCCCGTGGAGAATTGGGATGACGCTCACGTCGTCGACTGGCCCGCGCTGTTCCGCGCGTACTCCGGTCTCACCGACACCAACGGCCAGGTCCTGAACATGCTCGCCAACACCACCTGCATGACGCCGGAGGACATCCTCTCCAAAGCGTACGTGGGCAACCTCGCTTCTTGCGAGGCCGGTGGCGAGATCAAGACCGTGGAGCACGTCGCTTCCGTCCTCGGCCGCAAGGAAGTGGACAAGCTCGTCGTGACCCGCCGCAGCATCGAATACACCTTGGGCTTCGACGAGCTCAACGTCGGCAACATGCGGAACTTCTTCGCCGCTGACGCCGTCGACTATCCCACGAAGAACAAGGTCGTGGCCAAGACCACCGCGAAGGCCCCGCAGAGCGCTGCCGCCGACTTCGCGGTCGCTGAGATCGAGATCATCGACAACGCCGCCTCGGCGGTTGGCTCGGATCTCGACAGCCTGGAAGCCGCGCTGACTGAAAAGCTCATCGCGCAGGGCTGCTCCTTCAACCCCGTCGTCGTGGGTGGCACCGGCTACTACCCCGCTGGCGTCTACTACTTCGTCGTGGCGGACTCCCAGCGCGCGCAGACCGTGGATGCCGTCCTCGGCAGCTACCGCAACAAGGTCGTCTGTGCCTTCTTCAAGTACGATCCCGCTGAAGGCAAGATGGTTGCCCAGGCGTGGCCGTCCGGCATGGATGGCGCCGCGTACTCCTACAAGGACACCGGCATCAGCAACCGCGTCAAGCAGCTCATCACCGACAGCGCCGCCAACATCGGCATCCCCACCAACGACCTGCTCAACGACCGCACCGGTGTTGACGTCTACAACGAGGCCGTGGACTGGGTGCTGAACGCCACCAGCGCCGTGACCAAGACCAAGACCATTCAGCTTCCCGCGCACATCGCGCGTCAGGCCACTCGCGTCATCCTGAGCGGCAAGAAGTGGGACGGCACCGCCTGGGTGGACGCCACGGAAGTGCTGTTCGACTACGCGCAGGCCAGTGCCACCACCAACACCGAGACCCCGCTCTCCACTGGTGCGGCCGGCTACTTCGCCGACAACACGCTGTCCAAGATCAACCACGACACCGGCCTGCTGACCCTCGTCGCTCCCGACGCCTTCGCGGGCACCGGCGGCGACATGGACGATCAGGGCCTCACCGAGCAGACCCTGCGTGTGCAGATCGAGACCTACTCCACCTCCGAAGCCACGATCATCTGGTCGGGCATCGTGTGGGCGAAGAACTCCGACGTCTACGGCACGCTGCGCGTCAACCGTGGCAAGCCGGAACTGCAGGGTTGCGGGCTCATCTGCTTCCTGAACAACGTCGGCGTCAGCTTCTTCCACATCCTCCCGAAGGTCGTGTTCCGTCCCGACGGCACCATCGACTTCTCCAAGGAAGACTGGCTGAAGGGCGGCTTCGTGCTGAGCCTCCTGAAGGACGACAACGCGTACATCCCGTACCTCCCGAACAAGCTCAAGATGCCGTTCGGGTACTTCAACGCGTTCCGCATGGACGCCCAGGTGTAAGGGGGAAGCACCATGAGTTCGAATCCTCGCATCGCTGAGCGTCATCCCGATTCCTACACCATCGGGATGCCTCAGATCCTGTTCTCGCCCATGCCGGTCTCTGGCAACTATGCCATGTGGGTGGACTGGCGCGCGCTTGCCAGCGCCGCGTTCGGCCTCACCAACAGCGACGGCAAAGTCGTGAACTCCTACGGAAACGTGGTGGGCACCCCCGCTGACATCATGACGGCTTGCTACCTCGGTAGCCTGGACGGTGTGAACGTCGGCGGCGACGTGGAAACCCTGGAGCACACCGTGGCCAACCTCGGTTACGAGGAACTGGACCGCGTCGTCGTGCTGCAGCGCCCCATCGAGTACGCTCTCAACTTCGACGAGCCCGACATCAAGAACCTCTCCCGCTACTTCGTGTCGCAGGAGACCGACCTCGGCCTCTCGTTGAAGATGCTGCAAGTCTCCGGTCAGACCTTCAAGGGATCTGAGACCGCTGCCGTGACCATCGTGGAACGCCGTCTCGGCGACCCCTCGAAGGCCCTGGAGAGCATCACCTCCCTGTGGCAGGCCAACGGTGGCACCGGCACGCCTCCCAACGGCGTGTACGGCTTCATCGTCGGCGGAACCAACGAAGATGCCTGCATCGGCGCCTGGGAGCACAAGCGGCAGTGGATCGCTTACGCCACCTTCGACTTCGTGCTGGGCACCGTAGGCTCCTGGAGTTACATCCGCCCGAAGGGCACCGCCCTCAACGACACCTACGGCGCGGACGCCATCGTCCCCGTCAACGGTGCCGTGCACTCCATCCCCGACTCCAACCCCGTGCTGAACAAGTGCGGCGGCAGCGTGTCGTGGAACGTGAACGCCAAGATGGCCTGGAACGGGTTCGTCTGGGTGGGTGCTGATGACGGCTTCTTCGGCTACAGCATCGTCGGAACCCGCCAGAGCTTCAAGCGCACCTTCGGCGCCGCCCTGGTGTTCTCCTTCACCGAGATCGGCACCTCCATGCTGCACGTCATCCCGAAGTGCACGCTGATGCCCGACGGCTCCATGAACTTCAACCCCGATTCCTGGATGCAGGGCTCGTTCAAGCTGAACGTCATGCGTGACAACAACGCTGTGTTCCTTGACCGCACCCCTGCGCTCCCGGTGCCTTTCGGGTACATCCAGACGATGGAACTGCCCTCCGGCATGTAGCCCATCAGGTACTGGACAAAATCATAGGGCGGCGGGTATACGAAACCCGTCGCCCTTTTATTTCAAACTCAAGGAGTTCCTCAGATGGCTGATAAAGAATTCGACGACGGCTTGCTTTTCACGACAAAGAAGTTCGGTGATCTCACCATCAAGCAACTCTCGTTCGGCGAGCTCGGAGTGATCTCCGAGGACATCGTGAACCTCTACGACAAGGTTGTGGCCAGGTCGAGCACACCCGGCGCCACCATGACGCAGCACGACGTCATGAAAACCATCGTGATGATCCTGCCCGACGTCGCGCCCATCATGGCCAAGGTCTGCAGCGTTCCTCTGGAGACCATCAACGCCCTCACTGCCGACGAGGGTGTGAAAATCTGCGCCGAGATGTGGCGCCTCAACCAGGACATCATCACAAATTTTTTCGGAATCGCCAGCAGCCTGAAGCTGGCCGGAAAGGGCTAGTCAAGGTCAAGCGTTCTCAGGCTGTCACGCTGACCGAAATTTTCAGCTACCTCGTGAGTCAGGGGCACTCCTATCAGGACTTGATGTGGACGTATCCCATTGACCTCGTGTACAACTTCTACCATACTGCTGTTGCTAACGAGCAACGCAATATGGCATTCGTCAGTGGACTCGCCCGCATCGCCAGCTACTCTGCGCGAGATCTGTCCAAGGAAGGCGCGAAGTCCATTGAGAAGCTCTGGTCGGACTACACAAAACCTCTCGTTTCCGCAAAGTCACGCGGCGCTGCCGCCACTCAGAATAGCACCATGCAGACCGGAAACAAAGCCGCAGACGGCTTGTTCAGTTCCGGCAAGTTCCAGGCTGTCCAGCTCGCAGAGACCGCCACCACCACGGGAGTGTAGTGAAACACCATGAGCACGGAACTCGAAGGCGTCTCCAGTTCTTTTGAACTCATTCTCAAGAACGCCGACAAGGTCAGCAAGCAACTCGACGACTTCGTCACTCAGGTCTCCGGGCTGGAGACCATCGAGATTGGCAAGAAGGGCGTCAAGCTCAATATCTCCGACATCAAGAAGCAGGTCACGGCGCTCAAGAAGGACTTGGCGGCCAGCTTCCGCGATATCGGCAGCATGCAGATGGATACCAAAGGTGTCTTCGCCAACGGCCAGGAGGTCGGGGATGCTCTCGGCGAAGGCATTAAGAAGGCCGCGAAGGAGCGCCTTGCTGACGTTCAGGGCTATCTCGACAACGTCATGCGCTCCCTGGCTGACGCGCAGAAACTCGCCAGCGGTAAGACCGCAAGCCCGGCCAACATGGAGGCCTTCAAAAGCTCGCTGACCGCGGTTTCTGCCGAGATAGCGAACATGCGCACGCTCCTTGTCGGTACCGAGAAGGAGATGCAAGCCCTCGCGGGACCGGGGACAGTCAGCGAGTTCACGCGCCTGAAGAAGATTTTCGGTGACGTCAACTCTGTTCTGGCAGAATTCAAGGGCGCCAGCGGCAAGGGCGTAATCGACCCCGCCTCTATGACCGCGATTACCTCGCAGGTCGATAAAACGCTTGCGTCCATGCAGACGCTGGATGTGAAGACCAGCGAGGTCTTCTCGAACATACAAAGCAAGCTGACCAACGTCGACGTGCCGAAGGAGCTCAACTTTGAGGCCGTCGGTACCGCCATTGTCAGCAACATTCACAGCGCGTTCACCAAGGTCAAGGCCGACACCAAAGAGGCCATGAAGGCGATGACGGATGCTGTGGAACAGATCACGCTCGGCGACAAGCTGGCCGCGCAGATCATGTCCCCGAAAGTCGCCAACTCCCTGGTGCAGCTTCGCGAGAACATGGATGCCCTGCAGGCGAAGTCGGAGAAGATAGGCAGCTTGCGCGAAACCATGTCCGCAACCACAGATCCCAAGGCCTCCACAGCACTCGGCGCCGAGCTCAAGAAGGAGCTCGTCGAGGTCGAGAACCTGGCGCGTCGTGTCGCCAAGAGCAACATGGCGCTCAGCAACGAGTTCTTTGCGCAGGAGCGCGCCATGCTGACCAGCATGAGCACCGCTGCCACGCAACTCAAGACGGACTTCCTCGCCAACTCCGCAGCCATCCAGCGCATCGCTGATGACACCATGCGCTTCAAGCAGGCTATTGGTGACTCCGTGACGAAGCTCGGCCTGGGCGTCGACGTGCTGAACCAGCAGGAGAACATCAACAAGAGCATCGTCAGCATCATCCGCGCTGGCGGTGAGGCCGAGGCCGGCGCTGTCGCGGAGATGGTGAAGGGCACCAACGCCTACAAGCAGACGATGGCCTACGCCGAGAAGCTCCACACCGCGGAGGCCGCCATCGTAGCCTCCAGGCTCACCGGTAATCAGGCACTCAGCATGGCGGCGTCGCTCATCAAGGAGCAGGTCAGCGCCTACAAGCAGGCTGCCATCATGGGGAGCGGGACGGAAGCCGTCACCGCCTTCGACAAGATGGTGGAGTCCAGCAAGCGCCTCGCCGCCGTAGGGTCTGAGATCAAGCTGCGCGAGAACATCATCGCCATGACGCAGTCCATCACCAGCGGTGGCGTTCCTGCCGTGGAGAAGCTCACCTCCTCCATCGCCATGTACGAGGCCACTTCCGGCAAGGCCTTCGGCAGCCAGAAGACCGAAGTGCGCATGGTGCGCACGCTGGTTGATGAACTCGCCAAGCGCTACGAGGCCCTGGGGACGGCTTCCACATCTTCCGCCAAGGCGCAGCAGCGCCAGGTCGCCGAGAGCATCAGCGCCATCTCCAGCACCATGCTGCAGCAGGGCACGGGCAAAGCCGACGAGAAGGCGTTCGCTGCCGCGCAGAAGCTCGCAGACACCAACCGCGAGGCACTGGCGGTAGACCAGCTCCGCGCCAACTTCCAGGACGAGCTCATCGGGAAGTTCACCAAGATCCACGCCCTGCAGGTTGCGGGTGTTGACGTCGCGAAGAACTACGGCCGCATGCAGGAACTCTACGTGCAGGCCGTGCAGCAGGGCGTTACCCTCGAAGAGAAGCTCGTCGCCAGGATCAAAGACCGCGCCACTGTGATGAGCAAGCTGGCCAGCGAAGTCGACGGCATGCGCAGCGCCGCCAGCGACAACTACCTTTTCCCGGCCGCGCAGATCAACCAGTTGAAGGGCATGGTGGAGACGCTCACGCTGATGCGCGACATCCGCTCCAGCATGGACAAGAAGAACGCCGCGGCCACTGTGATCGGCGGGAAGACTGTCGACGTCGCCGCCCTGGACAAGGAGATCAAAGCCACCCAGGAGATCTTGCGTACGCGCGAGGCCGAGGTCAACGCTTCGCTGGAAGGTGAACGCGTGCACGCCGCCATTCTCGCTGTCCTCGACAAGCGCAAGGCGCTGGAGCAGGACATCGTCGAGACCCTCAAGGTCTCCAAGGAGATGGCCGCGGATACCCTCGGTGCCTACGACCGCTATATCGCTATGGCGGACGCCCTGATTGTGACGACGCAGAAGGGCATCCCGATCCAGAAAGAACTGCTCAACATGGACGAGCAGCGCCGCATGGCCGTCAAGGAACTCTTCACGGAGTACAGCCGGCTCGCGGCGGCGCAGATTGAGAACAAGGGCGGCCCGCAGGAAGGCCTTAACGCCCTGCAGCGCCAGCGCGAGTTGCTGACCAAGATCGCCAGTATCGTGGACCGTGACTACACCTTCCAGATGGACACCGGGAACGCCACCATCGGGATCGGCAACATCAACAAGCTGCTTGAGACCACCAACTCCAAGCTGGCCAAGCTGGATGAGCTCTGGAAGACCCAGGACAAGCTCTTCGGTAAGGCAGACAGCGAGGCCCTGCGGAGTGCGGCGCAGACCGTGCAGAACATCCGTGCGGCCCTGCAGGACGTCGCCCCCACCATCGTTGGCGCCAGCAAGGGCTACGACAGCATGATCGACGCCGTGATGCGCGCCGACCTGGCGGTTGGGAAGTACGCGTCCAAGCTGCGCGCGCTGCACGGTGAGCAGTTGTCGAACTCCGCGTCGACAGCGAAACAGCGTGAGGAAACGCTTGCGCTCACCGTTGCCACTGAGCGCGAGATGGCCGTCATCCGTGGCCTGCAGAGCGCGCTCGGTGGCGCTGATGCCAAGCTCCGCACCGTCGGCAGCAGCATGACAGACGCCACAACGGACCCGCAGGCGCTGACGGACAGACTCGCCGGAGATCCTAAGAAGCTGGCTGCGGTGCAGGAAGCCATGCAGCGCGTCATGACCTCCATGCGCAGCATGAGTGACGTCAAGATCAGCAAGGGCACCGTCCTCGATGCGCTGAACACCGAGGCGCAGCAGTTCCTCGGCGTCGTCGACAACGTCATCACGTCCCTGCAGACCGTGGCGGCCGTGGCAGGCAAGGTCGACCTCACGAAGGTGGCCGTCACTCCGCAGCAGGGCGCTACTGCGCGTGCCGAGCAGGAGCAGCTCATCCTCAAGACCATTGAGAAGCAGTACACGGAGCTCCTGCAGGGCGTGAACGTCCTGGGGAACTGGGAGGCGCTGCAGAAGAACATCACCGAGGCCGCGCGCCAGGGCTACGACATCGGCAAGCAAAACATGGCGGTGCTGACCAGCCAGGAAGACATCTACCGCAAGATGTTCGAGACCGCCAAGTCTCTCTACAACACCGCCGCAACCGACGCCACCCAGCCCAAGTCGGCGCGCGTTGCTGCGCTCGAACAGAGCTTGAAGCTCCTGCAGGCGCTCAAGGCCGCTGAAGGTGACATGCCCAATGGCGTGCCCGGCGGAATGGACTTCACCAAGACCATCGAAGACGCGGAAAAGCTGCGGGCCACGTTCGGAACCGAGCTCCCCTCTGCTTTGGAGAAGCTGACCGCTGAAGCCGCGCGCCTGGAGGAAGTGCTTCGCAAGGCCATCGGCGCCGCAGCCAGCCCCGGCGCCTCCACGACGAACTTCACCACGATGCAGAAGGGCATCGAAGGCGCTGTTGCGGCGCTGAACACGCTGAAGGCCGACACCAGCGACACAGCGGCGTACTCCGCTGCCTCCACCAGCATCCAGGACGTCATCGCCGGGCTGCAGAAGTGGCGGGCCGAGCAGGAAAAGCTGAACACCAACGACGGTGAGGTGACGGAAGAGTTCAAGCGCACTTCGGCCACCCTGGACAACATCGTCAACCGCATGGCGAATTGGGTGGAGAAGAACAGCGAGCTGCGCGCCGCTGGAGGAAACACCAACTACGCCACCGCGCAGACTGACATCAAGGGAATCGTCCAGGCACTTGGCCAGTGGAAGGACACCCAGGGGCAGGTGTTCACCGCGGCGCAGTCCGGCGCAGTGTTCGATAAGACCGCTGTCAGCATGGACCGCATCATCGGGCACCTGCAGGACTGGAAGCGCATCCAGGACGAGATCTACAAGGACGGCGCGAACAGCGGCCGCGATGCTGACGAGCTCACCACACAGCGCGCGAAGGTGCGCGAGGCCGAGCACCTGCTGAGCCTGATGCAGCAGATGAAAGCGGTGTCGGACAAGATCTCCGTGAAGACGGCTTCTGTCGGTGTCGACAGCAGCGTTCTCGGATCTGCGGCCGGTGCGGCGCAACTCGCCGCAGCCACCAAAGAGACGCCTAAGCTGTACATGGACGTCGTGAAGGCCAGCCAGGAGTTCAGTGGCCTCCTCGCCCTCATGGAGAAGGCTGTCGGGAAGTCCAGCAGCCTCGGCGACGTCTTCAAGACCTACAGCCCCAGCCTGCAGACCGCGAAGACTGACATCGACAACGTGAACTCCACGTTGTCGAAGTACGCGGCAGGTAAGGCGCGTGCTGCCGCGAACAGCGCCGGAAGCAGCATCTTCGACGTCGCGCGCATGTCCTGGTTCATCCAGCTCCGCTCGTTCTGGTCGATGTACATGGGCGTCACCCAGACCATCACTGCCGTCACCGAGTACACGCACACCCTGGCGGTCATGAAGGCCACCACGGAGTCTTCTGCAAAGTCGATGGCCGCGATGGATAACAAGTTCATGTCCTTGGGGCAGAACGTCCCCATTGCGACAACGAAGATCGCTGAAGCAGCCTTGGAAGTAGCCAAGGCCGGTATGGACGCCGAGGACACGATCAAGATCATCGAGTCCGCAACGAAGCTCGCGCACGCCACCAAGGCCGACATCACGATGGTCGCGGATGTCATCACAGTGTCCCTGACCGCGTGGGGGCAGTCTGCAGATAAGGCTGCCGAGATCTCTGACATGATGTTCTCGGCGATGTCTAAGTCCCGCGCCAGCATGGAAGGCATGCAGCAGGCGATGGGCTACCTCTCCGGTATCGCCCCGCAGGCCAACGTCAGTATCCAAGAGACACTCGGCCTGCTTGCCGTGCTCACCAACGCCGGTCTCAGCATGTCCAAGGCCGCCACGTACTCCCGCCAGGTCTTGAACGACCTCATGAACCCCAGCGCTAAGCTGGTGAGCATCCTTGGATCGCTTGGTGTGAGTGTCCGTGAAGTCGACCCTCGCTTCCACAGCCTCGCGAAGATATTCAAGCGTCTTGCGGATGCCGGCATGAACGTCTCCCAGGCCTTCGAGGGCATGAGCGTGCGCGGCGCCAACGCATTCAGCGTCGCGCTGTCCAACGCTGACAAGCTCGAAGAGTTCACCGAGAGTCTTGAGGGCAACGGGGCGCTGCTTCGCGAGTACGGCGCCACCACCCAGGACGTTGCCTCGCAGTTCACACTGCTGATGAACTCCTTCACCGCACTTGGGAACGCCATTAAGAACGGCGGCGGCGAGTTCCTTATGGGCGTCATGGATGGTGTCCGTGATACCGTTTACGGCGTAATCGCGGTCATCAATATGCTGCGTGATGCTCTTGGTGAAGCCGACGTTCCGACACGCGCGTTCGCCAGAAACCTTACGAAGCTGCTAATCGTCGTTGGAACCGGGGTTATGCTGCTGAAGCTCGCGACGTTCTTGGGCACACTCACTGCCGGGCTTACTGCGGCATCCGGCGCGACAGGTGTTCTTACTGTGGCATGGACGCGATTCATCGCTGTCATATCCGCGCACCCGCTTGTCGCGCTGGCCACCGCAGCCGCCGCAGTCGTGACCATGATCGCGAGTCAGTCCAACACGATGAGCGAGTCCGTGGAAAAAATGGCGGAAAAGATTGCGCAGCTTCGCGAAGAGATAAACAAGCTCGCAAAGCTGAAGTTGCAAGAGAGCGCCGATGTCGGCATGTTGCAGCGCGCCGGTGCCGCGCGTGTAGCTGTGTCTGAGAACAAGTTGAGTACGGAGCCAGAGCGCGAAAACGCAGCAGCGAGTTTCCGCGGGGCCATGAACGTAATCATGCAGACCGGAAACGATGAAGCGAAGACACTTGCGCACAAGATCCTGGACGCTATGCCGTCTGCGAAAGATGGCGCAGACGTCTGGAAGAAATTCTTCAAGAGCGCCTTTGCACAGATCGACGAAATTAAGGGCGCATCCGCAGAGTTGGTGAAGAGCATTGCGAGCAAGGATAAGGAGCTCGTCGAGAAGGCCAAGGGAAACCTCAATGCTATATCTGCGAACATCAATACCCCTGAAGCTGATGAGATGCTCGCGGACATCACCAAGCTCTACCAGCGCAAGTCTTCGCAGAATAATCTGCTCAACGGCACAGGGATTGACACCGACAGCAATTCTTGGACGCGGATGTTCGACTACGGAAAAGTCAACGAGGAGCGGGGCGAGAAGGCCGCGGACATCTTCGGAAAGAATGTCACCGCCAGCGTTTTGCAACTCAAGGAGCTCGTAGACGGGCTCGGCGAGTCGCAAGAAGCGCAGAAGTTCGTAGACTCCGTGGCGACCGCCTACCAGGGTCTCGCCGCGAAACTGAAGGACGTGTCTGCAGAGCTCAAGGCCACGAACCGGAACATACCCGCTTCCATACTCGACGCGCAGAACGCCATAAACAAGGTTCTGGAAAAGAAAAAGAAGTGGGAGGGCAAAGATCTCCCAACCGTCGATACGCGCGCGGCGGACACCATCAAGTCCTTCGGTATCGTGCCTGATAAGGCGAGCGCGCAGGATGACATGGACGTCCTTACCGACATCAGCGCCGCGCTGAAGGACGTCAGCGTACAAGCCGCCAACCTCAAGAGCGTCGATGAAATCGGCATGCTCACCGGCGGCGCTATGGACGCGGCCAAGAAAAAGATCAATCAGGTTGGCGATGCACTTGCGAATGTCATGGAGCGCATCGCGGTGTCGAAGCGCACGCTGTCCTCCATGCCGGCAGAGGAAGCCAAGAACGTCATCGACTCCGTGAAGTCTCTGTGGCAGGCCACGCGCAGCCAGATGACGCTTGGCGACGACGATGGCTTGCTCAAGGTCGACCAGCTTGTGTCTAAGGTGCAGGCACTCGCCGCCAAGCTGCGCCTTGACCCTGCCAAGCTCGGAAAGATGCTGAAGCTGGGCAAGGACGCGCTGCCGTCCATACGCGGAGAGGCCAAGGAAGGCGCGCTGGACTCCTACGGCGACCTGCAGGGCAAGATCAGCGACACCGCTGCATCACAAACTCTGATGGACCGCTCCGGTATGTTCAGCCCAGAGGACATCAACGCCGTCAGCGAGGTGCTCGCTAGCCTTATCAAGACGCAGTTCGCCTACATCAACTCCATGATGAAGACCAAGTACGCCGTCGAGAACGCCAAGTTGGGTTTCAACGAGCTCAGCGACGCGATGACGTATCTGCGCGAACAGTTCGGGGAGAAGCTCGACACCGCCGATTACACCGAGCCCGCGTACAGCATGGCCACGCTTCTCACGGATTCCTACTTCAGCATGCGCAAGGAGATGAAGCAATCCATTCTCAGCTTGAACGAGGTCAGGGACAGCGTGGAGTCCACCAACCTCGAATACGCCAAGCTCGGCGCCATCACTGGGAAGAACGCGAAGCAATCGCGCGCGCTGGCGACCTCGTACTCCACGATGGCCGGGACCGTCACTTCACAGATGAGCACCGCGCAGAGCAAGATCGAAGCCTCCTTGAGCGCCATCAAGGAACTCGACACCAAGATGCGCTCGCTGCACCAGTCCATGCTGGACAGCGAAAGCCAATTCCTGGCTAAGGTGAAGGCGATACGGGACTCGCTGCGCAACCCCGACGACTCCATGAAGATCAGCGTGGAGAACATCAACAAGCAGAGCTTGGACGTCTCCAGCAAGATCAACGCCGGCATGCGCGGGGAGGATCTCGAATCCTCGCTGGCCACGCTGCGTGATGCCTTCGTGGAGATGGCTTCGCAGTACAAGTTCCAGCCTCAGTCTGTCGGCTACCTCGCTGAAGCTGAGAAGCTGCAGAAGACTATCTCCGACATGCAGCAGGCGCGCATGTCTGATCTCAAGCTGCAGAGCGACATGGCGAAGCTCAACCAGACTATCCAGACCACCATCTACATGAAGCTCGACAAGACCCTCAGCGGCTTGATGGAAGTGCTGACCAAGCTCAACACCTCCATTTCCAACTTTGGCAAGCCGGTGTCGTCCACTTCCCTGGGAAGCAAGGCCACCGCGCTCCCGACCGTGCAGAGCGGCGACACGCAGTTCTTGAAGATGATTAAGATGGTCGAGAGCAGCGGCGACATGAACGCGCTGAACAAGAAGTCCGGCGCGCGCGGTAGCATGCAAGTCATGCCCGCCACGCTGCGTCAGCCCGGATACGATGTGCGGCCGGCAAAGGATGCGTACGACCCGAAGGAGCAGCAGCGCGTCGGTATCGACCTCATGAACGCCTTCCTCAAGAAGTACAACGGCGACGTCGTGCAGGCCATCTCCGCGTACAACTACGGCCCCGGAGTCACGGACAGCCTGCTGCGCAAGGTCGGTGCCTCTCCGGGCGATGCGTCCAAGAACGAGCAACTCATCCAGCTTCTGCCGCAGGAAACGAAGGACTACATCGACAAGGTGGCGGCGATGATGGACAAGGCCGGGCGCCTTGTGCCGGAGAAGGTCGCGGCCGCCGTCGGTGAGGTTCCCCAGGCTGCAGGCAAAGCCGCTGCGCCTGCTTCTGGTGCTGCTACGGCTCCTGTTGCAGCGATAACCGGCGGCGCCGTGGAAGGTGATCTCGCGACACTCATTGAGCGCTACAACGCCATGCAGGAAAAGCGTCTCGCTATTGAAGCGGAGTCGGAGAAACTTGTTGGAGACATTGCGGAAGCGCGCAAGAACAGCGGGCTCGACGAGACAGCGAGCGCTATAGGCACCGCACGGGAAGCCCTCTACAAGTTCAATACGGCCTTGGGTGAAACCAAAGACATCACCGTGAACACCGCGGTGTCTATGTTCACGAGCATCAAGGACAGCATGGCCAATGTGATGACGGAGGCCACGCGCATACTCGTCACCGGAGAAGGCGACATCGACGCCGTCTTTGACAGCCTCTACTGGACGCTCCTCGACGCCTACTTCAAGATGATGACCGACCTGGCCACCAAGATGGTCGTCGAGAACTTCTTGAAGACGTCCGCTGTCACTGCTGGAGCCGGCCTCGGCGTGACTGCGGCCGGAGATGCTGCCGGTGCCGCTGCAAACTCCGGCATGCTCACTGCCGCCACAACGCTGCAGACCGCCGCGACGCAGCAAGGGGCGAACGCCGCGCAAGAAGCCGTAAACGTCGGCCAAGAGGCGATAAATAATCAGGCGGACAGCACGCAACTGATAAACGAGGGCATCACAAATACCGCGCTGCAGACGGCGGCGGTAAACCACCAACTGGCCGCCGGAGACCTTAATTTTGCCGCTATGGCGCTCACCCAGGCCGCCACAGCACTGATGACGTCTGGTGGTGGAGGAAAGCCCGCGCCGGAAGGCGGAAGTGGCGGCGGGATAACCGGCATGCTCGCAGGCATGGTGGCCAACTTCTTCCCCGGCTCCCACACCGGTGGTCTGCAGCTTCCCGGATACGATACTGGTGGCCTCACCACACAGGGGAACCGCCAGAAGGACTCCATGCTTGCCGCGCTCACGAAAGGTGAGTTCGTCGTGCAGGAGCCCACCGTGAACAAGTACGGTGTTGAGTTCTTCAACGCCTTGAACGCAGGCAAAGCCCAGGAAGCCTTCGACAAGCTCCCTGGCATATCGGACGTTGCTCCCATGAACGAGAGCAGTTTCAAGGCTCCGCAGTCGGCAGCTACCGCAAGCCCAAATACTGGACAGCCTAATACGTCTTCGGGTAAGCCTTCTGTGAGCATCACCAACCTGGTGGACCCCAAGGTCGTCGAGCGCTACTTGACAACCGACAGGGGTAAGAACGTCGTCAGAAACGTGGTGAGCAGTTCCTCATACTTCAGTCGCAAATAGGGAGACAAGTGCAATGGCTCAAGCTGATTACATCCGAGGCGCAGCCGACGGCTACACGGACATGCTGTCCGTCATCGTCGCATGGCTGACCGGTACAGACGGCGGAACCCCGCACAACACCCGTGCGCTGTGGACAAAACTGGCCGACTACGTCGATGAGGACACCGGAAGCGGCGCTCCCATGAACGGAGACGGCGAACGCTGCGTCATCCTGCGCGGTGACATCGCTGGTGAGCTCCCCATCTACATCGGGTTGCGCACCTTCCGCGGCTACGAGGGGCTGAACCAGCAGGGCATCCAAATCAACGCCTACACCCACTTCGACGCCGATCTCCCCTGGGATTGTCAGGCCGGTTCCTTGGCGAGTTCCGAAAACTACGTCTCGGCCAGCCACTTCTACGAGGGCTGCCCGGCGATCCTCGTCGGAAACGAGAACGTCTGCTACTGGCTAAACGCGGATGCGAAGCGCCTCGTGTGCACAGTGCGTACGCCCGTCATCCCGCAGGCCAGCGACTACACCAAGATCCGCCAGAGCGTCTGCTACGAGATGTTCTACCTGGGGTGGGCTAAAAGAATTGTATCCAAAGAAGGATACCCCTACCCGATGGTCGCCGCGGGTACGACCTATACTCTGGGCAACTCCGCGAAGGGGTATGTGCAGCGCAACTTCGCCTACAACAACATCTATGGCAGCCTGCGCCACATCCCGCCCTTCCACTGGGACTACATGATGTACGAGGGCCTGCAGTCCCTGGTGTTCACCAGCAGGACGCTCGACGCTGATAACCGCCCCAGCGATCTCGTCATCAACTCGCGCTGGCCGCTCAGCCGCGACAATAAAGGAAATTGCGGTCCTGCTGTTGACGGAACGAGCACCGGGGGAAACCGCACTTACGCGGCCCCTATCCCGCTCACCGGAGCTACCAACCCCCTTTGCGGCCCTACGGACGCTGACGTCAGCGGCCCCTTCAGCATCCCCTGCATTGAGTACGGAACCACTCTGCAGTCTCACCTCAAGACGGCGCAGCAGAACGCGCAGACGATATTCGTCTACGACCAGTTGCAATTTGCCAACCGCATCATGTACTTCGACGGCTTCTGGGGCTGGTACACCACCAACCCGGTGCGCAACGCCTATGTGAAGAGCTTGTGCTGGTGCACGCACCGCGTCACCGAATGCGGCTCCTACAACTACCTGAACGAGCTCGGCAGCGCTCCACCGCTCTCCACCTACGACGGCGGCATCAAGCACGATCAGGTCGCCGCTCACTACGGTTGGAACCCTGAGAAGGTCGTGGAGTCGTTGTCCGGCAAGCGCCTGCTCGTCCCCGTCTACATGGGCGCAGTGGGCTCCGTCGTGGAGCTGCAGAGCAACACCCGCTCCGAGTTCGGCTCCTTGAGCTACGACGGGGAGCAGCATCGCATCCAGATCGCTGGCGTGATGGACGGCCTGCACTTCGTGCCCGGCCTGGGGCTCTCCGCGCAGGACATCTTGAAGATCAGCGAAGAGGGCAACGTCATCCAGTACCTCATTGTGCCTGACGTCTACCGGCGCGGCGCGTACAACTACTGCGCCATGCTCCTCGGAGCCACCGAGTGGCATGAACAGAACCCCGGCGCCACCACGCCGCGCGACAACGGTTAAGGGAGGGCGTGATAAATGGCCACCATCCACCACAGCAAGTACATGAGCAATGTGTCCTTCCAGAACTTTGTTCGTGCCATCAAAGACTTCCTGGTCACGTTCGAGCCCAAGACGGGCTTCATGTGGTCCATCGTCTACAGCAGCGACACCGATAGCAGCGAGTTCTCCACGCAGCCCATCGTGTACATCCTGAAGAAGGAGTGCACGAGCACCGCCGGGCAGGCCACGATGTACGTCAAGATGGTGTACGCCGCCGGTAAGCTCACCGTGCTCACCAGCCCCAACTACGCCGCCGCCGACAACACATCCACGCTGCGCCTCACCGGCAGCCAGAAGAACGTCCTCGAATCCGACAACGCCACCGTAGCGGTGTTCCGCGCCGATGGCGCCGCTGTCGCACCGGACGCCGCCCCGGTGTGCCGCATGATCGCCGACCCCGCATTCGACCCGCTCACCCAGCGCTTCTCCAAGGTCTGGTTGATCCGCCAGCTCGGCCCGCTGTTCGATCAGGTCGGTGAGCGCAAGAACACCAACATCAGCCTGTGGGCAACGGTGTGCACCGGTGAGTTCGGCGTCGACCCCATCACCACGCGCGGCTACTACCAGCACCTCGGATTCGGTGTGAGTGGCGAGGCCCTGGTGCCGGACGCCACATACGCCAACGGACCCGGCATGTACGCCGTCTGTGGCTCCTACACCAGCGACACCCCTGTTTCACTCACCAACGACGAACGTGTGTGGGCGGGCGGCGGGAACTTCGCCAACGCCGTCACCGGCACCGTCGTTCTCGTCGGCGCCTGGGAGGGCAAGCAGACGTGGTTCTGCCCGGCCAGCATGTACGGATACATCCGTGACCCCTTCGACGAGGCACGCATGCACAATGCCGGGAACGTGGGCTTCGACTTCACCGAGCTCTGCAAGTACAGCCCCTACAGCGGTGTCCGCGTGCTCACCCCTGCCTATGTGTTTGGGCAGTGGGACAACCTCTACCGCATCCTGAGCCGCATTCCGCTCTTCTACACCGACCTCGCCGGGCTCTACGCCGGTGACACCATCTCGCAGGTTCTAGACGCGGAGGTGAACAACTACATGATCTTCCCGTTCATCATCTACGGCTGCGTGGCTGATGTGGAGGCCAAGCGGGGGTACGCGGTATTCGTACCCAACACCGAAGAAGTGTAGTCGTGCATGTACGGCTCTTCGCGCTACGGCAGCGAGCACTTCTGCCCGTTCGACTACGATAGCGGGTACTACGGAGAGCCTGAAGCACATGTTGTAAACGGCGGCGTCGCATCCCTTGCAGTTCCTGGGGGTGAGGCGCCGTCGACCTCTTCCGGCCAGATCCTGGTCGGTTCTCAATCAGAGACCCCATTGGTCACACAAGCCAGCTTGTGGTCAGGCAACGTCCGCGACGAAATAAGTGTGCTCGACCTGGCGGCGGCAGAAGTCGCTGTTCCTGGAGTGGAGGCGCCGTCGACCATTGACGGTGTGTCGCTGTCCGCATTCGGCCTTGTGGCCATCCTTGCTCCGATGCCGCCACGGTACATGTTCTCCGAGACTTTCATATCCGGCACCGCGAACCCCTATCTCTACGACACCAACCTCTACGACGAGAAGGTGCTCGAAGACCCCTACACGTCGTTCACCGTCAGCCAGTACAACACCGGAATGGCGCTCACGGAATGCATGTTCGGGACAGGACAGCAGAGCATCCAGGGCGGGTTCGAGTTCGCCGCCGACTCCTTGATGGGCGTGCAGGCCACGCACAACCTCCACAGCGCCGTCGTTGTGGCTGATGAGAACGAGTTCATCGGGCTGCCCATTACGCTGCCCTGGGATGGCGCGAGCCCTCCCTACGTGTGGGATGCCCTCATCGCGGAGAGCCTGCACAACGCGCAGTCGCGGCCGCAGATTCCGCAGCTCATCCGGGAAGCCACCGTGGCCGCCGGGCTACTCACGCCGGAGCTCGACACCAAGCAACTCATCCCGATGTCCTTTGGCGGCATCGTCATGGACGTCTTCACATCACCGGATGGCTTCATCATCGCGCCGTCGCACATGGCCACTGCGTTCAACGGCCTCTTCTACATCCAGGAGAAGATCACAGACCGCTTCATCTACGGAAGCAAGTACCACTACCTGTACCGGAATGCGCAGTACCTCGGCATCACGAACTGGCGGGTGCAGTACATCGACGGGAACAAGGTGGCCGGTGTGCTGACAGGGGTCATGGAGGCCGACCTGGCGTGCGGGAAATCGGCCGTGGATGACATTCCCGCCGACTACCTGTTCGCGCTGCACAACCCGGTTGCGACGATGTCCTACAACGTCGCCGCGATGGACCCCTCAGCGGGGGAGATGCTGCCGCGCATGCAGTACACCAGCGATGTCTACCTGGGGCGCTCGGCGCGCTACAACGGCATCATGCACGCGTCCATTGAGACCCCTGGGGCGACCATCGTTCTGCGCACGCCGGACTTCCTGAGCGACCACGACGCCATAGAATTTGCGGCCGACGACATGATCGTGCTCGACAACATGGAAGGTGTGCTTTGCGCGCGGTACGACGACAGCGTCGCCCCCATCGAGATAGCTCTTGCAGAGTACCTGTGCGGGCGCAGCGACCCCGGCGCGGAGTACGGCGACGTGTTGAACGTGCAAAGCGCCTACGGGGCCTATGCAGCACCTGCGCTCGACGACAGCACCGATACGCTGCTGCTCCAGGAGGCGGTGCACGATCTCGACGAGCCCTTCATCCTTCCGACGCACATCGCTGCCGCGCTGTTCGCCGTGGACAACCACCCGCTGTTCATCGCCTACGACACCTGCGAAACGATTGCTATTGGGCTCGCGGAGTCCGTGGCAGATCCGACATCGTCACTGGACGCCGCCATGCTGGACGCGCGCGAGGCCACCAACGCTGTGCTGGTTACGCTGCCAGAAGACACCGCGCACGGCAGCTACGTGAGCTTCGCTGACCGCTCCTGCGCGCCTTCGCTGTTCCTCACCGGCTACATCACAGCGGCAGCGTACGTCGTGGCCTACGTGGGCAGCACGCGAGAGGAGAATGCGCTGGCCCTGGCGGGCATCTTCGAGAGTGTGTTCGACTGCGGAGACGCATCACCAGAATTTGTAGCCGCGACGCTCTTCTCTGTGACCGTCGATGAGGGACGCGGCGGCGGCGGACCTGGCCAGCGCGATGAGGCCGCGGACGTGCGGATCTTCATGTCTGATAAGCGGGACTGCGCGTTCTCGTACAGCTACATCGACGCAGAAGGCGGGATTGAAATCGTCGTGGTTGCTGCCAATAATGGCGAGGCCCCGGCGCACGAGGTTATCGTCACCGCCGGTCCCGCGTTCCTGGAGTTTACCTGCTCGCATAGCAGCGTAAGCGGAGTTGGAGAAATAGCGGATGGCTTCGAGTTCACTGAGGAAGGCATTGTGCACGCTTTCTCCGATCAGGCAGCGGTCGTCGACATAGCGCTTTCCGACCCCGGTGTGGAAGACCACGGCATGACGTTCGACGCAGCGTTCCTCGAACTCGGTGACTTCGTGCTGATGCCCTTCGACACCATTACGGCAACAACGATGGCATACGCCACCGCGAGTTGCGCATATTCCGCAGCGGAGTTCTACGGGGACATAACCATCGAAGGGGTGTATATCAACATAGCCCCGCAACCATACTGGTATGACTTCGTCATCGAGTACGACTACCAGTCCACCACCGACCCCTCGGACATGGCCTTTATTTTCTAAAGCTCTTCTGCAACGCTTCGTCATAATCGGCGTCCAGTTTCTGGAGGAACTCCAGCGAGTAGTTGTTCTCGAAGGCCTTTACGTCCGTGGCCGACGGCGACGAGTTCTCATGCACCAGAAGCAGGTACGGCGGCACGCGCCGCGACTGCAACACATGCGCTTGCATGCCTTCCGTGAAGAGCTCGAACTGGTCGCGGACGACGTAGTTGCACAGGGAGGACACGTCGTCGCTGTGCTCCTGCACCTGCATCTCCTCGGCGCTCAACGGCGCCCCGGCGGGAACGACAACGCCGCCTTCCGTCACTGCGATGCACGCACCGGGGCGGAACTTCCCGCGCGCGCAGCCTTCGACGTAGCTGTTCGCGATGGCCTGGGGCATCCGGTACAGCTTCTCGCCCCCGGCTTCCGTGAACCCGAAGAAGAGGTAGAACTTGTGCCGCGTGAACTTCGAGATCACAGAGTCGTCAGTGCAACGCTGGCAGTGGAAGCGGAACTTCCCCGGATAGAGCACGTCCAGGCACGGGTACGCCGGGGCCTGCTGCAGGACAAACTTGGCGGACGCGCGCGTCTGGTCTGTGGTACCGGCTCCGCTTCCCCAGCCACCGGCGGCCGGAGGGGCAGCAGGCGGGGTAGGCGGGGCCGCGGGGAGAACGGGGTTAGTCGACATCTTGCACCCACGGCTTGTTCATGCGGTCGGTGAGGGTGTTGTACCTGCGGATGCCTTCACGGAGTTCCACGTTGAGGTCGAAGGCGTCCTTGCGGTCGCGCACGATGACTTCGTGGTCGAGCTTGAGCAGCACCGTGAGGAGGTCGGCGCGCTTCGAGAACAGGCGGCTGACCTGCTTGACAAACGCCAGCATCTCCTCGGCCTCAATGATCTGCCGGTTGAGCTGCTTGATTTCCGGGTGTACCTGCAACTCGTACTTGGCGTAGTTGGTCACGGCAGACGCACTCTTGGCGGTCTGGATGTATCGGGACACCAACTCCGCACTGAGCTCTTCGAGCTTGCGATCCAACAAGAGCTTCTTGTGATAGAACTCCCGCTCGTAGGCTATCCACATGCCGTGGTCGACGCTGTGCGTCTTGATGACGTTTGCGATGCTGGCCAACGAAGAGTCGTCGATGGCCATCGACTTGATGATCTCAATCGCGGATATCGCTCGCGGTCCTTGTGCACGTACTTGCTCGCTCATCGTATCCTCCTATATCATATCGTATCTTATGCGTCGCGGTGTTGCGCAATGGCCAAGACTGCGTGCGACATGAGGATGGCGAGTTGCTGGTCGCGCTCCTCGAAAAGCATCCCCAACCCCATTTCAGGCTTGGCGTGTTCGAACACAACATGCGGCCGCCGCCCCGACAGCACCCCGACATCCTGGCTGCTGATGTCGTACCCAAACGATGACAGCCAGTCGTACGGCAGCACGTGGGCCTTCTTGGCGGCGTCGCTGTACTCCATCTTCCCCTGCCCGGCCAGGAACGCCCGCAACGCATACTCGTTGTCAGTCACGAAGGGGTAGGCGACGCGCTTGCTCAGCTTGGCGCTGTACACGAACAGCCCATCACCCTGCACGGTCAGGGAGTCGCCGAAGACGAAGACATCCAGGGCCTGGAACCAATACAGGTTCAACGCCATGTAAAGCAACGACAGATCAACCGTAAGTGGACTCATACAGAGCTTTCTCCTTCGCCAAGACCGCTCGGCCGTGCCCGGACTCCTGCAGAACAGGAATGACGTACTGGCTGTACGGGGACTCCTCGACGCTGACACCCTCCGGGGCGATGAGCACCCAGCAGGAGTCGATTGCCGTCGCAGGGACATACACAGCATACACGGACCTTTTCAGGCGGTCGGCATAATACTTTACAACATGCCTGTGTTTTGTCGGACTTCCTGCCGGGAGAATGAACCACTTTTCGGGGTGATTGTCAAGACTTTCTGCACATGCGATGTCCAAACGGTTCGCATGCAGGAAAGCCAACGGGGATACGAAGGCTACCATGTCGTGGCCTTCGAAGGACACGGCGTCGGTGGTGTGCGGGCACTGCCACGTGATCCGGTTCAGGCTGATGAGCTTGGAGATATACTCCCGCGTCCAGACGCGATGGGTGTACATCTTGGGCTCACGCAGCATCCCCAGGATGTCGTCGACGATCAGCGGCGCCGTGCTGAAGTGCTTGATGAGCGCGTCGAGCACCCGGTACACCCCAGGGCTGTACAGGCTGGAGAACGCCGCGGAGTTCGACAGCATGTACACGCTCTCCCCCATGCCCTCGTAGATGCAGAAAGGCAGCGGGAGCGGCGTGGAGTAGACGAGCTTCTTAGAGAACAGGAATGAAATTTCTGGGTTCACCGTCATGTCGTTCCTCAAGTCTGAATTCGAAGAGCCACTGCAGGCTCTTCTTGATGGCCACGGGGTAGCAGGGATGCGGAGGCGCCTTGTACATGTTGTTGGAAACTCTGATGCAGTCCACGACGGGGTCGTGCGCGTGCTTCTTGTCTTCGATGATCCTCGCCAGGGCCTCGAAGCCCTGGACGACCACGTTGTCTTCTCCGCAGCTTTCGATGACGGGCGGCCACCAGATGCGGAACTGGCCACTGATCTCCTGCATGCCGCATCCGCGCGCGTAGTGCTGGTACCCGGTGTTGGCCCAGAACAACTCCGCGAGCTTCGTGTACGCGGAGTACCGCCGCGTCAGCAGCGCGCCCTGCGAGGACAGGCAGAGCTCGCTCAGGTGCATCTTGGTGCGGAAGATGGAAGCCGACGCGTAGCAGCGCGTCCCGTTTGTCGTGACCCTCTCGCGCAGTGCGGCGCAAACGTGCTGTTCATCAAGGGTCTGGTACATCAGTCTTGCTCCTCGCGGTACGGCGACGTCGGGACAACTTTGAATGTTCCGCTGGTGAGGAGGTGGTCCTTGGCGGCGTGCTCACCCTGGGGGAGGACGCCATGCTTGGCCACGTGCTGCGCGATGCTGGCCAGCCAATCCTCCGGGGAAATGCCGGTGCGTCCGGGGATCTGTCGGGCGAGCAGCGAACGCTTCCGCTCCGCATTCCGCACCTCGGCGTCCAGCATGTACTGCATGTTGTGTTCGACACCGGCCGGAAGGGTCTGGAAGCCCTCGATGCG